CCAGCGAGCACGTGCACCTGAGATCCCCGGGCGGCGATGTCATGATCATCGCCCGGCTAGACGGCGGCGGCGGCGATCCGGATCTCAGCGAGACCGGGGCAGGGTAATGCGGCTCGCTGACTGCACACCCGGCCGGAAGGTGGTTATCGGCATGCGGTACCTGATGCTGCCTGGCGGGAGTCCCGGCCTCGGCGGGGTCACCTGCATGGTACTGGACACCCGGCCCGCGCCGGAGAACCCCGGCGATCACCCGGCGTATCCGTACGGCATGGTACAGGTCCGGCTGCCGGACAGCGTGGAATGGGGCTGCCGGGAACCGTGGTTCGGGCCGGAAGATCTCGCCTGTCTGGAAATCATCGAACGGGACCTGAACCTGTGACTCCTGACCAGGCCCGGGATCTCATCGAGGCCGCCGTCTCGCCGGATGACCTGTTCCCCGGTGAGGCCGGCACCGCCGCGGTCTACCGCCGGCTGGCGGCGCTGGTGCATCCCGACCGGCATCCCGGCAGCCCGCGGATGGCAGCCGCGTTCGCCCGGCTCGGACTGTTCCGCGACCAGCGGGATGGCCGCGCCGTGGCGCTGCCCGCATTGCTGGCTCGCGGTGATATCGCGGACCTGTTCGCCAGCGGTGCCCGGGTCCTGAAAATGCCCCGCGACCCCGCTGACAACGACCTGATGGCCCGGGAGGCGACCGCGCTGCGCACGCTGCGCAGGGGGCCGGAACGATCCTGGCCGTTCGTGCCGGAACTGGCCGGGACAACCCGGCAGCGTGATCCCGCTACCGGGATCGTCCGGAGGGTGAGCACCCTGGCCCGGCTGGACGGGTTCGTGACCCTGGCTGACGTGGCTGACGCATTCCCGGCCGGGATCAGCGGCCGGGACGCCGCGTGGATGTGGCGGCGGCTGCTGGCCATCCTGGGGTACGCCCATCAGGCCGGGATCACCCACGGGGCGGTGCTGCCCCCGCATGTCATGATCCATCCCGCCGAGCACGGCCTGGTCCTGCTTGACTGGTGCTATTCCGTTCAGGGCGATGACACGCGGATTCCCGCGATCGCCGCGCGTTACCGGGACTGGTACCCGCCCGAGGTCACCGCCCGGCAGCCCGCCGGCCCCTGGACCGACATCGCGATGGCCGCCACGGTCATGACTCGCCTGATGGCCGGGCGGGCGCCCCGGCAGCTGGTCACGTTCGCCGCCGGGTGCACGCTGTCCCGCCCGGACCGCCGCCCGCAGGACGCCTGGCGGCTGCTCGCCGAATTCGATGATCTCCTGGAGCGGCTGTACGGCCCCCGGACGTTTCACCCGTTCACCATGCCCGACCCGGCCGGCGTCCCAGCCGGCGGCTGACACGAAGGGATACCCCGATGGGAAGCGGAACCTACTCAGCGAAGGTGTATGACGACGCTCGCTCGCTACGGTCAGTGACCGGCAAGAGCGCGTTCGACTACACCGACAGCGGCCTGCACGACAGCGCCCACCCTGCCATGGACGTGAAAGGGCTGGACGGCCGCGGTGCCATCCGGGAAAGCCGCGACAGCGACGAGCATCCCGTCACCACGGCGATGGCCGTGCTGTTCGACGTCACCGGGTCGATGGGCGCGGTCCCGCGGCTGCTGCAGGCCAAGATGCCGCAGCTCCTCGGCCTGGTGCTCCGCAAGGGGTACGTCACCGGCCCGCAGATCCTGTTCGGCGCCATCGGGGACGCCACCGTCGACAGGGCGCCGCTGCAGATCGGCCAGTTCGAATCCGACAACCGGATGGACGACGATCTCGGCAGGCTCCTCCTGGAGGGCGGCGGGGGCGGCGGCCGGGAGGAATCCTACGAACTCGGCCTGTATTTCATGGCCCGGCATACTTCGGCCGACTGCTGGGAGAAGCGCGGTCACCGCGGGCTCCTGTTCCTCATCGGCGATGAGAAGGCGTATCCGCGGGTCAAGCGCGCGGAGGTCGCGGAGCATACCGGTGATGCCCTGCAAGCCGACATCAGTTTTACCGACATCCTGGCCGAGGTCCGGAAGCGGTGGGATACCTACTTCATCATGCCGGGTGCCGCCTACCACTCCGGTAACACCGAGATCAGCGATTTCTGGTCCGGGCATCTCGGGCAGAATTTCATCCGGGTCCCGGAGACCGACGCGATCCCCGAGACGATCGCGCTGACCGCCGGGCTCGCCGAGGGCAGCACCGACCTGGATTCCGGGCTCGCCGACCTGGCCGACGTCGGGTCTACCGCCGGCGGGGCAGTCGGCAGCGCGCTGGCCACGTTCGCCGGCGGCGCCGTGGCCGTCACGCCGCCACCCGGGCCGCTGGACGCCCCCAGCGGGAACACCCGCCTGTGAACAGGGCAAAACAGCTCATCTCGCTGGCGTCTAGCTGCACGATGGCGATTCTCACCGGGATCAAGATCTGGGCCGATTACCGCAAGCACGCCACGCACGGCAAGCACAGCCAGAGATGTGATTGCTTCAGCCAGTGCCTGCCGTGCGCGACGGAAGCCATCAGAGCGGGCGCAAGCGGCCTGAAATCTCATGACTAACCACGTGATCGCGGTAGGCCTGGCTTTCGGGGATGAGGGCAAGGGCAGCATCGTTGACTATCTGTGCAGCCCGTATGTACCGGATCCGGCTCAGGCCGTCGTGCGGTTCAACGGCGGGTCCCAGGCCGGGCACAACGTGGTAACCGGTGACGGCCGGCATCACTGCTTCGCTCAGTTCGGGTCCGGTACGCTGCAGGGCGCCCGCACTCACCTGTCCCGGTTCATGATGACCGATCCGCTGACCCTGATCGCCGAGGCGGCCCGCCTGGAGGAGACCGGAGTTCGCGATCCGTTCAGCCTGCTGACCATCGACCCCGGCGCGCTGCTGATCACCCCGTACCACGTCGCCGCGAACCGAACCCGGGAACAGGCGCGCGGCACGGCCCGGCACGGATCGTGCGGGATGGGCATCGGCGAGACCGCCGCGTACGCCGCTGCCTACCCGGAGGTCGCCCCGCGATTCGGGGACCTGCTGACTCCGCGCGTCCTGTCTGGCAAGCTGGCCGTTCTCCGGGATTATCTGGGGCTGGACGCCGGGCTGACGGACCCGTACGACGGTATCGCCGGGCGCCTGCTCAGCTCGCCTCTGCGGAAACTCGCGGGAAAGACCGCGGTAGCCGACGCTGACGTGCTGCCAGGGCTGCTGGCCGTTACCCCGGTGGTGTTCGAGGGAGCCCAGGGCGTCCTGCTGGACGAGCGGCACGGGTTCCTCCCGCATGTCACCTGGTCTGACACCACGTTCGCGAACGCGGAGACCCTGCTCGGCGAGTACGGCGTGACCGCGGTCCGGCTGGGTGTCGTCCGCACGTGGATGACCCGGCACGGCGCCGGGCCGTTCGTCACCGAGGACCCCGCCCTGGCCCTGCCCGAGCTGCATAACGTCACCGGCCCGTGGCAGGGGCGGGTGCGGCAGGGGCACTTCGACGCGGTGGCGCTGCGGTACGCGCTGGACATCGCCGGCGCTGACGCGATTGCCGTCACTCACGCCGACACCGCTGCCCGCGGCGGCCTTCGGATGTGCCGGGCCTGGCGGGATGATACCGGCCAGCGGCTGTACCTGCCTGGTGATCTCTGGGCCAGCCCGGGACTGACTGCCCTGGCCGGCCGCTGCCAGCCGGTCTACGGCCCCGGTCCCGCTGACTGGCCCGGCGCGATCGGGCAGGCGCTGCGCACTCCCGTCATGGTGATCTCCTCCGGTCCGGACGCGGGCGCCAAGGCGGATACCCGGCAGCTCACCGGGTAGCCAGCCTGGACGGTCTCGGTACGCTTAGCTGACAGCAGCACCCGTGGCCGGGTTAGCTCCGGAGCCGGGAACTTCTTGCCTACACAGGAAGGTCCCGGCTCCGGTCATGTCCGTCGCCCTGCGGGTCGTGCCGGATGTCATCCTGCCCGACGGCCAGGTGCTGCGCGGGCTGGCCGGGCAGCAGCAGCCGAGATTCTGGACCGCCCCGCCGCGGCACCGGGACAAGGACCCGGCCTGCGCGGCGTGCCGGAACCCGGATTACGCGGGCGGCTGCGGCGACTACCAGTCCGCGGACCTGCTCAGCTGGGCGCCGGATTTCGGCTACGACCTGGATGAATGGCAGCAGTGGTGGCTGGCCGAGGCCTGCGGGACCCGGCCGGACGGCACGTGGGCGGCTTTCGAGAACTACCTGGTCGTCAGCCGGCAGAACGGCAAGAACCAGTGCCTGGAGGTCCGCGAGCTGGGCGGCCTGTTCGTCTTCGGCGAGACGATGATCATCCACACCGCGCACGAGTTCAAGGCCGCGGCCGAGCATTTCCGCCGGGTCCGGGACACCATCACCGCCTACGACGAGTTGCGCAAGCGGGTCAAGTCGATCACCACCTCCCACGGCGACGAGGCGATCGAGCTGCGGCCGGTGCCCACCCTGATCTTCGGCCCGGCCGGCCGGATGGTCCGCCGGACGATTACGCCCCGGCTCCGGTTCCTGGCCCGCAGCCGGGGTTCCGGCCGGTCTTTCACCGCGGATTGCGTCGTCTACGACGAGGCGATGATCCTGAGCGACGAGCAGGTCGGCGCCTCGATGCCGACGATGAGCGCCGTCCGCAACCCCCAGATGATCTACACCGCGTCCGCGGGATACAAGGATTCCGTCCAGCTCGGCGCGGTGCGCCGCCGGGTGCTCCGCGGGGACCCGACCCTGATGGGCGCCGAGTGGTCAATCAGCCCGCACGCCGACACCTGCCCGCGTGACGAGATCCGCGGCCGGAGCACCAACCGGTACATCACTTGCACCCTGCATGACGACCGGGACGACCCGCGGTCCTGGGCCAAGGCCAACCCGGCGCTGGGCGATCGGATCACCGTCCGGCACGTCGCCCAGGAGATGGCCTCGATGAGCACCGACACCTTCGACCGGGAGCGGCTGGGCGTCGGCGACTGGCCGTCCGAGGACGAGTCCTGGTCGGTGATCAGCAAAGAGCACTGGGAAGCCTGCGCGATGCCCGATCCCGGCGGAGCCTGCCGGCCCATCGCGTTCGCCGTGGACGTGGACCCGGACATGCTCAGCGCGTCGATCGCCGCGGCCTGGTACCGGCCTAAGCCCGGGTTGCAGCAGGCCGCCGAGGACGCCGAGATGATGACCGCGATGAAGTGGTCGGCTACCACCGGGATGCCATTGTTCTCGCCGCAGCGGAAAATCCGGGACGAGAAACCGGTGATCGAGATCCCGAGAGGCTGCCACCGGGAGGGCGTCAGCTGGGTCATCCCGCGGCTGGCCGAACTCAGGACGGCGTGGCGGCCCATCGCGGTCGCCATCCCGAAGAACGGGCCGGCTGCCGGGCTGATCGATGACGCGGAGAAGGCCGGGATCGAGGTGCTGAAGATGTCATCCGCCGACGAGGCCGCCGCGTTCAGCTTCATCGTCACCGCCGCCCGGTCCCGTAATCTCATCCATCTCGGCCAGGAGAATGCCCCGGGCATGTGGCACGCCGTGGCCAGGGCCGAGACCCGGGACATCGGCGACGGCGGCCACGCCTGGTCGCGCCGCGACAGCGAGTCGGACATCACTCCGGTCACCTCAGGCACGGCCGCGCTGTGGGCGCTGAACAAGAAGCGCCGGAATTACGATCCGATGCGCAGTATAGGATTAGAACAGGTAATCTAGTAATGAGGATGAACCTGCTGCTGGCTTTCGATACGGATTCACCGGAGTACTCTCGCGGCGTGGAACTGGGCATTCTCTGGGAGACGCTACGGCGGGATGGCCATGCTCGTTGCATGATGCACGACGGTAATGCCGAGATGATGATCCGGGCCGCCGAAGCATTGAACCTGCCATTCCGGGCTGAGCCGGCCGGAGATGGCTGGCTACATGCGGAAATAGGATGATCAGATGCAGGTGACTTCCGTGCTGGGCACGCACGTGAGGCGTCAGGCCCGGGAAAACCGGGCGGTAACGCGCAGACCGCGAGATAGCGACTAGCGATGCGGATGCAAGCCGGGGCTGGATGCGCAAGCGCCGCCGGGAAGCGGCCGAGCCCGGTGAGCTGCCCGCTAGCAGAGCGGCGTACGGGTTCGAATCCCGCGGGTTACCTGCCTGGCCGCGGGAGGCCGGCGTGATGTCCCGGTTTCACTACCGGCAGGGCTGGCTGCTGTACGCGAATCCGGAGATCAGACAGGGCATGGTGGTCTCCGGCGACGTGCTGACGTTCGAGCTGTCCGCGGAGCGCTCGTTCGGCGGCATGTCCCTGCGCGTCACCTGCGAGCTGCCCGGCGCGAGCCTGCGGCAGTCAGTCCCGGCGTCGCCCAGGACGCTGGAGCAGCTGATGTGGGAAGCACTGCAGTCATGGCCGGAGCCGGGCGCCAGGGATGGCCGCAGATGGCCACCGGAGATGGAGGCGCTGCTGGAACTGGCGAAACGCCATCCGGAGGAGTACGAGGAGCTGCGCGAGGGCGCGGCCGTTTTCCGGGCACTGGGCGGATGACTAGTTATAGGTGCGTGAGGGCACGCTACCCCACGCGGAAGCCCAAGATATAGGCAGGTTCGATGAGTACCCTGACGCAATCCATCCCGGTTGATGATCTGGCCCGGCAGGCACGCGGTGCGCGTCCCGGCCACGGGTTCGCCACCGCCATCGCCGCTGTCTTCGTCGCTATCGGCTGGACCGCCGGGCGGGCCGTTACCGGCATCGCGTTCGCCGGGGTGTGCGTCCGGTATGGGTACTGGCGCGGCCGGGGCCTGACTGATGAGGAGATTGCCGCCCGGGGAGCCCGCCCGCAGCAGCTGCCCGGTCCGCCGCGCCCGTCCAAGCTGTAATCCGGGACCTGCCTGTGCAGTGCAGCGCGGGTAAGGCCGGCCCCGGCGGGTGCCAGGCCCCGGTTACCTGGGTGGTAAAAGCGGCCAGCATGCGCAGGTATGCCTGCGGGCGGCACCTGAACCGGGTCTGCCTGGCCTTGCTCAGCACCGGGGTCGCGTACATGACCGTCTCGATCGAGGACGGATAAGGCTGACGCAGCGGTCCTGGCGTCATAGCCGGCCAGGACCTGCTCGATCGCATTCAGGTCCTGGCCGGCTATGACGCCATCGATGCCGGGGCCGGACAGCCAGTACATGCCATAGTCCCGGGCGCCCGGATCCCGGCGCCGGGTCTTCCGCAGGATCAGGCCGCGGCGGGCGGCCATGCGCCGGAGCCGGGCTTCGCGGACTTTCAGCTCGTCACCCATGCGGGCAAGCGTACCGGAAGATGCTCCCGGAGATGACCGGGAACAGGCTTTCGGAAACAGCCTGAAGAGGGACGTGCTAAACCCGGTGTACTGCGCGTAACCTGTGAGTTAGCCACTGCCCGTACAGGCCGCCCTCGCGCGGAGCCGGGTTCATCCCGTTCCGATCCGAGGGAGTCCCGGCCTCGTGGGGCTGACCGCCCGTACCCGAGCTGAGAACTCCTTTTCGCATGTCTGCGGGAGGGGGTGATACGGGACCATGGGTCTTATCGAGCGCATTCAGGCAAGCCGTACTGAGAATCGCGTTATCGGAGGAGTACCCTGGCGATTATCGCCCGTGGGACTCGCCTTTCGTTAAGTTCTCCGCTGGCGGCCCCGTGCACCCGTCGCGGTCGTTTTACGGCCAGGACGAGGCGCTGGGCCTGCCCGCGCTGTACTCTGGGGCCAAGCTGCTGGCCGACTCGGTGGCCTCGCTGCCGCTGAAGATCTACACCCGGGGTGGCCTGGACGGCCGGGCGATCCGGTACCGGGGGCCGTCTGTCTTCGACATGCCCTCGGTTACCGGGACTACGTTCGACTGGCTGTTCACCGCCATGACTTCGCTGGTGCTGCAGGGCAACGCGTGGGGATTCATCACCGGCCGGGACGGTTACGGCTATCCCACCGGGATCGAGTGGATCCCGCCGCAGGACGTCTCGGTGATGGACGACGAGCAGCAGCCGTGGAACCCGCTGCGGTCGCGGATCTACGTGTACGGCCGTCTCATGGGCCGGGACGAGCTGTTCCACGTGAAGGCCTTCGCCGTGGCCGGCCGGACCGAGGGCATCAGCCCGCTGCGCGCGTTCGCGATGACCATCCTGGCCGGCATGGAGGCCCAGCGGTACGGCACCGACTGGTTCCGCAGCGGCGGGTTCCCGCCCGGCACGTTCCAGAATTCCGAGATCGAGATCGACGCGGACCAGGCCGAGGAGATCCGCGAGGCGCTGTCCGCCACCATCCGGCGCCGGGAGCCGCTGGTCTATGGTCGCGACTGGGATTACAAGCCCGTGGTCGTGCCGCCGAACGAGGCCCAGTTCATCCAGGCCATGCAGATGAACGCCACCCAGGTCGCCGCCATTCTCGGGCTGCCCCCGGACCGGCTCGGCGGCACTAAGGGCGATAGTCTTACGTACAGTTGTGTTATGAAAGATACACAGATCCTTACGACTCGCGGCTGGTTGCAGTATGACCAGGTAGAAGCCGGGGACACCGCTCTGACACTGAATGTGGAGACCGGTACGGCTGAATGGCAGCCGGTCCAGTCCGTACATATCTACCGCGACGGCCCGTATCCGGTGACGGAGTTCCGGTCACTGCGGCATTCATCGGCTACCACCGGAAACCACCGCTGGCCTGTTATGTTCGCGCACCGCGCATACGGAAACGGTTGGGCTTGGCGGACGACGGAGACGATGCCCTGGGACGCCCGGGTCGCGGCTGCGGCCCCGTATCAGGCACCAGATCAGCCGAAGTGGTCTGATGCGCTGACCGAGCTGATGGCTTGGTTCTGGACCGAAGGATGGATCGGCAATAACGGCCAGGTCACGATTACTCAGTCGGGTGCTGCCAATCCGCGGAATACGGCCAAGATCCGCGCCGTGCTCACTGAGCTGTTCGGCCCGGACGTGAAACTTACCGGCCGGTCACTGCTGGGCAGCAAGGGCTGGCAGAAGCGCGAGGCTGTCCGCGCCGAGCTGGAACGCGATGCTTCGCAGAGCAACCGGGTTATCGGGCGTACATGCGGGGTGGATCCGCATACGGTAGCGCTGGTCCGCGCGGGCAAAATCGATGGCCCAGGCTGGACCGAGGACACCGACAGCCGCCAGATCAGCCATTTCCGGTTGAATGCGCAAGCGGGATGGTTTCTGACCGAGCACGCGCCGGGCAAGGTAGTTACGACGGAGTTCCTCAGTCAGCTCACTCGCGCGCAGCTGGAGCTGTTCTATCAGGTATCTGTCGATGCGGACGGGACGCGCCGGACGGACGGCACGGACGGGGCCGTGATGGCGCAGAAGGATCGTGCCCGGCTGGAGTCCTTCCAGGTCGCGTGCGCGCTTACTGGCCGTGCCGCGGTAGTCCGAGGTCCGGACCGGAGCGGCATGTACCACGTCAGTATCCGGGTCAAGCCGTTCGTGAAGCCGAAAGGCCACGCCCGCCAGGTCAGCGAAAGCACCGCAGACCTTGTGTGGTGCGTGCAGACGCCGAACAAGACCTGGTTTGCCCGGCGTGACGGGACCTGCTACTTCACGGGGAACACGGTGGAGCAGTCGACCCTCCAGGTGATCGAGGCCCTGCGCCCGTGGCTGGTCCGGCTGGAGCACGCGTTCTTCCAGATCATCCCCGCCAACCGGTACACCCGGTTCGACAGCGACGCGCTGCTGAAGACGGACCTGAAGACCCGGACCGAGATCTACAAGACCCAGCGGGACATGGGCTTGCGCAACACGGACGAGCTGCGCGACCTGGAGGACCTGGAGCCGCTGCCCGGCAAGGCCGGCGGGGAGAACATCCCGCTGGAGGTCATGGTCGCCATGGCCCGGTCGATCCGCGGCATCCCGAATTCCATGCTATCCGGCATCACCCTGGAGATGGACCTGGCCGCCGACCGGCTGGAGCAGCTGCAGAAGGAAGATCTCGCCCAGCCGGATACCGGCATGCCCTCCGCGCCCAGCGCGGACGCGATGCTCGGCCAGCTGGTCGGCGCGACCCGCAGCCACGACCCCGGCGAGCGGGACGACGCCCGGCTGATCCTCGATTTCCTGGCTGCCCGGCGCCGGGCCAGGCGGATGCCCCGGGCCGAGCCCGAGTACATCGGTGCCTGGATCCCGTCTAAGCGTGAGCTGGTGCTGTCCGGGGTCAACGGTCACGATCACGGCGGCGTCAACGGACGTAAATCAGTCATGGATGTAGTACGGGCGACTTGGAGCGGTCCCGCCGGGACTGTTCCGCCAGAGCGTATTGCGCACGCTCGGATGCTGGCTGGTCAGCTGTTCGGTCTAAGTCAGACCCGGGACTCTCGTGATGCTGCGCTGTCCGTGCAGCAGTATGACGAATTGGTTCAGCTCATCCGTAAGCATCCGCCATGTGAATCAGCATTGATCGGAACCAATGGTTACGGGAGGGGTGGCTGATGTACCAGGGTCTTCAGCCGCGCTTCTCGTATCGTCTCGACAGGGATCTTGCCCAGGTCGAACAGCCGGTGATGATTCGGGCAGAGCATGACGACGTTCTCCAGCGTGTCGTATCCGCCATTCTTCCGGGCCTCGATATGGCAGACGTCGCACGGTGCCAGGTTCCAGCCGCAGATCGCACACCGGTCATGGAACTCCCGGCGGATCATCATCCGGAAGGTGCTCGGGCTGGTGTAGACACCGTTGCTTGGCCGTCGCCCGGTCATGGCTTTCGCGTGGCCGATCCTCCGGCACTCCTTAGAGCAGTAGATGTTGCTACCGTAAACGTTGCCGGACGAGCCGAAGCGAATTCCGATGCTCATGCTGGCCACGCTGACCTTGAACTCGCGGGCGAGAGCAGTCATGGTCTCCCCGTCCGAGTTCCGGCGGCGGCATACGGCCAGGATCTCTTCTGTCAGCTTTTTCGACCCGTGATTGCCCTGCCGGGCAGGTCCTTGCTGCGAGGGCAGGTACTCGACCGGCTTACCGCAGGCCGCGCAGGGCGCAGTCTGCCGTTCCTTGCGCGGGTGCGGCGGATTGCGCTTCTGGTACGCGAACTTGCAAGGGTTCCCGCAGAATTTCGCGCGCTGTCGCGCCTTCGGGCTGTCAAACCACGGAATCGGGCCATTACATTCCGTACACCTTTTGCCTGGAATGAATTCGGATCGCGTGCGACGGCAGGCTTCACTGCAGTATTTCGCATGATCTCTTTCGTATGCGCCGGGCTTCCACGGTATCGGGTCGCCGCAGTTAACACACGTTTTACCTGGGATTACGTCGGGATGTCCGCTCATGACATCAGTATATGCGGAGGTTTGCAATGTCCGAACTGACTTCACAGCGCGCAACGCTTTCGACACAGGCGGTGAATGACCTCCCGGACTCTGCATTCGCCCATATTGAACCGGGGGGTACGAAAGACGCGCAAGGGAAGACGGTTCCCCGCTCTAAGCGGCATTTCCCCGTGCACGACGAGGCGCACACCCGCAATGCCCTGTCCCGGGCGCCGCAGTCGCCGTTCGGCAAGGCCGCCATGCCGAAGATCCTCAGCGCCGCGCGCAAGTTCGGGATCAAGGTATCGGCCGACCAGCGCGCCGCCTTCGGCCTGGACGTGACCCTGGACAGCTTCCCGGAGCGCCGGTTCACCCGGTTCCCGCCGGAGGTCCGGCAGAAGAACGAGCACGGCCCGCAGTTCATCTACGGGTATGCCGCCGCTTTCGGCAAGCTGTCGCGGAAACTCGGGGGCTTCGTGGAGCAGGTAGACACGCTGGCCTTCAACGAGTCCAAGACCCAGGGCTGGCCGGATGTCGTCTGCCGGTACAACCACAAGGACGACTCGCTGCTCGGCACTACCTACGCCAGGACGCTGCGGCTGGCCACCGATTCCACCGGCCTGGCCTATGAGGTGGAACCGCCGCAGGCCCGCGCCGACGTGCTGGAGTACGTGACCCGCGGTGACGTCCGGCACAGCAGCTTCGCCTTCCGCGTGTATCCCGGCGGGGATGAGTGGGGTGTCAGCGAGTTCAACTACCCGATGAGGACCTTGCTGTCGGTGCAGCTGGTGGACGTGGCCCCGGTCCTGGACCCGGCCTATCCGGATGCCACCGCCGGCGCACGCGCGATGAACGGCGCGATCGAGTCGCTGGCCGCCTGGGTGCAGGCAGACGTGGAGGAGGTCCGGAGCCGGGTCGGCGAGGGCCGGGCGATGGAGTTCTTCAAGCGCGTGAGCGTGGACGGCGGCAGCAAGCCCAAGCCCGAGCAGCGCAAGCCCGCGCCGCGTCCGGTGATGACCGGCGCCCAGGCCCTGCTTGCCCTGCAGGCCAACATGGAGGATCCCTGGGTCGGAGAGGACGACTGAATCGTATAGACGGGGAGATTTAACCCGTTCAGTAAGGAAAACAGAATATATCTGCTGTGGCCGTAGCTGCGTAGGCGTACGGACGGAGCCAGTGCAGATGGCAACCGAACAGGAGGAGAACATGCCATCTGAAGTGGCCAAGCGGCTCCGTGATCGCAGGCTGAACGTCTGGAATGAGGCCAAGGGCCTCGCCGAGTCCGCGGCGACGGAGAACCGCGCGCTGACGGACGAGGAGCAGGGCAAGTGGGACGCCCTGCAGGAGGAGATGGGCAAGCTCGACACCCGGATCCGCGCGGTGCTGGACACCGAGAAGCGGGCAAAGGAGGCCGAGGACGCGTTCGACGCGCTGTCCGGCCGCAAGCCCGACGCGGGCCAGGCAGCCCGCACGGCCGGCGGCGGCAAGATGCTGGACGAGATCCGCAAGTGGGCGCGCGGCGATGAGGGAGCCGCCCGGCACCTGGAGATCCGGCGCGACGCGGCTCTCGGCCCGATCAACTACCGGATCCTGACCACGGCGGGCCAGTCAGGAGGCACAAACGCAAGCAGCATCGTGCCGACTGATTTTTACGACATGCTCATCGCACACCTGATCGAAGTCAGCGGTGTCATGCAGTGCGGACCCACCGTGCTGAACACGGGCGGCGGCGAGACGTTGCAGGTGCCGAAGACGACAGCACATTCGACCGCGGCCTCGGCGGCGCAGGCGGGCAACCTGCCGACTGCGGACCCGGCGTTTTCCATGCAGCCGTTGAGTGCGTACAAGTACGGCATCATGCTGCAGGTCGCCCGGGAGCTGATCGATGACACGGCCGTTGACCTGCTCGGATATCTTGCTATGCAAGCCGGGCGGGCGCTCGGCAACGCTTTCGGCACCGACCTGGTGAACGGCTCCGGCGCGAGCCAGCCAGCCGGCGTCGTCACCGTCGCCTCCGCGGGCGTCACCGGCTCCGTGACCGGTGTCTCGGGTGCTCCCTCGTACGCGAACCTGGTGGATCTTGAGTACAGCGTGATCGCTCCTTACCGTCAGTCACGGTCCTGCTACTGGCTGGCAGCGGACAAGACGATCGGCTCGTTCAGGAAGATCACCGATACGGTCGGCAGGCCCATCTGGGAGCCGTCCGCCGTCCTGGGCTCCCCGGACCTGCTGCTCGGCAAGCCCCTGGTGGCCGACCCGTTCATGCCCGCGCTGGCCACCTCGGCCAAGTCGATCGCGTTCGGCGACTTCAGCCAGTACTTCGTCCGCCTGGTCGGCGGGGTCCGGTTCGAGCGCAGTGACGACTTCGCGTTCGGCTCGGACCTGGTGACGTTCCGCGCGATCCTGCGCGGCGACGGCACCCTGGTCGACCGGACCGGCGCAATCCGGCTTTACGTTGGGGCGTCCACCTGACCCGGTTCGGGCAGCAATCGTTCCCCGCCCGCGCCGGCGTCCGTGCCGCGGGCGCGGGCGGGGAAGTCACGGTAAGGAGAGGGCCGCCATGGCCGAGACCATGCTCATCCGGATGCGCTTCCAGATGTCTGGGGGCCGTCATGACAACCGGCCGTGGCCTCCCGCCGGGACGGATTTCGAGGTACCCGCCTGGGAGGGCCGGGACCTGATCCGCGGCGAGATGGCTGACCCGGCAGACGAGCAGGCCCGGAAAGACTGGCAGGCTGAGCAGGAGCGGCGTGCGGGACCGTCCCCGGGCCATCCGTCCAAGCTGGACCCGCGCCCGGCGGCGGACCCGGGTGCCTCCGTGCCCGCGGTGCTCTCGGAACCTGCCGAGACTGCGGCCGGCCCGGTAGCGAAACCGGGCAGGGCCGGAGATCCGGAGCCGGAACCGGAGCCATCTGCGGCCGGGTCCGTGGCCGGTAACCGGGCCGGCGAGGCCGGGAGTACGGCTGAGGAAGCGGGCGCCGCGGAGCCTGTCACTGAGCCCCCGGCCCCCGGCCCGGACGTTCCCGGCCCGTCCTCGCCCAAGCAGGCCTGGATCAGCTACGCCGTGACCCAGGGTGCAGAGCCTGATACAGCCAGCGCGATGACGAAAGCAGATTTGATGTCTCGCTACGGGGGCCGACTCTGAGCAACAGCCGCCGTCTCCGGCTCTCCGCCGCCGCCAGGACCGCGCTGCCCCGGTGCGGGACCTGCGGCGGCCGGATCGGCGCGGGCGAGGACCGGATCGAGCTGCACGACGGGCGGCTGGTCTGCGTGCGCTGCCGGGACCGGGGCGTGCTCGTGAAACGGCTGCCCTGCGGTCACCTGGCGATGCCCGGGACGATGGTGATCTCGGACAGCGCCGACCAGTCCAATTTCCAGTGCATCCGGTGTTCGCCGCATGCCCGCCTGCCCAGGGGCTATCCTGGGACTAGCGATGCAGTCGCCCGCGGCCTACCGGGAGCCGGGCTCCACATGACGAGGAGCCCCTGATGGCCATCTCCCCCGCGCACCGGCCGGATGACAACTCCGCGCGGCCTGGCAGCAACGTATCCGGCACTGACTCAAGCCGGGCATTCTCCGGCACTGACAGTCATGACGACGACCCCACCAACATGACCGGGCAGTACCCGCCGGGCGGCTGGGGCAACGCGATCTTCGGCGGCCCGCTGCCGGCCGGGACCGGGGCGCCGGGCACTCAGGGCGCCACGCAGTCAGCGGCGTCCGACCCGACCAACGAGCCGGGGCAGACGCGGGACGGCCTCACCGGGGTCAGCGAGCACGACATCACCTCGACCGGCGCGCCCGGCACGCCGACCGCGGTGCCCGATGCCGCCAACGATTCCTCCGGTGACACCCTCGTCTCATTCACCGCACCCGGTTCGTACTCCTCGGGCACTTACCAGTCCGAGACCTTGCACGATGACCTGGCCGGCCCGGCTGACTCCACCCAGGCCAACGACCAGGGCTACGCGACGGGCGGCCCGCAGCTGCCCGGCCTGAAAGGCAACGAGCCGCAGGCCGGCAGTGCCCGGTACCAGCCGGCCGGCGGGCACGTGCTGCGCGGCGGCCGGGCAGTCAGGGGCTGATCATGTCCGGTGTCCTGGCGTTCAGGACTGGCTGCCTGTGCGCGGGCAGCGGGTGCGGCGGTCACCTGGATCTCGTCCAGCTGGCGTCTGTTGCCGTGAACCCGATCGGCTGGCAAGGGCCGGCGCAGCACACCTGGACCCGGGCCTGCGACGGGCACCACCCGCCGGGTTCGTGCCCGGGAACTCCGGAGCGGGCGGGTTGAGCCATGCAGGACCTGAGCAATATGGCCCGTTCCTCGATGTGGCCCACGTCGCAGGAAGGCGGCAATATGCAGGCCACGTCGTCCGAGGCCATGACCGCGCCCGGCAGCCAGCCGGTTGACAAGCTGGTGGACCGGGCCGTCCAGATGGACCCGGCCGTGGAAATGGGCAAGGCCATCCCGGTGGGCACGGACGGGAAGCCGCAGGCCCGCGGGCAGGCCTGGGTCAGGCCCGGGGAACCCGCCTGGGGCAGGACGACGACGCCTGATGTGGTGAGGAAGGCATAAGGTGGCTTCTCTCCCGGCTGGCAGCGACCCGCGGCTGAAGGGCGCGTCAGCCCTGGTGCTCAGCGGGGAGCTGACCGAGGGTGTCAGCGACCTGTCTGAGGCGATGACCGCATCGGGCGGCGTGCCCGCCCTGCGCGAGGTGAACCAGGACCGCTCCCACCCGGACGCGCCCCTGGTCGAAGAACAACCGCCCGGGAATTACCGGCGGCTGGTGCCCGGTGCCGCGGGCGGGCACGCGGACGGCAGCTGGCATACCGTCTCGCCGTCCGGACCGCGGGGACCGGTCAAGACCGGGTTCCCGCCCAGGCCGAGAGCGGACCTGGACCCGGCCCGGCCCGCCGGGAGCGCGATAGCGCCGGAAAACGTCGATTCCAGGAGGACATGATGGCAAGTGCACCAGACCCGGTTACCAGCCCGCCAGCCCTGCCATGGCAGCCGTACGACGCGAGTGCCCCGGGAGCCGCGGAAGACCAGACCGCGCCGCTGACGATCTATGACGCGGTGCCCGGGGATGCCGGCGGCGGACCGTGGCGGAAGATCCAGGAAGCCGGGGCCGCTGACTGGGCGACCGGCAAGGTGACCGGGGACTGGCCGTCCAATGGCGCGTCCGGCGACGGCGGCTGGAAGCAGGCCTGACATGCGCGCCGCGATCATTCTTGCCTTCCTGCTCGCTACTGCCGTCCGGTCTGATGTCGCCCGCCAGTACGCGCCCGGCACCGAGCCCGCCAAGGGCGGTCAGGACCTGAGCAAGCAGTACGCGCCCGGCAAGGAACTCGCCCACAACGGCAACCAGCACCTGGCGCACAACTACGGGGATACCGCCAAGTGACTGCGGTCCTGGCTACCGGGTTCTCCGTCAGCGGCGTGCACGGTTTCCTGGTCCTGATCGCGTTCCTGCTGTTCGCGGTGGCCGCCATCATCGCGTGGGTCGTGACGCCGCGGGCCATCTGGGCCACGTTCGTCTCGGCCGGGCTGGCCCTGGTCACGCTGGCCATGCTGATCACCGGGTAGCGCCATGACCCCCAGCATCGTCCGGAACGTCCACTACGTCAGCTACGGCACGCCAGGCGGCGGCACCTGGCACTGGCCGGAGCGGGTGCCGGGATGACCGACGATCTCCGGCTGGCCCTGTTCGGCCTGTTCACGCCCGAGGGGTACCTGACCCCCGGCTACGGCGATCACTACCTGTTCTTCGTAGGCAGAGACGACGTGCACGGCATCCTGCTCGCGCTGCTCACGCACGAGACCATGGGCCTGAAGCTGAACATGTTCGGCTACGACGACGAGGACCTGAACGCCGCCATCCTGGACCTGATGAAGAACCCGAACGTCGCCGTGCAGGGGACCCTGGACTCCTCCCAGGCCGGCGGGGTGCACGAGCGGGCGATCCTGGCCGCTGACGTCGCGGGCGACCCGGACTTCTACAACAGCTTCGTGGTCACCACTAGTGCCACGCACCAGATCAGTCATACCAAGGGCGGCGTGCTGGTCGCGCAGGGCCTGTGGTTCGAGGGCAGCACCAACTGGTCATCCTCCGGTGAGGGCACCGGTATCAGGCTGGACCCGCACGCTGTCCCGCAGCCCGGTTACAAAGCACAAAATAACACATTGCTCGTGTCAGCCAATCCGGTAGGCCTTGCTCGGTTTAGTGCCCGTCTTGATACCGAGCACCTGACCGGGATCGCGCAGCGCGACAGGACGATCGCCAGCCCGCATCTGGTCCCGGGAGGAGCTGACAGTGGCGGATAAGCTGCCGCTGCCGGTCATGCGGCAGGTCGCGCCGTACCCGGTGATCCTGGACGACCTGGTGCGTCAGCTGGACTACCGGAGCCACATGGGCTGGAAGGTCTGGCTGGAGGGTGACTGCCAGCGGGACAAGCCCGGCCGTCATTCCGGCGAGTCGCGCGGCCTGACCCTGATCGTGCAGCGCCACGGCCCGGACTCCTACGATCACGGCCGCACTCTTACCGTCCATCACTATTTCCCGGTCCCGCCCGCCACGTTCGGCGAGGACTCCTGGACGCGGTGGCTGTTCGACACGCTCGGCAAGGTCGATGACCACGAGCGGATGGAAGACTTCGTGATCGCCGGCCGCCGTCCTTTCGCGCCTGTCCATAAGCCGGGTCACGATCCTTACATCGTTCACCAGATCGCTACCCGGGAGGACGCGGATACCGATTTCCGGGGCCGCCGGGTACATCCGGAGGAGCCTGTTACCACTTGACCGTTCCCGCTGCTCCAGACCCCGGCAGCCCCCGCTCTATAAGGGGGACCCCGTGGCCTACTGCAATCGCTGCGGAGCGTACGCCAGCCTCGACCAGGCCGCTATGTGCAGCCGGTGCCGTCATGACTGGCAGCCGGAACTGCCCGCACCCGCTGACCTGGGACACAGCAAGCCGGTCCTGGCGGGCTAGAGTACGGGGATGACCCGGTTCCGGGATACGCTCGGGAGCTGGCGGGCCGAGTACTCCCGGCACCCCTGGCTCGCGCTAGCCGGGCTGTTCCTGATCCTCGCCTCGCTCGGCGCTGCCGGGGCTAAGTTCGCCGGGGTAATCCAGGCGGGACACGGGATCCCGGCAGGCCCGGTCACCGGCAGCCCGTCACTGCCGGGCAAGGGGCAGGGAACCAAGCCGCTGCCGCTGGTCCGGACTAGCAGCAGCAGCAGTACCGTCCCGCTCCCCAGCCGGATGATGCCGCGCCGCCCGTCACCTTCCTCATTTCCGGCCTCGCTGTCTCCTGTCCGGGCATCACCGGTTCCGTCACCCGTCACATCCGCGTTCTCAACTGCGCCCGCGTCCTCAACCGCGCCCGCGTCCTCAACCGCGCCCGCGACCTCGCCGCCGGCCAGCACCGTGCCCCCGGCCAGCACCGTGCCCCCGGCTACGCCCCCGGTCACGCCCGCGACTTCAATAGCGGCCGGAATCATGACGTCCGGTCGCTGATCCGGATACGCTAGGCGCATCGGTACCCGCGGCCGGGCAGGAGCCGGAGCCGGGAACCTCCACTCTCGCTGCCCGGAGGTTCCTCGTGACGCGTTACCTGGTGACCGGCGGTGCCGGGTTCATTGGCTCGGCCCTGGTCAGGAGGTTGCACGAGGATGGCCATCAGGTCACCGTGCTGGACGACTTCTCCCGGGGTCGTCCCCAGCGGGTGACAGGCTTCGCCGGGGTCATGACCGGGGACATCCGCGATCCCGGCACCGTGCAGGCCGCCATGCAGGGCTGCGAATCCGTGATTCACCTGGCGTACATCCAGGGCACCCAGACGTTCTACGCGGAGCCCAGGCTGATTCTCGACGTGGCCCTGCGCGGTATCCTCAACGTGCTGGAAGCCTGCCGGGAGACCGGCTGCCGGGAGCTGCTGCTGGTATCCAGCTCCGAGGCGTACGAGACGCCCCCGGTGTACCCGACGCCGGAGGACGTGCCGCTCGCCGTACCGGACCCGCTGAACCCCCGGTACTCCTATGGCGGCGGGAAGATCGCCTCCGAGCTGGCTGCCCTCGCCTGGCAGCGGACCGGGATCCTGGACCGGCTGATCATCGCCCGGCCGCACAACATCTACGGCCCTGATATGGGCACCCATCACGTGATTCCCGAGTTCTGTGAGCGGATGAACCAGCTGACTAGGCGGCGGGATGCTGACATGTTCTGGAAGGACCCGATTCCGTTTCCGATCCAGGGCAGCGGGCAGGAAACCCGGTCGTTCTGCTACGTCGATGACTGCACCGAGCAGTTCACGACCCTGCTGGCGAAGGCACCCCGCGGCGCGGAAATCTATCATGTTGGCACGATGGAGGAGCGGACTGTTGCCGGCGTCGCGCACGCCATCGCCGCCTGCTATGGCCGGGAGATCAAGATCGAGCCGGGCATCCTGCCGGAGGGCAGTCCGTCACGGCGGCTACCCGACACCGGTAAACTCACCGCGCTGGGCTACGGCGGCCCGCGGGTCAGCTTCGAGGCCGGCGTGGCCCGCACCGCCGGCTGGTACCGGGCTCATGGCTAGGGCGGTCATTCCGCGCCGGGCGCTGCCGTTCAGGACGCGCGTGCGGCTGCGGCTTGCCCGGTGCGTGGATGACGTGGCGTACTGGCTCGTCTGCCATGATCACTGCACTGCGGCTGAGCGACTATGGAAGTTCTGCGGGATGTGGAAATTATGCCCGAGATCCCGGTAAGGCGCCGATCGCCGGCTGAAGTCAGGGAACGCCTTCTCGCGGCGGGTTTCCCCGGAGATCTCGCCAGGGAGGTGACCATGCCCGAGGGTCCAGTCCTGGCTTGCGGCTCCTGCGGTTCCGGGCCGCTGGAACCCGTGCTGGACCTGGGACCGCAGCCGCTGCCGCAGGCGATGCCGGGCCGGGCCGGGCTGGTGAAATACCCGCTGCGACTGGTGCAGTGCCCGCAGTGCACGCTGGTTCAGCTCGATTACATCGTCTCGCAGCACGAGCTGTTCCCGGCGGATTACCCGTACGCCACCGGGAACACGAAGGCGCTCCGGGTTCATTTCGACCAGCTGGCGGGAGAAGTCACTGCCATGATCGGGCACGAGGACCTGGTGGTGGACATCGGCGCGAACGACGGCACGTTCCTCGGCCTGGTGCACCAGGAATGGCTGCGCGAGGACCGCACCCGGTTCCGGCCGCGGGTACTGGCCATCGAGCCGACGAACCAGGCGCGCAAGTGCAGGCAGGCCGGGATCGGGGTTGTGCAGGACTATTTCACCGCCGCGCTCGCCGCCAGGATCAGGCAGGACCACGGGACGGCGAAGGTGATCGTCACGGCGAACACCTTCGGGCACGTCCCGGATCCGCACGACTTCCTGGATGGCGTGACGGAGCTGCTGGCCGGGGACGGCACGCTCATCATCGACAACCAGGACTGGCACAACGTCGTCAACGACCTGCAGATCGACACGATCTACCACGAGCACCTGCGGTACTACTCCCCCGCGTCCCTGTCGCACCTGCTCGCGCGGCACGGCCTGCTGGTGACCAGCCTGACGCGGATCGCGATGCACGGCGGGTCGTTCCGCGCGATCGCGGTCCGGGAGAAGCCCGGCCTGGCGGTGCGGGCCATCCAGCTGGCCGCCCGGCTGAACGAGCTGCTGAGCGAGGCAGCGAAAGCCGGCCCCGTTTACGCGATCGGGGCACCTACCCGGGCGACGTCGCTGGTCAACTACGCGGGCCTGGGCAAGTACCTGTACCGCGCCTGCGAGATCGCGGGCAGCGAGAAGATCGGCGCGGTCATCCCCGGTACCACGGTGCCAATCGTGGATGAGCAGGCCTTGTTTGGCAACCAGCCGCCGTACGCCCTGCTGCTCGCCTGGGACCTGTATACCGATATCATCCCGAAACTCCGCGCGAACGGGTACAACGGGAAGATCATCATCCCGCTGCCCGAGCCCAGGATTTTCCATGGCTGAGACGGAGCTGGCCGCCGGAGTGCGCGGCCTGATGACCGAGCCCCGGCAGGTCACCGCTACCGCCCGGTTCCGCGGGAAGCCCGGCCGGGAAGCCGAAGCCGCTGCGGCCTGGGCGTTCGAGCTGACCTACTACTTCACCCGCGGAACCGGCGAGGCCCCGCGGGTGACCTATGCGGACGGCATCTACACCTGCACCGGGATCATGCAGACCACGTACCCGGGCGACCGCCTGGTCACCGACTTTACCCCGGATGAGCCGTGGTCGCTGGATTACGCGTCCGGCCATGACCGGCAGGCCATGCTCCGGGAGATGTACCCGGGACTCGGCATCTGGTATGACGGCAGGGATCATGGCTGACGATGCGCTGGCCTGGCACCGGGAGCTGGAAGCCGAGTACGCCGCCCGGCTGGCTGAATGGTCTGACATCGCCGAGCAGATGCCGTTGTTGTATGCGGCGGCCCGCGGTTACGCCCGGCCGGTGATCGCTGAGCTGGGTACGCGCACGGGCCAGTCCACGGCCGCGCTGCTCGCCGGGGCCAGTGCCAGCGGCGGCCACGTCTGGAGCGTGGACTGCGGCCCGGTCACGGTGCCATCCTGGTGGATCACGACCGGGCTGTGGTCGTTCCTGCCCGCCGATGACCTGAGCGACGAGGCGGCCCGGTGGCTGCCCGCGGAGCTGGACATCCTGTTCATCGACACGTCGCACCTGTACGAGCGCACGCTGGACGAGCTGCACTGGTACGCGCCGCGGGTCCGGCCCGGCGGGACGGTGTTCTGCCACGATCCGGAGCTGAGGCGGGACGACCCTGTGATGGACGATCCCGTAACCGGCGATCAGTGGCTCCGCGCTGCCGCTGCCGGGCCGGAATACCCGGTTGCCGCCGCGCTCGACACGTACTGCGCGGAGACGGGCCTGACCTGGGAACGGCAGGTGCAGCAGCACACGCCAGTCGCCTACCAGCCGTTCTACGGCCTGGGCACGATCAGGATCCCGGTGGCGCGGTCAGCGATAGATGCCTGCCAGGAAGCGCCTGACGAGATTCATTACCTGGCTGGTGACTGACTATGCGCGAGACTGCCGATTCGATCTGGCTGTGCCCGTCCCGGGGCAGGCCCGGTCAGGTCGCGGAACTGCGGGAAGCCTGGGATAAGGTGACCAGCCCGCAAGCGGCGCTGCTCGTCGCCGTTGATGCGGATGACCCGGAACTGGATGCCTACCTGGCGGACGGCCCGGTGCGGGTGATTCCCCCGCTCGGATGGCTCGGCCCGATCCTGAACAGGCTGGCCCCCGGTTACGCCCCGCGGTACGGTCACATCGGCTTCCTGGGCGATGATCACCGGCCGCGCACCCCGGGCTGGGACCGGCAGCTGGCCGGCGCCCTGCACGGGCGGCCCGGCGTGGCCTACGGCAACGACCTGATCAAGAGCGGGGAGGTGGCCACCGCTGCCCTGATCTCCTCCCGGGTGATCACCGCGCTCGGCTACATGGTGCCGCCCGGGGACGAGGCGACGGGCCGGCCGCCGGTCCTGCACATGGACACGGATACGTTCTGGACTCAGCTGGGCCGGGACCTGGGCTGCCTGGAGTACCTGGATCACGTGATCATCGAGCATATGCACCCGCTGGCCGGCAAGGGCATCCAGGACGCCGGCTACCACCGGGTGAACACCCCGGAACGGCACTATGCTGACCGGATGGCCTATCAGAGGTTCCTGGCGGAACGCTGGTACGGGCCGGAGGGGGACCTGGCCCGGCTGCGGGAGAAACTGGATGGCTGACACGGCAAAACCGGGCCTGGACCCGATCGGCTGGTTCATCGTCACGACGCACCAGCCGATCGGCCATGACAAGACCGCGGCGCTCATCGGCGCGCCGGCCGGGGACAAGAGCGAGTGCCTGATCTGCCAGTACGAGCAGTATCCCGGCGGCCGTGAGTACGATGCCTCGGGTATCCTGCTTGACCTGGCGGAACAGCGCGAGCTGAAGCGCCAGGCCGTCATCCGCGCGCTGGCTCCCCGCGATACGCCAGGACAGCCGGGAAGGCGGCCATGAGCGAGGCCAGGGATATGCTCGACCGGTACCTGCAGCGAACCGGGCTGCGCCGGCCGGCAGACGCCGCCCAGCAGTTCCAGGTCACCCTGCTCCGGCAGTGGATCGGTCACCTGGACGAGGTGCTGGAGCAGAACCTGCCGGACCAGCCGTATTTCCGGCTCAAGATCATCCGGGAGTTCATGTACGGGGCTGTGCCGGCCGATGCCGAAGCAGAACTGCGCACGGCCATGCACGCGGACATGGCGTACTGGGCCGACCGCGCGGAACCGGAGGCCCGCACGTGAAACTGTCCCTGGTCAGCTGCCGGTCGCCGTTCCTGGACGATGACCGGATCTACCCGCCGCTCGGCCTGCTGTATCTTAAGTCGGCGGTCGCCGCGCAGGTCCCCGGCGCCGAGATCAGCGTCACGGACAGCTATGACCTGGACGACCTGTCCCAGTTTGCGGACGCCGACGTCATCGGCATCTCCGTCATGACCCCCCAGCGGCGCGAGGCGGACCGGATCGCCGTCGCGGTCAAGGGCGCCTGGCCGGGCAAGACGGTGATCGCCGGCGGCCCGCACGTCCGGCATTACGGCACCGGGATGAAAGGCTGGCCCTGGGATTACCTGGCCGGCGGCGACGGAGAACGCGTGCTCCCGGCAATAATAAAGGGGGACCATGTTCCGTACCTGACGCACGATCAGGTGCCCCGCGCCGAGCTGGCGGCCATGCCCCGGCCGGACCGGCTCGGCGAGGCCGGCTTCCTGCGGAACTACTCCTACACCCTGGCCGGCCTGGACTCGACCACCATGATGCTCGGCCGGGGCTGCCCGATGGCCTGCAAGTTTTGCGAGGACGCCCGCACCCTCACCCGGTGGACGTCCCTGGCCAACGCGGAAGCCGAGCTGGACGACATCGTGTCCCTCGGGTACAAGGGCGTGTACCTGTTTGATGACCTGTTCGCGATCAACCTGGGCAAGTGCCGGCCGTACCTGGACCTGCTGAAGGCCTCCGGGCTGAGATTCCGGTGCAACGTGCACGCCCGGTTCATGACGGCCGAGTTCGCCGCGGCGCTCGCCGACGCCGGGTGCGCGGAAGCCGCGTTCGGCGCGGAATCCGGCTCCCAGCGGATCCTCGACCGGATCGACAAGAAGACCACCGTCGCCCAGAATTATGCGTGCGTCCGGCACTGCCGGGACCACGGCATCCTGGTGAAGGCGTTCGTCATGATCGGCCTGCCGGGCGAGACCCGGGAGACGATCGCCGAGACGGAGCGGTTCATCACCGGATCGGGGGTCGATGACGCCCAGATCGCCATCTACTACCCGTACAAGGGCACCATGCTCCGGCAGGAGATGGACGACGGGACCGCCGGGGACCTGCTGTTCACCGGGGAAGGGCTGGGTGCCTACGGGCAGAAGGACCTGGGTACCGACGCGGTGGTCCGCACTCCCGAGCTGTCCCCGGAGGACCTGGTGGCCATCCGGGAGGAGCTGATCCGGACCTATAAGTTCCGGTCGCACACCGGCCCGCGCGACCATTTCTTCGACGGTCACCTGGCAGGGCAGGGATGACCGCGTGACCCGGCTCTGCAGGATCTGCGGGAACCTCCGCGAGCTGGCCGACGTCCCGTGGTGCGCCCGGTGCATCGGCCAGCTGCACAGCGCGATCTGCTCCAAGCCGTTCGGGCACCCGGGATCCTGCGATCCGGCCCCAGCTGTCGCCGGATGGGGAATGCCGTGAGCATCCCGAAGGTAACGGTGGTGACCCCGACCTGGCAGCGGCACGAGATGCTGCTGACCCGGTGCATTCCCGCGGTCCAGGCGCAGGGCTACCCGGACGTGGAGCACCTGGTGATCAGCGACGGCCCCGACCAGGAGCTGGGCGCGAAGCTGAGCCAGCCGTGGCTGGACGGCTGGAAAGGCCTGTGGTACCGCGAGTTGCCGGAACACGCGCCGGAGCCGAATTTCGGGCATTACGCCCGGCTGCATGGTGCCGAACTGGCCTCCGGCGAGTACGTCACGTACTGCGATGATGATGACGCCCTGCGCCCGCTGCACTGCCAGCTGCTGGCAGCGGCCCTGGACGAGAACCCGGATGCCGGGTACGCGGTGTCGATGATGCTCTCGCACGGCCCGCACGGTGATACCACCATCGGGTGGGGTCCGCTGGCTTGCGGGAACGTCGGCACCCCGATGATCATGCACCGCCGGGAGATCCTGGAACACGGGACCTGGGGACCGCCCAGCCGGCTGGAGGACTGGGAAGTGGTCTTGAAGTGGATCAACGCCGGGATCACGCACGTCCGGGTGGATGAGGAGACTTCCGACGTGTGGCCGAGCCTGTACCGGTAAGCTGCCGCCATAACTGCGATCACGGAGCTGGAGCAGGCCGTCCCGGGTGACCCGGATGTCATGGCCGTGATCGTCGTCAGGACCGGAGACAGGACCCTGCCTGGCCGGCGATCTCTGCCGGAGGATGATGATGATGATGACCCAGCCCGTCCTGGACGAGAACGGCCTGCCGCCCCTGCTCGACGCCGGCAATAGCTTGCTGGCCAGGGTGCCCTGCCATATGGTCACCGGGAAGCTGCCCACCCCGGACGGCGAATGCGGCGTGCTGACCATCCGGACCGCGGACGTCACCCTCACCCTGATCCTGGATAAGGCCAGCGTGAGCCAGTGGACGGACGCCATGGCCGGGCTGCGGGATGCGCTGTCCAGCGCGAACCTGGTCATCCCGGTGCGCGGTCAGGCCATGCAGATCGCGGACGCGGCCAGGAACGGCCAGCAGCCGTGACGGACCCGGATGAGCGGATCCGGGACTACGTGGCCGGCCTGCCGGATGCCAGCGGCACGTTCACCGGTACCTTCAGCTCTGATGCGGATGTCGCCGCGCTGGGTGGCCCGCCTGACGCCCTGTTCCCGGTGGATATCGATACCGGGGACCGGTTCAGTCCGGGAGCAATGGTCCTGACCGAGCTGCGGATCAAGGTAATGCCCGGCGGTAAGGTATATGTCTTCCCGGTTGCCCGCACTGAGATGACCGCCGGCAGTAACCGGGTACGGCTGTGGTGCCGTCGCCCGCACGCGCGGGAACAGGGCGAAGGGGCTAGCACATGATGCTGGTGAGCCCGCACCCGTGAAAGTTTTCGCAGGTCACGATGGCGGCAGCGGATGCAGCTATTACCGCATGGAGTTGCCTCTGGGTGAATTGGGGAAACACGATGGCTACGATGTCACCTTCGCCGACGCGGGCGACCAGGCCACCGGGACGCCCCGGGTCACGCTGAGAGACCTGCAGGGCTACGACGTGATCACTGCGCAGCGGTGGAACCGGCACGAAGGCCTGGAAGTCTGGCGCCGCGCCCGCGGCCCGTTCTCCCGGCTGGTGTTCGAGCTGGACGATGACGTCTTCAGCATCACCCCGGAGAACTGGCAGGCCTACCAGCTGTACGGCCGCCCCGACATCCGCGATGCCGTGTCCCACGCGGTCGAGACCGCGGACCTGGTGACCGTCTCCACCGAGCCCCTGGCGCAAGTGATGCGCGAGTACAACGGCAATGTCACGGTGCTGGGTAACTGCGTGCCCGGCTGGGTGCTGGATTTGCCCCGGCCGCAGCGGGACCGCCCGCGGATCGGCTGGGGTGGCGGTGCTTCGCACGGCGTGGACATCGGCATCATCGCCGGCCCGGCCCGCCGGTTCCTCAAGCGGTTCCCCGGCTGGGATATCCAGCTCAACGGCACCGATTACCGGCCGACCATCAAGGCCCCGCGGGACCGGATGTTCTACGCGCCCTGGGCGCAGGTCAACACCGACCCGGAGGGCTTCTACGGCGCGATTGACTTCGACATCGGCCTGTGCCCGCTCTGGCCCACCACGTTCAGCCGGTCGAAATGTATAGACTCAAGTATGCGGATTTCAACCGACCGGGGTGTCCTTAAAGCGGGCCAGATTGAGCCTGGCATGCGTGTCTGGCTGAATGGCTGGCGTGAAGTCCAGGCAGTTGCGCGCCAGCCGGAGCAGACCGGATTGCGTATCACGACGCATCGCGGGATGCAGGTCACCGTGACTCTAGACCATCGGCTGATGGGCGTTCTAGGCTGGCGTCAGGCCAGGGAACTGCGCATCGGGGATGGCTTGCGGCTCATCCAGGAACGGTGCCCGGAACTTCCGTACCAGCGAGTGCCCTGGCCGGCAGATGGCAGGCAAACACGAGTTGGCCCGATAGACCCGATGGCTTTCCTGAAAAATACGGAAGGCCCGTCAGTGACGATCACTGAAACCTGGGGCCGCATCCTCGGGCTGTTTACCGGAGACGGGAACGTCAGCAGTAAGACCGCGATCCAGTTTTCCTGCGACGGCCAGGACCAGGACCTGATTAAGCTGCTGATCATCGACCTGGAGTCAGCCGGATTCAAGGCCACGACGGAACAGGCCGTCACCTATGGCGGGGACATCCTGCGCAAGCGCACAGTCCGGACGGCCAGCGGGCATCTTCTGCGGTTCCTGCTTGGCGTCGGCGTCCTGCATGCGCATCCGGAAACTGGTCACCGATCACGGACGCTCCGCGTACCGGAGGTGATCTTTCGTAGCCCCGAGCTGGTCCGGGTAGCATTCCTGGCCGGCCTGTTCGAGGCTGACGGTCACGTCGCCCGGTCGGCAGTCTCGCTGACCAGTAAAAGCGAGGACCTGGCCCGAGATGTGCAGCGTCTCTTGTGGAGCATTGGCATCCCTTCCGGCTTGCACCGGCACAGAGGAAGCCGGCAATCGCCCTATGCGGACAGGATCTACTGGGCTGTTCAGCTCCGGCTAGAAGAAACCCGGCTGTTCGCGCTGCATGTTGGGTTCTTGTCCCAGCGCAAACAGGCCAAGCTGGACAGCATCATCAGCCGGGATAATGCGCGCCGGGACCAAGTGAATAAAAACGGTGACCGCCGGGGCTGCGTACCTAACGGCTTGAAGCCAATCCGCTGGACGGACGAGATCGAGAGCATCCAACTGTGCCAGGTCACTCCGGTGGACATTCAGGTCGATGGCGAAGCCTATTCCGCGGCCGGGATACACAGTCATAACAGCGCGATCAAGGCGATCGAGATGGCCGCCCGCGGCATCCCTGTCATCGCCACCGACTGCCCGGCTTACCAGCCCGTGATCACCCACGGCATGAACGGCTTCCTGGTAAGGCAGGATCACGAGTGGCTGAAGTACCTGAGCGAGCTGGCCGCCGATGACGGGCTGCGCGCGAAGATGGGCGAGGCCGCCCGGGACATGGCCCGCCGTCACCTGATCGAGGACCGCTGGGCAGACTGGGCCGCCGCGTACAGCGGGCTGTTCCCGGCCCGGTGAGCGAGGACGTGCCGTGGGAGGCTCCGAACGGTACCCGGTGGCTGCACTTTCCCGGATTGGGTGAGTGGACCGGATGGCAGCCCGGAGAGGACGGCGTGTGGTCGCTGACCGAAGAGGAATTCGCCCAGGCTTACGGGCCGTTCCGGTAGCTGCCCGGCAGGCAAGCGCGAGAATAATGCCGTAACCTGGTCACGCGAGCATATCGCGGCCTTTCGGCAGCCGCCCCCTGAAGGCTCCCCATGCGGAGTACCTGATACCAGGGGGCGCTGCTATATGGATCAGGAGGGGCGGGCCTTAGGCATGAGCATGTCAACGCGGGTGGCCGGATTCGCCCCGCCGGATGGGACCTGGCAGTCCATGCAGGCCGTGTGGAACTCCTGCCATGCGGCCGGGGTCCAGATCCCGCAAGAGGTCGCCCGGTTCTTTAATTACGAAAATCCCGACCCGGCCGGAGTACAGATACCGCTACCGGTGCGCAAGTGGAACGGCGGTCTCGACGGTGCCGGGTACGAGCTGGACGTCGCCGACATCCCGCCGCAGTGCAAGACCCTCCGGTTCTGGAATTCCTGGTGACCCGGGTCAGGCCCTAACGGGCCAGGCGCAGGGCCGTCCCGGTGACCCGCGCCCATTCCCCGCTGCGGAACATGTACGGGTGCGCGGAGCGGATCAGCGCGCTCACAGCATGAGCGGCGTGAGCATCGCCAGCACATCCTCCTGGCTGCCGAGCCAGTCCTGCCCGGACATCAGCCCGAAACTCTCGCGCTGGCCGGGCTGCACTTTGACCACGTTGGTGGCCGGCTCGGTGCCGAGCACGCTGGTGGCGGCCAGCTCCCACCAGCAGAAGTGCACGTCCCGGGCGGCGGCCCAGTCCAGGAACTGCGGGAACCACCCGGTGCCCAGCGCCGCGGTGCTCACGTCGGTGCTCGTGCCGACTTCGCCGATCCACAACGGGGCCTTCCCCTGCGTGACCAGGTACCCGCCGTTGGCGTCCATCTGCGCGACATAAGATGCCTGGGACTGCCCGGCGCCGTGGTACCAGCTGTAATCGTGCATCGAGTAGACGATGTTCGCGCCGGTCACCGGCTGGGCGCCGGCCCTGGCCAGGTCGCCCGCGTAGTTCAGGCCCTCGCAGAAGATCAGGCAGTCCGGGTCGATGGCCCGGATCTGGCTGGCGTGCCAGCTATACATCCGCTGGAAGTCAGTGCCCCACACCCCGTCACCCCAGGTCGGCGTCAGGGTCACGCCGCCGACCGTGGCTGCCCGCGGCTCGTTCTTGAGGTCGTAGCCGATCATCGGGTTGCCCTTGAACCGGTCCGCGATCACGAACCAGGTGTCGGAGAACGTGGAGCTGGGCCAGGTGTCGTTATACCACAGGCCCTGCTTGTCGACGGTGCTGCAGCACCAGCCTTCGTGCAGCTGGTGGCAGACCGCGATGACGTACAGGCCCGCCGCGGTCATGTCGTCCGCCAGCACCTGGTACACGCCCCACGGGGTGAGACCCTGCAGGTCGCCGTTGGCCGACAGGCGCGCCTCGTCGGCGAGCCCGGTCTTCAGCGTCCCGTTGCTGGTAACGAACGTGCCGAGGGCGAACGGGAACCGGACGTGGTTGAACCCCCAGCTGATGATCCGGTCGATGATCTGGTTGCGGGGCAGCTTGTCCAAGCCGTAGGGCAGCAGCCCGTCCTGCTGGGCGCCGCCCCAGTTCACCCCCGCCAGCCGTACGGGATTACCGTCCGCGCCGAGGATCCTGGCGCCGGAGACGGACAGGGGGAAGGCAGTGGCTGGCAGTGTCATGAAGCTAGGGTAGCCGTCCGGACCAGATGCGGACGGCAATGAAGGCCCCCGTACCGCTCTGAGTTCAGGCAGTGCGGTACGGGGACCTTCGCCAGGGTCCGCTGTATGGATCAGGGAGATTAGTCCCCGTTCTTCTCTATCCAGGCTCGGGCGATCGTGTGCGGTCTGCGGGCGTCCAGGTTCGGCGGCAGTTCCGGGCAAGCCACGGTTACAGGTCGCCCCGGCCGTGGTTAGCCAGCAGTTCCGGCACCGCGCTGTCGAAGCCGCTGATGTCGATCTGCCGCGGGTCGTCCGGGTCGGCGATGGAGAACTCTGTGGGGACCACGGCGATGACCTGCAGCCGGGCGTCGATGCCCATCTTCTGCCGGTAGTTCTCCAGCGCCTGGTGCGGGTGGATCGAGCCGAACCAGGTCTCGTTGTCGGTGTAGCACTGGAACACGTCGACCTCCACCCGATTCCGCAGCGCCCAGACCATCGGCGCGGCACAGTCCGTGCTGCCGCCCCAGCTCTGGGACATGACCCGCATCACCTGGTCCAGCCGCATTCCCGGCGAGACCTGCAGCGGGTACAGCTCAGAATTGAACCCGTAAAGGCCGTACCGGGGCTCGGTCGCCATCTGGACCATGGCCATCGCGCCCGCGATCTCAGCCGCGACAAACGGGTAGCCCTCACCAGGCGGCACGTTCCGGAAGTACTGGCTGGTGATCGGCCAGCCCATGGAACCGGAGGTATCGACAGCACCCATGACGCGCTTGCCTGCCGGGATCACGGCCGGGAAGGCCGCGTAGAAGGCGCCGGACAGCGCGTCGCAGACCTGCGGGACGGGAACCCACGTGGAGTCGCCCTTCGCCGACCGTCCGGCCGCGTAAGTCCGCAGCGCGATCAGGATGGCGACCGGATGGACCCGCGCCGCGGCCAGCCGGGCCGGGTCGCGCAGCTGGTCGCAGATCACCCGGCAGTGCAGGCCGAGCGGGTCTAGCACGCCCAGCCGGGTCAGCTTCGGCAGGTTCCGCAGCAGCGCCGTCATCGGCAGCCCGGCGTCGGCCAGCGCCCGCCAGACATCCGGCTGCGATGTCGCCTCATCCGGCAGCGCCTCCCACGGCAGGCCCGGGTAGTCGCCGATCAGCCGCACGTAGGCAGCCGCCTTGGCTGCCGGCCTGCCGTCCCCGCGCTCGATCTCCCGGGCACGCTGGTAGGCCAGGATCCACTTTGGCAACTCACCGCGCTCGGTGACGCCCTTGGCCAGCCAGTTGAACAGGTCCCGGTGCGGCTGGTCCGCGTTCTTCGTGGAGTGCGCGGAGCGTAGCACGTCCAGGTGCGTCCAGCCCTGCCGCTGCCGGTACTTGACCAGCTGGTAGGCCAGCTCCTCCGGGTCCTGGTGCAGGTACCAGCCCGCGAACGCGCGCCGGGCCACCGGACCCCAGCCGCGGAACTGCTCAGTGTACTTGGCCGCGGTGAACAGGTGCGTGCCCGTCCGGACCACCCGGTCGAAAGCCGCGGCGGCGGACCGGCGGCCCTCGGTGTCGCCCAGGGCCATGGCCGTCATGACGGCGAACAGGGCCGGGTCGTTGCGCGGCGCGCGGCCGGCTACGGAGATTTCTGTCGCCATCGCGACCAGCTCCGCCGGCCGGTTCCGCGCCCAGTCCAGCAGAATCGAGCCGTTATCCAGTGCCAGCGGGCGTGCCTTGACGTAATACGTGCCGCTGTCCGGGACGCCCAGGGTCAGGAACCGGTTGATCCGGGAGGCGCCGGGGATGGTGAAGGTGAAGCTGCCTGCGTTATTAGCCTTCTGCCGGGGATCGGCCTGCTCGCGCTGGGGCGTAGCGGCGCCCCGCGTCCTGATCAGCTCCAGTGCGTCGGCCATGACCGTCCCCTTCCCTGTCGTGAAAAACAGGAGCCCGCGAGCGTATTACGGCAACCGGAGCGCTATCGCGCCTGATTAGGAGTCAGGAGATAACCGACTGCCATCCGGCCCGCGGGGGGGTTCCTGTTCTTCAGTTGTGCTGGCAAGCGTATTGGTGAAAACCGGTGTTTTACGCGCTCTAGTGCTGAGCTACGGGGCTGTCCGCCCCGGCGAGGAGTTCCACCTCGCGGCCTCGACCTCCGCAGGGTGATAACCAATTCTCGTCCGGCCTGCCAGTGTCTTGCTGACGAGCGTATTGAGAGCACCGGGGAACCCTCCTTACGGAGGGGCTGGGGCTTCTCTGACCCCGGATGGGCTTGCGCCCTGGCGAGATAACCGATTCTCATCCGGCCCGTCAGTAAAGCAGAGCTGGCGAGCGTATCAGTGACAACCGGGTCCCTGCCATCAGGGAAGGGCCGGGATTCGCGTCCCGAGCCCGGAGGAGTCGAACCTTCGGTAACCGATCATCGTCCGGCCCGCCAGAAGCTATATCCATAGCGTGAGCATTATTAGCTGGCCCGGCGGGAGTCGAACCCGCGTCCCCGGCTTAGGAGGCCGTTACTCTCTCCTCTGAGCTACGGGCCATTGGAGGCGGAACCCGGAATCGAACCGGGGTGACGCGTTTTGCAGACGCGGGCCTGTCCTGACTCGGCCATACCGCCGGGAGGGCACCCCGTTCAGTAACGGATGCTCGCGCAGGGCCGTCGCTAGGACGAGCCTTCACGGGATGCCTGGTGCGCCCGGCAGGATTCGAACCTGCGCTCACGGCTCCGGAGGCCGTAGCTCTTTCCCCTGAGCTACGGGCGCGTGCTATCTGACTGCCCGGTATCCAGCCGGGTCACGACGGAGGAAGGCTGCCGGATTACCGTCACCGGGCCGATTTCCCAGTCCTGCCTGCAGGCGTCGTCCAGGATCACGCCTGCCGCCTGGGTGATCGAGATGCCTGCCTGCTTAGCCTGGGTGATCAGGTAATCGTGCGTTTCGGTGCGGACTCGCAGCTGTGTCGTGAACCATCCGGGCGTGTCTGCCATATGGACATGCTACGCCATCCTATTTACCAGGCCAGAAGATTCGCGGAAGAGTTCCGGTAGATCGCTGAACTAGTGGCGGAACCAGGTGCCGACCCTGGCATGCCCTGAAGGACGACGGTTTTACGGACCGCTGAGCGCGCCGGCGCTCACTCCCGCCTGGGGTGGCTGACGGGGACGAGCCGCATAATCCAGGCCCACAACCTGGTGCTCTACTGTGAGCTACAACCACCGTGCCCGGCGACGGAATCGGACCGCCGTAACGCGGGTGTGGACCGCGTGCTCTCCCATTGAGCTAGCTGGGCATTATGCTGACTGCGCGAGGCTCCGGGTACCGATCCAGCACAGGGTGGGTGCGCGCGAACCGGAGCCTCGCGTTAGTCATCGTGCGCCCAGGAGGAGTCGAACCCCCATTGCCGGATCCGTAGTCCGGAGCCCTGTCCTTTAGACGATGGGCGCTTGGCACTGCGTGGTCACACCTGGGATCGAACCAGGGTCCTCTGCCTTGTCGGGGCAGCGCTCATGCCGCTGAGCTACGTGACCAGGTGTCCCATCCGCCGGGGAGCGGTTTCGCCTGGCGGTTCCCCCGCTGCCGCGCGCAGCGATACGGGGGCCTGCCCGGACAAGCACCAGGGACCGGGTGCTCGCGGCCGAGACGGGGTTTGAACCCGCGGTCTTCACCTTGACAGGGTGACGGGGACTCCTGGCTCCCCTACACGGCCATGCGGTATTGCGCTCCGGTGACTGGACTCGAACCAGTGACCCTCCGCTTAACAGGCGGTTGCTACTGCCGACTGAGCTACACCGGATCATGTGACTTCGTGGCGGAGACCGGATTTGAACCGGTGTGTCCTGGGTTATGAGCCCTGGCTGGGTGACCGAGCCCCCTCCGCGTCGTATGGCACCAGCATAACCGGTGCCTGGTGACGCTGACGGGAATCGAACCCGCGTCTGTCTCTGCTTGAAAGGCAGGCCGCCCCTGGCCATCAGAGCAACAGCGCCATGACCAGGGGGGCCGCTGGTCTCGGCTCCCCGGCGAGCTGGCCGGGGACTAGCCCGTGATGTGGTCCTGGAGGGACTCGAACCCTCGGTCTCCGCCTTGAGAGGGCGGCGAACACTCCAGCCTGCTCCGCAGGACCATGTGAACTTGTGAAAGCGCGGAGACTATCAGCCGGGCCTGCGCGTGACCTGCGGAAACGTAATCTGCGCGCCGACGAGGACTCGAACCTCGGGCCGTTCCCTTAGAGGGGGACCGCTCTGTCCGGCTGAGCTACCGGCGCCTGGTAACGATATCACTACACTCCGTGGGCCGACAGGGGTTCGAACCCTGGACGCGCGGGTTAAAGGCCCGCCGCTCTGCCGCTGAGCTACCGGTCCCTGCTTATGAGCAGGAACTGTTTCGTGATCATGATCAGATGCCTCCTGGTGCGCAGGGTGGGACTTGAACCCACGATCTTCGGATTATGAGTCCGGCGCCTTGACCAGCTTGGCCACCTGCGCCTGGAAATCGTAGCGAGAGCGGGAACCGAGCCCGCGGCCTCTGCCTTATGGGGGCAGCGCTCTGCCAGCTGAGCTATCTCGCTATGGTGGGGTTGGTTGGACTTGAACCAACGGTCTCTTCCTTATCAGAGAAGCGCTCTAACCAGCTGAGCCACAACCCCCCTGGGTACTGCGCGCACTGCGCGGAGGAGGTGGGATTTGAACCCACACGGGGACTCCCGCCCCCTGACTGTTTTCGGGACAGCTGCCGTTAGGCCAATCGGCTTACCCCTCCTGGTGAATCAGGCGTGCTGCCATGCCGCTAGGCGAATCTTTCGGGCGAGGCCCCCGCGCCGGGGCGTGATCCGCACACCGTGTTCCCGGCTGGGCAGTGTCCCGCGATCCCGGGCGCCTGGTTGCCCGGACGGGAGTAACCCCTGTTGTGGTGCCCTCGGGGTCGTCACGCCCCTGCAGGCTCCCCGGCATTACGGGGCCTCTTACTGAGCTAACCGTGCGCACGGCTTGCCGCCAGCGCCAGATCTGCCTGCCTGACCGGAACCCCGGAAGACCCCGGCTGGGCCAGTAACTCCAGGCAACCACCGTAATCCAGTTACGCGCCGGGGTCAACCATGCACGAAGCGGAGGGCGCGAGATTCGAACTCGCGAGGGACAGAGCCCAACCGCCTTTCCAGGACGGCGCCATAGGCCTCTAGGCGAGCCCTCCAGGTACGTCGAGCGGAGGATCGGGGATTTGAACCCCGGAGGGCACATACGTCCCAACTGCATTAGCAGTGCAGCGCCATGGGCCAGGCTAGGCGAATCCTCCAGGTGTACTGCAATCTTGCACCAGATTTTGTATCGTAGATCCAGGAAAAAAGCCTGTGAAAGGAAGGCAGATGACTGGTAACCAGTACGCGGTGCACAGCCGGCAGATCGCCGCCAGGCTCCGGCAGTTCCGGATCGAGTCCGGGCTCAGCGGTGAGGCGGTCGCGAACCGGTTCGGGTGGTCGCCGTCCAAGGTTTCCCGGATCGAGCTGTTCCGGACCGGGGTCAGCCTGCGCGACCTGCGCGATCTCCTGGACCTCTATGAGGTCGGCGGACCCGAGCGGGAAGCCCTGGACTCACTCGCCGGGAAAATCCGCGGCCGGGGACCCGATGACTATTCCGAGGCGGTCATGACCCAGGAATGGTCCGTGACGGCGCTGCCCGCTCCCGTGCGCACGGTCGCCTATGCCCGCGGGGTCTTCCGGGCCGCCCAGCCGATTACCCGGGTAGTGGTGCGCGACATCGAGCACGAGATACAGGCCACCATCTTCCGGCAGATCCGGCTGGCCAGGAGCGAGAACGCGGATCCGATGCTGCTCCGGGTCTGCCTTGACGAGGCGGTGCTGAGCCGCCGGTACGGGGACGAGGCCGTGATGACCGCCCAGCTCACCCGGCTGACCGAACTCGCCGCCCAGCCGAACATCACGCTGCGGGTGCTGCCGCTCAGCACGCCCGTGATCCGGCCGCCTAGTTTCTCCCTGTTCCACTTCACGGGCAGTGAGACGGAGGAACTGGTCATGCCCGCCTTGTCGGTGGAGCACGTAGAGGGAACCTGGGTGCCGGGCTCGGACGAGGATACGTACCTCTACCAGGTGACCTTCGGTCATCTCTGGTCGCTGGCGCTGCCGGAAGACGAGACCCTGGCCGTCATCCGGCGGCTGTGCGAAGTGTCCGAGGAGGGACTTGAACCCTCACGTCCCTTCCGGGACACACGGGCCTGAACCGTGCGCGTCTTCCAGTTTCACCACCCGGACATGGGGATCACGACGTCGATTTCCTGTTGCGGAATCGCATGAGGTTCAGTCAGTACGGCCGGCGCCAGTTATCCCGGTCGTGATCCTGCTTGGGTGAACCAGGCCCTTACACAGCAGGCACCCCGGGCTCGCGCGGCTCGCCTGCTCCGTTTCCTGGCTGCTAAGTCGCGTTTCGCCAGGTAACACCCTTCTCCGGCCTGCTCGCGCAGTGATCTGCCAGAGGATCTACCCCACCTGGGGGCCTGGTTCTCCGAGCGGATGACGGGATTCGGACCCGCGACCCCCACCTTGGCAAGGTGATGCGCTACCAGCTGCGCTACATCCGCATTGGATGCCGCTCGCCCCGGCATTACCCGGGTTCTCGGGTTTCCCGTCAGGAACCGGACGGCTAGCCGCGGTAAGCCAGCTAACCCGTTTTGCGCCCCTGTCCGGCTGCGCTGATCTCACAGCCTGGAGAGGACCAGCACGACGGGATCAGTTCCGCCGTACGAGGTCCGGAGGCCGGAACGCACCGCCTCCGCCTTACCGTTTAAACGAGCCCCGACCCCGGTTCGAACGGGGGACCTGCGCCCTACCATGGCGCTACTCTGCCGGCTGAGTTACCGGGGCATGCTGGGCGGTAAAGACGCCCATGGACAGCCGCTGACATTCTGGGACTGTCCTGATCTGTCCACAAGCTGGGGTACCAGGATTCGGACCTGGACTGAGAGGGCCAAAATCTCTCCGGCTGCCAGTTACCGCATACCCCATGGAGCCGTTCCCCGGTGCTACCCCGGGCCGCCCGCCTTACAGGGGCGAGGTCGCGGCTGCGCGCAACGGCCTGGTGTCCGAGGCGGGACTTGAACCCGCACGCCCCTTCCGGAGCACTAGCACCTCAAGCTAGCGCGTCTACCTGTTTCACCACCCGGACTCAGAGCCGCCCCCCGGTGCTGATCCGGGTCTCCCGCCTTACGAAAGCGAGGCCGCAACCGTGCGCGGCGGCATTGCTGGGATACCTGGATTCGAACCAAGACTACGAGGGCCAGAACCTCGCGGGCTGCCTGATTACCCCATACCCCATTGGTACTGCCAGTGCCCGGGGCGGGAGTCGAACCCGCACTGTTTCGCTTTTGAGGCGATCGCTCTGCCTGTTGGACGTACCCGGGCAATAATCAGGCAATAGCATGGTGCAGATCAGGCACCTACCACAACGGGACTCGGCTGCACACCGCTTACCCGTTCCTTTGCGTCCTTCGCCGCCGTATCCGTGCCAGGCGAGCTGGCGTGCAGCAACCCGGTTCCCGGCATACGGCAGGACCGAGCGCCACCCGCAGATCCTGACAACCTCGGTGCCTGATCTCGTGCGCCGCCAGGGACTTGAACCCCGAACTTGCTGGTTAAGGGCCAGCTACTCTGCCATTGAGTTAGCGGCGCGCAGAGCCCTGGACCGGAATCGAACCGGCATTCGCTGCTTGGAAGGCAGCAACACTAGCCATTGTGTTACCAAGGCAGGTCCCGGGGCCGTGCCGTGCCAGAGCCTGTATTTTGCCGGCTTGCGGCCAGCTCATCAGGGTGACGGCACCGTTGAGAGGTGCCCCGGGCGGCATGAGGCCCGGCCTTGCGCAAGGCCTGGCTTTACCGGGAGGGACGTCACTCCCCTGGTGTCACCGGGCTGCCGTGTTCCAGGATTTCCCGGCGTCATGCCGTTGTGGTCAGGGCCTGGATCGAACAGGCGCCCTCTTGCTTTTCAGGCAAGCGCTCATACCGGCTGAGCTACCTGACCATCAGTCGGGAACCCGGGTGCCGATCCCGGTGTCTCCTGCTCCCAAAGCAGGTGGGTTAGCCGTCTCCCTCGTTCCCGTTGTTGCTCGTCGGAGCGGCGGTATTCGAAACCGCGGCCTCCTGTCCCCCAGACAGGCGCGCTGCCAAGCTGCGCCACGCTCCGTTTGATCTGCCAGAATAGTCGGGGCAACAGGATTCGAACCTGTGGCCTCGTCGTCCCGAACGACGCGCGCTGCCAAGCTGCGCCATGCCCCGGTGGTTTCCCGTGAATCTTTACTGTCATGCTTCTAGCAGTTCAGTCAGCCCGTGCTCCAGCCGCCAGTGATGCTGCTGGTGATGCGGCTCGCATAGCCATATGACCAGGCGAGGATTACCGTAATCCGGATGATGAGCCTGAGCTGGCTTGATGCCGCAGACCGCGCACGGGCCAGGAACTACCTGACCCCGCTTGACCAGCACGTGCGTGTACGCGCGGGTAATTCCCTTACGCCGCTGGTCTTCGCTCGGCTGATGTGTCTTCCGCCACTCGCGCATGTAAGCCGCGTGGCAATCGGCACAGTACCTCTGACCTGTCCTCGAATGAGGAACTCCGCACCGGGAGCACGGTTTCACGCTAACAGCCTATGCGTGGAGATGGTGCGGATCGAACGCACTGCAGCACGCTTGCGGGGCGCGCCCGGTACCCTACCTGTCATCCCCGGATGCGGCACTCTCTCCGATTAAGCTACCGGTCAACAACCGGGCCGGCTTTCCGCGACGCGTACTCACAGGTGGCCTGATCTGCTAAGTGACCGGACGGGACTCGAACCCGCGTCCGCCGCCGTGGAGCCTACGAGAGTCGAACTCGTGACCTTCTCAATGCCATTGAGACGCGCTGCCAGCTGCGCCAAGACCCCATAGTGCTGGTTCCCTGGCCGGGCCGTCTAGCAACAACCGGCCCGGCCAGGGGTCAGCACATCGCAGGAGACCAAAGGAACTCCTGCTCGATGGCGGGATTGGCCGTCCCGCCGAAATGCTCACGCTATGGAGATGTCAAGATGGCCAGCCGGAGCTGACCGCGGTGACATGCACTATCCGCGGCTCTCGCCTTGGACGGTGGTCGCAGGGGCGGAAGGACTCGAACCCTCGTAGGCAGGTTTGGAATCTGCTGTCCTGGCCGCTAAACGACGCCCCTTCGGTATGAAGTTGTCCTGAAACTAAGAGAACCGCCCTGCCGGCTTCCCGGTGGCGGTTCTGGTCCTGGACCTTCCGGTCCGCTATCCAGGTTCCGCCTCGCCGGGCCGGCTGCCTTCCCTCCACGCGGGCAGCATGGCGATCGGGCAGGTGCGCCCGTCGTGCTGCTTCGCTGAGGAGAGGTACATCACGGCTCCAGTCTAGGCCCTGCGTCAACTGATTTCCTGCGGTGCCCCGGGCGGCTTAGCGGTTTCCCGCCAGAGGCCGGTTCTGGGGCCTACATGTCAATCATACGGCATAGGACAGGCAGTCGGCAACTCCTGTTTCCCGGGACCTCTGCGAACCGGGTTAGCCTAGCCTGGTGACCCCTGCCGGGACCGCTGCGGAAGCCGCTGCCAGGGCATCCGCCTGGATCAGCCTGTCCGCGAACCTGGTCGACGTCCTGGCCTGGCATCGCAGCCTGTGCGCGGCCTGCCAGCCGCTCCGGTCGTGCCCGGAATACGGCGAGATCATCAGCGAGTACGGTGCCGGGGAGTTCGGCGTGGCTGTGTTCTACCCGGATGACGCCGGGCTGCCAGGCGCGTTACGCGTTGCCCAGCTCCTGGATCGCCGCGCTGACGCCGCCCGGGAACAGCCACGGGTTACCGGGCCGCTCGGTGCCCTCGGTGCTACTGCTGTTACCGTTAGCCCTTGAGAACATAATTACCGCCTGTGAATAGTAGATTACTGTCCTGGTACGGGGCAGCTTACCCGCAACGCGGCGGGATAGCGCCTTATATCTCAGTTACGTCGCAGGCCAGGAGCCTGACATAGCCGTCAGCCAGGCGCGAGATGGCCGGGTAAGGTCAGCTGGTGATCCTCGTCGCTCCCGCCCGCCGGGATTGCTGCCGTGATCCGGGGGACATGACGAGAATCCTGGCTTACCAGTTGTCTACAAAATTCACTGCCGTCGCCGGAGCCTTGCCAATGGCGGCAGGCCCTACTATGTCCTGAAGTGGCCCGGCGGACCCCCGTGGGGAAGCGAGGAGGGAGTTGTCATGGCTGACGGCGATTCACCCGGGACCCCGGTGAAGCCAGCAGTGGAAGTCCGGGGCGGCGAGCATCCTGACTGGGCGGGCGCGGAACCCGGCCAGCCTGTCCGCGAGCTGCCGGATCCCGTACCGGGGGAGCCCGCGGCAGACGGCGAGAGCGGGTGATGACGGCGAGCCGTCCCGAGGAACTGGGCGCGCTCGTCCGCACGGCGGGCCAGATGGAGCAGGCGTGGCTGAACCGGGTTCCCCATGCCGGCGATGCCCGTTATACCCCCTGGATGCCGTTCTCCATCCCGGCGTACATCGCGATGGTGACGGAGGCGCTGCCGGAAATCCGGGGGGACCGGTTCCTGGAGATCGGCTCGGGTATCGGCACCAAGCTGCTGCTCGCCCGCGAGTTCTGCGGTTTCTCGGTCCTCGGCATCGAGCGGACCGCCGAGTACGCCGCGGTGGCCGGCTCGATGGGACTGGAGACGAAGACCGCCGACGCGCTGGACTGGGCCGGCTATGACGAGGCCGACCTGACCTGGTTCAACCGGGTATTCCGGGACCTGTCCGCCGAGACCGCCCTGGAGGCGAAAGTCTGGGCCGAGACAGCGCCCGGCGCGGTGATCATGTGCGCCAACCTTGAGTCCCGGCCGCCAATGACGTGGTACCCGGTCCTGGACAGCTGGGACTCCGAGCGCCGCGGCATTTGGCAGAAGCCGTTCGCGCCCGCGGGCAGCTGATACCCTGGCCTGCATCAGGCCGTAGCTGCCTTTTCCGGGCACGGACGGGAACGGAGATGATCCCGTCCACTGCCCGGGACTCATTTCCGGCCGGCCTGCCGTCCGTGCCCGGAATTGCGATAACCTGGGCCTATCAAGCCGTGGCACTTAGGCGCTGACGCGAGCAGGTGAGCCGGGAGTTCCGCCCGGAAGGCCCGCTCCGTGCTCCAAGTCATGTGTCCCGGATGCCTGACCCAGGTATTCCTGGAGTGCACCTGCCCGCCCGGCTACGTCAATGCTGCCGGAGCGCACCAGCCCGGCTGCAGTCACGCGGATCCCGACGCGATGGTCCGGTGCCCGCCCGGGGCGGCACAGTGCTGCCAGGTGGATCACGACCACGCCGCCGCGGCCAACGCCTGTCCTGGCGGCCACGGTGCCTGCCCCGAGCCGGAGACCTGCCGGCTCTGGAAGGGCGCCATCGCCGACGCCTTCCACCCGCAGTTCACTGGCGGCCACCCGCTGTTCGAGGGGACGGAACCGCCGCCGTGCCCGGGAGGCCACTGCCACAAGGACATCGACGGCTGCACCGTCTGCCGGCCGCTGATCATCACGATGCTCCCGGGCGGCACCACCGTTGCGCTGGCCGGGACGGGCGGCTGACATGGCCCAGACCGCGATCGACCAGGTGCGCTCCTCGCTGATGCTCAACGCCCTCCTGCCGGTCGGCGGCACGGCCGGGAACCCGGGAACGCAGCTGACCGCGCTGAACGCGAGCGCCATGAAGCTGAAGCTGACCTCCGCCGCGTCCTCCGGGTCGGCGAGCGGCACCGAGATCACCGGCTCCGGCTACGTCGCCGGGGGCACGGCGTTCTCGGACATCGCCACGACCCAGGCATCCGCGGCCGGCAGCAACGTGCTGCTCCCGAAAACCACCGTGTTCGCCTGGGTGAACGGGTCCGGCGGCAACTGGTCGATCGTCTCGCTGGAGATCACCGATGGCGCCCCGATCCGGGTGTGGTACGGCAACTGGAACGGCCAGCCGGTCGTCGTGGCCAACGGCAACACTTTCCAGGTGGCCGCCCTGGCCATCTCTGCTGGAGGCTTTTAGTAACTATAACTTATAGTTGCTTTTAGCTATGGTACGTGCTAATGTAAAGCATGACCAAACACTATACGCATGAGCACGATCAGGAGATCGCCCAGCTGTATCAAGCTGGTCAGACGACCTACGAGATAGCGGCAGTCTTCGGAATCTCACCGACACCCGTTACCCGTGCACTAGAGCGGCAGGGAGTTCCGCTTCGGCGAGGTGGCAGGCGCACCACATGGACCGGCACGCCGGAGCAGAAGGCAGCCGTCGTCGCGGCTTACCTGGAAGGCGAGTCCATCCGGCGAATAGCCCAGCGGCTCGCAGTCCGTGCTACCTGCATAATCGAGGCGCTTAACGAGGCTAGCATTGACCGGCGTCACCGGGGCAAGCAACCCATGCTCGATGATGAGACAGCGCGCGAAATCGCGGAAGCCTATCAGGCAGGCGAGAAACTTACTGGCCTGGCTGCCCGCTATAATGTCAGTTACATCACGATCCGGAACTACCTGGTGAAACAGGGCATCGAAATGCGTCCCGCGCATAAGTCCGTGTTCTGGACGGAGGAGCGGAAAGCTGAAGCCGCCCGCCGGTATCAGGCAGGCGAGAACCAGCAGGAAATCGCCGCTGTACTCAGGTGCAGTCAGCACGGCGTGTCGAATATCCTGCGCAGGCTCGGTGTCCTGGCACGCGGACCTTACCGGCGCCGGGAAGGTCATCCGTCCTGGAACGGCGGTCGAACGCTCACCGAAGACGGCTACGTTCGCGTCAAGCTACCCGACGAGTACAGGCACCTGTTTCCGGATATACCTGCGAACGGCTACGTATTGGAGCACCGACTGGTGATGGCCCGGCACCTGGGCCGGCCGCTGCACCCGGACGAGAACGTGCACCACAAACGGGACAACGCGGAGAACGACCTGGAGCACCTGGAATTGTGGACGTCCAGCCAGCCGTCCGGCCGCCGGGTAGAGGAGATCGTGGCATGGGCGGCGGAGATGCTGATCCGGTACGCGCCGGAAGCCCTGGTACCGGGCTGGCAGGAACTGCCATTGCCGGAGGCAGTCACGTAAACTGCCCGTAGAGGCCGTAGCCGCACCTGTCACGGGTTGCGCGGATGGAGCCAGGCTCCCCCGTCCGTGAGAGGTTCTGAGGTAACCCGTGGCCGACAGTGATGTTCCCATCACCGCTGGCTCTGGCACCAACATCCACACCTTCCTCAACGGTGCCGGTTTCCACGACCAGGTGGTGCGGGAATCCCCGGCTACGGCGGTCGCGGCGCCGACGTCGTGGACGCTGGCGGTGGTGGGCACCACGTCCACGATCGCCGCGGACATCACCCGCCGGTCAGTGATCCTGTGGAACACCAGTGTCAGCGCGACCGTGTACCTGCGCTACGACGGGACTGCGCCGACCACCGCGGCAGGCGGGTTCCACGACGAGATCCCGCCGGGCGGGCGGCTGGAGGTCGCCAAGGAACTGGTCACCCTGGCCGAGTCGTTCATCGCATCGGCCGCCGTGGGCACGCTGAACATCTCCCTTGCGACGGCAGCCTGACATGAGCGATCAGGCACTGATCTCCGCCTACATCTGGGCCGCCTCCGTCATCGTGGTACTGGCCGTCGTCGTGGTACTGGGCGTCGCCCTCGCCTGTGCCGGCCCACTCCGCCGGGCGTTCTTCCGGATCCGGCACGCGATTGCCCGCGCAGTTCATCGCGCGGTACGGAAGGCGGCGACATGGGCTTGACGCTGCCTGGGCTGATCGGCCGGTTTTTCGCCGCCGCGTCGAACATCTTCGCATCCTCCTCGTTCGCCGGAGACACCTGGCCGTCGCTGTACGTGTTCGGAGACGGCCGGATCTACCTCGGAGATGGCACCGAGGACCTGACATCCGGAACGCTGGTCTACACGCTGCCTGAGTTCTACGTCCGGGCGCGGGCTAACCGGATCGGGTTCGTCTTGCGGTCTACCAACATGACTGACCCGGTAGTGCGGAACCTGCTGGAGCTTCAGGACAACATCGGCGCCCCGATTTTCTCGGTTGCCACCAGTGGCGGCGTGTTCCTCAATGACAATTTCGGGCAGTGCTACTCAGTTATCACCCCGCCGAATTTCTTTACCAATATCTACGGGTACATGCAGCTGACGCAGCAGTCCGCGTTCCGCTGCTCGGCTGGCCCGGCGATGAATATCATGACCTGGGCCGACGCGGTGTCGGAAGTGTACCAGCGGGGCCGGGTCGGGACGGCGGGACGGTGGACCGCCACTAACGCCTCATTCGCGTCGGTCAATGTCACCGGCCCGCCGACCGGGATGAACGCGGTACGGCAGTGGTCCTCGACGGCGGCGGGGAACATCGTGGCAACCACCGCGACGGGAACTGCCGGGTATCCGGTGCCGGCGCTGGCATTTGTCGCGGCGATGGTCTTCACCAAGTCGGTGACCGTGGCCCGGTCCAAGACCCTCGGACTGCTGTTCTACAACGCGGCCGGCACCGCTATCGGGTCCGCGACCGTGGGTGCTGCGGTGACGGACACGACGACCGGGTGGACCCGGCTGGACGTGCAGGCCGTCTCCCCCGTAGGGGCCGCATACTGCGCGCTGCAGCTTACCGTCACCGGCTGCGCGGGGGCGGCTGAATTGCACCAGGACTCGGCGGCAGGTATCTGGCCCGGGTGCACCACCAGCCAGGTGACCGCGTGGAACCCGCCGTTCACGTTCCGGCAGGACGCGTTCATGCCAGCCGCGTGGGCCGTGACCGGGTGCACCGGGAACACGGTCACCCCGATCGTCGTCACGGTCGGCGCCGGTCACCCGTTCATGGTCGGCGACACGGTGACGACCACCGCCATCGGCGGGAACACTGCCGCGAACCAGGTCAACGCCGTCATCACCGCGGTCACCGCGACCACGTTCACCATCCCGGGGACCGGGAACGGTGCTTACACCTCCGGCGGGTCAGCGCAGATGATCTACAGCGCTATCGGCCAGTACGACGGGGCGAACGCGGGAGACATCGCGATCCGGGCGGACGGCCCGTCCAACATCGTGCAGCGGTTCTTCACCAACGCGACCGCCGGGATACCGTCCGCGCAACGGTGGGTCGGCGATCCGAGGATCACCAGCCAGCCCGCCAGGATTAACTGGTACGGCGGCAACTACCTCCAGCAGACCGGCTCCGCGGACCTGGACTACACGCTGCCCAACGTGGCGACCGGCATGCTGCACAACGACCCGCCGGACAGCGTGAACCGCGGCGTCATCGCCACCCCCGGCCAGTGGAACCTGATCAACGACGCGTCCAACGCCCAGGCGTTCGGCGGCATGGCCAACTTCGTGCAGGCGGTGCGCAAGAAGTCCACCGGAGCCCCGTATGTGTCGAAAGACGGCATGTTCGCGTTCATGTACGGGCTGTGGGACATGGCAACGGTTAGCTCGGCCGGCGGTGCCTCCCAGATGGCGCAGATTAACGGGACCGGGAACACCGGGGCCATCGCGAACACCTTGCGAGCCCTGATCTGCCAGGCTCGCGCCAGCTCCATTCTGCCGTGGAATGACACGCATTTCGTTCTGACAGGGAACTCGGTGTCCGGGACAGTGCAGTATTCCTGGTCCCAGGGCGGACCGGGAGTAGGCGGGACATTCACTTACTGGCCTACGACGACGAGTTCTACCTTCACGTTTACTATCCCGGCTGATTTTACCGGGGGTGCCGTCACCATCCTGGGACCCGGGGCGCCGGGTGCGTTCGGCGGCACGTTCACGTTCACCGGGACATTGTTTACTACCGGCGGGGTCGCCAACCCAGGTCCACTTTACATCTCCTCGACGTCCCCGGTCGGGGCACGGGCGCGGGTCGCGATCCGGTTCAAGAACCTGACCGCGGCGCACGCCGGCCTCACCATCATCGGGACTACCACCCAGGTTGATGCCACTGGCGGGACAGCGATCGACTGTGCCGCCATCGAAGGGCAGTATCCCAACCTTGTCGCGGTGTTCGGGGTACCCCGGCTCCCGGCGAATGCTAACTACGCTTCGCTGGCAGGGGCAGGCTCGTACTGGAATAGCAACTCAGGATCATCCGGTGACGCTGATGTCAATCAGATGAACGCGGCGCTGAAAGCACTCGTAGCGGAATTCGACAGTTCCGTGTTTTTCGTGGACACCGACGCCGCGCTGCAGAAGCAGGCATCCTTCTTTGCCGCGGACGGCTTTTCCATGAGCGCGCTGGGCGTGCATGCCATGGCATCGCAATTCGTCGCCGCGCTGCAAGCGCAGCTACCGCTCATCGATTTCAGGAATGTCAACCATGATTATCACGATACGACCGTCGTGCCGGTCGGCGGACCGTGGTCCAAGTCCGGCCCGCTGTCCGTCAGCACGGGCGTATCCCGGTTCTATGCCGATGATTACTACTACCTGTCCTCCGTCCGCGCGTCAGTCAACACCGCCCCGGTTGGCGCGAGCATCATCGTGGACGTCCTCAAAAACGGATCCACGATATTCACGACCACCGCCAACCGGCCGACGATCACCGCGGGGACGAACAGCGCCATCTCGGCCGCCCCGCCGGACCTGCTGTTCGTGGTCCCCGGGGATTACCTGACTGTCAATGTCGCGCAGGTCGGAACAGGCAATCCGGGTGCTGACCTGACCGTCAACGTACTCGGCCGCAAGATCCCCATTCCGTGAGAAAAGAGCGCCCATGTCCGGGTACAAGCCAGTCGGTACCGAGCTGCTGTACTCCTATGCCACCCCGGCGACGATCAGCGTGGTGTCCGCGTCGGCGGTAACGATCACCGCCGGGTGGCCCGCCATCGAGATCCCGGCGCATTTCTTCTCCAACGTGGGTGACTGGTCGTCCTCGCTGCGGTTCAGGATGGGCGGGTTCATCACCACCACCGCGACGGTTCCCACATTCCAGTGGGGCCTGGCCGCCGCGATCAAGGCCAGCCCCCCGGCGTTCTCGGCGGCGACGCCGCTCGGCCAGACGGCCGCGGTCATCCCCAGCGCGACCGGCGTGACCGCCGCGTCCTGGTTCCTGGACCTGGATATCACCCTGAAGACGCTGACCGGGGTAGCGACATCGGTCCTGGTCACCATGGGCAAGGTCGACATGCCGGGGATTGTCGCGGCACCGTTCCTGGGCGCGACAGTTCCCGCCGCCGCCGGGGCAAACACGATGTCCACCTACGACGTGAACCAGCCGTACCACCTGTGGCCGTTCCTGACCCTGGGCGCCGCGACGGCAGGCAATCAGGTCACTGCCCAGTACGCGAAATTGTATGGCGAGAATTTACCGGAGCGAGAACTAGCAGGAAATGGCGGTAACTGATGGCCGGCACGACGAACATCCCGCTGACCACCCTGGCTCCCGGCACGTACAGTTTCGGGCCGGCGGCCCTGGCCGACACCGACTCCCAGGCCGTGCTCACGGTTGACCGTACCCCGGCGGGCGGGCTGAATTCCGCGCCCGTCACCACGACAGTGCAGATCATCGTGCAACAGAGCGACGACGGCGGCGCGACCTGGGTGCAGCGAGTCGCGTACACCCTGTCCGGCGGGTCCTACGCCAAAGGAGCCAACCCGCCGGTCACCACATCCGGGTGCGTCTGCAACTTCCAGCCCGCAACGGGCCGCGAGGTCCGGGCGCAAGTCGTCGTCGCGGGGGCCTCCATCGCGGTAGCGGGCAGCCTAGTCATCTCCTGATCTGCCGTATGTCTTCGTAACTCGCGCCAGGAGGTGACCGGGACGTGACGACGCTGACGGTTACCGCCACCCAGGGCACAAGCAGCGCAACCGGAATGCTCATGCGCATCCGGGTACTCACCGGGGCTGCCGCCGCCGCCGCCCAGACCGGAGGCTCAGTTGCGGCCGGCGGCGGGGCCACGTCATCCGTTAACATCACGACGACCGTTGCCGGATCTCTCGTTTACGGCGCTCTCGGAAACCAGGGTTCCTGTGCCACCGGGGAACCGTCCACCACCATCGTTGATAATTTCGATGACACGGTAGCCGGGCAGTGGTACGGCTCGTACCGCACCACCGCCGTCACCGGGACGCCCGGGGTGACGCTTGTCGGGTCGACCGTCAGCAACGGCTTCGGGTCGATCGCGGCGCAGGAAATCCTGGCCAGCGGGACCATCGCCGAAGACGCCTCCGCGCCTGCTGTCGTCAGCAGTAACTCCCTGACCGCGCTGACCTCGGCTAGTTTCACCCCGCCGCCTGGCAGCCTGATCGCCGTCATGATCCAGTGCGACGGGACGGCCAGCGGATTCGAGACCTGCACGGTCACCGATACGGGCGGCGGCCTAACCTGGGCGCAGAAGGCCAACACCAGCGCGATCAGCGGCTGCCTGTATGCCGGCGTGTGGATCGCGGACGTGCCGGCTAGCGCAGCAGCTTCCGCGCAGTCCGCGCTCGTTCAGCGCGGGCGCCTGCGCCGGAACCGCGGGCGCGGGCGCCGCCAGCAGCTGCAGGTCAATCCCGGTCGGCCGGGCTTCGAGGGCTGGGGGCACCCGCTGTGAGCCTGCTCCTGCTGTTCGGCGGATCCGTCACCTTCCCCGGAACCGTCACCCTGGGCGGGGCCGGGTCCCTGGGCACCGCCGCTACCCAGCTGCCCGCAGCCGTTACCCTGTCCGGCACCGGCTCGCTGGCCGCGCTCGCCACCCAGCTCCCGGCCGTCATTACGCTGGGCGCGGCCGGCTCGGTCGGCAACCTGGACATCACCAGAGCCCCGGTCACCCTGGGAGCTGCCGGATCCCTGAGCACCGCTGCCGTGCAAGGCGCCGGCGCCACCCTCGGGGCCGCGGGATCGCTGACCGCCCCGTCCGTCCTGATTCCCGCCGCCGTCACCCTGGCCGGCACCGGATCCCTGGCCGCGCTCGCTACCCAGCTCCCGGCTGCCGTCACCCTCGGAGCGACCGGTTCTATCGGGAACCTGGATATCACCGGAGCCCCGGCTATCCTTGGCGGTGCAGGTGCGGTCACGACAGCCGCCGTGCAGGGTACAGGTGCGGTATTCAGCGGGGCCGGCCAGCTGACCGCACCTTCCGCGCAACTGGCCGGGGCGGTGCTTGGCGCTGCGGGCTCGCTGGCCGCGCTCGCCACCCAGCTCCCGGCCGCCGTCACCCTCGGCGCCGCGGGCTCGGTCGGCAACCTGGATATCACCGGGACACCGGTCACCCTCGGCGGTGCCGGCTCGATCACGACGGCTGCCGTGCAGGGCGCCGGGGCGACGCTGGGCGGTGCAGGATCGCTGGGCACGGCCGCCATCCAGCTGGCCGGGGCGGCACTCGGTGCGACGGGCTCGCTGGCAACAGCCGTTATCCAGCTGGCCGGGGCGGCACTCGGCGGCGCGGGCTCGCTGGCGGCCATGCCGGGAGGAACCGGGGCCGGGGTCGTGACACTCAGCGGCCAGGGCTCCCTGAGCGCTCCTGCCGTCCAGGGGGTCATCGTCACCCTAGGCGCGGCCGGGAACCTGTCCGCAGCCGCTGTGACCGCTGCCGGGGCCACCCTGGGCGGAGCAGCCTCCATCGGTACCCCAGGTGCTGTCCAGCGCGCTCCCGCGACGCTGGGAGCGGCAGGCTCGGTCGGGAACCTGGATATCACCGGGGCTGGCGCCGCGTTCGGGGCAGCCGGAACGCTGACGACTGCGGCTGTCCAGATGGTGCCTGCCGTGCTCGGGGGCGCCGGATCGCTGAGCACGGCAGCCATCCTGAGCGCGAGCACGGTCCTGGGTGCTGCCGGGGCGGTAACGGCCTCCGCCATGATCGTGCTCCCGGGTACGGCTGCCCTGAACGCGGCCGGATCGGTGACCGCCGGGACAGGCGGCAGCGGCAGCGGAACGCTCGGGGCGGCCGGAACGCTGACGACAGCGGGAACCCTCGCTCCCCCGGTTACCCTGGCCGGGACCGGCGCCCTGAGCGTCCTCGCCGTCCAGGGCGCCGCCGCTGCGCTGGGCGCCGCCGGGTCACTGATCGCGGTCACGGCCCTGGGCGCGGTCACGACGCTGGGTGCCGCGGGCTCGCTAGGCACCCTGCCGCCGTCTCAGGGCGGCAGCCTGAATGGCCAGGGCACGCTGAACGCCTCGCTCAGCACGATTCTCGTCCCGGTTACCCTGTCTGGCACCGGGTCGCTTGCCACGCTCGCGGCACTGCGGGCCACCGCCATCCTGACCGGAACCGGGATCCTGACGGCCGGGGCTGCCCAGCTGGCCGGGACGACCCTGGCCGCGGCCGGATTGCTGACCGCGCTCGGCACTACGCACCCGCCCCAGATCAAGGGCTTCAGCACCGCGTACGGCGTGACCCGGCCCGTGCAGTCAGCGGCAGCCGTGACCGAAGCCGCGGGCATGTCCGCCAGCGTGACCGAGACCGCCGGATCGTCTTCCGGCGTATCCTGATGACAGGCCAGCCGCGGTCAGACGGTCCGTGCGGGGTTCCGGCGTGAGGAGCCCGGGTGACGGCGACCGTCTTCTACGACAACGTGAACGAAGTGGCCCTGATCGCCAACACGTTCACCAACGCCGCAGGAGTCCCGGCTGACCCGACCACGGTATCCTGCGTCATCACCGACCCGGCGGCCACCGTGGTCACGCACTCCTACGCCGGGACGCTGCCCGCCGATATCGTGAAGGTGAGCACCGGCAAGTACACGCTGGCCGTGCCGTGCTCGCCGGCCATCGCCGGGGTTGACGGGCTGTGGGGTGCCGGGTGGATCGGCACCGGGGCGGTTTCCGATGTCCAGCCGGTCACCTGGCGGGTCCTGCCGTTCAGCACGTCCCAGCTGTGGTACATCGGCCTGGAGGAATTCAAGGACCGTCTCGGCATCACCGACAATACCGACGATTACGCCTGCCAGACCGCGATCGCTGCGGCAAGCAACTGGGTCAATGAATATACGGGACGGCATTTCAACCGGGTCACCGAGACGCGCACTTTCGTCCCGTATGACATTTACCGGCTGAACGTCGACGACATCGTGCCCGGCACGGCGATCACGCTCAACGTCGATTTCGACGGCGACGGGACTTACGAGCAGGCCTGGGTCAAGGATGTCGATTACCAGCTGTTCCTGGGCAGGAACACGTTCAATACCGGCTCGTCCGGGGTGCAGCGGCCGTATGAGAAAGTCCGGGTGATCACCTCCGGGCGTACCTTCCCGTTCTTGTGGCCGTTCGCCCCGCTTAACCGGGTGCAGATCGCGACGACGTGGGGCTGGCCCGCGATCCCGCCGGCTGTCCCCGAGGCTACCCGGATCCTGGCCGCGGACGAGTTCAAGATGAAAGACGCGCCTTTCGGCGTCGCAGGTGTCTCCGACTACGGCATCGTGAGAATCCAGAGCAACCCGTGGCTGGTGGAGAACCTGCGCCCTTACGTGCGAGGTCGTCGTAAGGTCGGAGTATGAGGCATATCCGGAAGCATTCACGGACACGGCGCATACTGATCGATTCTCACGACTTGCGTTTCGGCTTGTTCTATGTAAAGAAACATAGTGCATGGATCCATCTGCCCGGAGTGGTCATTCGCCTGAAAGGAGACGGCTGATGTTCATCCTGACCACCGTGAATTGCAGCGCGCTGGTGCCCGTGATCATTCCGAGAGCAGGCGCGGGCAGCCGGGGCGGGCGCGGGCGGTGAAGATCATGATCCTGGCCGGATGGCGGCGGCTGATCATCCAGGCGGGCGGCTGGTCCCTGATCGATCTCGATATCCTCAGCCCGCTGCGCAGCCCGGCAGCGGTCCGGTCTGTTCCCGACGTGCCCGGCACGGACCCGCGCAGTACCACGGGCGCCCAGGTTGAGCAGGCCGGCGAGCCCGCGCCCGGGTTCGGGTTCCGCGGCAGTATCGCCACCGTCGTGGCCCGTGACAACAGGAAAGACTGACATGGCGGTCAAGATCGGCGTGGTAGGCGACCTGTCGTTCGGGGACCCGGGGCGGCTGGCCGCGGTGCTCGACGCCGCGCTGATCGCCTGCGATTACGTGGTTCAGGTAGGCGATCTGCATCCGGCCTATCCCCAGGTGACCTCCCGGTACGCGACTAGCGGGCATAAGCTGTTCCCGGTCCCGGGCAATCACGACGTGGATTACAACTCGATCGGCTGCCCGCGCACCTGGCGGCTGGACCTGCAGGCACCCTCAGTGACCCTGCTTGGCCTGGATAACGCGGCCGGGTCGCTGAGCCCGGATTCCAAGGTCCTGTTCAACGCGGCCAAGACCGCCCGGTTCGAGTTCGTTTTCGCGCACATGCCGCCGTGTGAGCTGGTTCTCCCGGATGGAAGCACTAACGGGCATAACATGGCCGAAGCCGGCGGCGGTGCCGACGCGGACTGGCTGACGAACATGCTGAAGACCCGGGCTGACGCCATGTTCTGCGGGCATTACCACGGCTGGACCTATCAGCAGGCCCCGTTCGGGCCGATTATCGTGGACGGCCGGGGTGGCGCGGCGCCTGAGCTGGCCTATACCCTGCTCACCGTTACAGACGAAGGCTGGGTACTTCACTCAGTTGGGGTGTGACATGGCCGCCCAGCCGCGCAAGGCTAAGCGCTCCCCAGCTCAGGTCAAGGCGAGCCAGGCGTTCGCGCGGGCCGGGCGCGCGGCCCAGGCTAAGGTCCGGCAGGCGGCAATCGCCAAGACCGGCAAGCCGCCGCCCCGCAGCAGGAAGCAGCAGGCAGCGTCCCGGAACTTCGCCGCGGCCGGGCGCGCGGCCCAGGCAGCCCGGCGGGCAGGCAAGCAGCCAGTCAAGCCGAAAGCCGTGGCAGCCCCGTGCCCGGATATGCTCGGTTCAGCCGGGAGCCTCAATAAGCCGGCCCCCCAGTTGCGCCCAACCGGGCTCCCGGCACCGCTGAACTCCCAATTCCAGTTGGAGCCAGGGCCGTTCATTCCAAGTGAACCGGCCTTCTCGTTGCACCGCCTGCCCGCCTGCGGCCCGGTCGCGCTGGCTGAGCACCTGGCCGTCTTCACCGGGATCCTCGTCCCGGACGAGGCCATCCTGGCGCTGCATGACCGGGCTGGGGTGATCAGCCTGGACGGCCTGCTCGAACGCGTCGCGGCGGAAGGACTGGCCGGGCCGGAGACGAGACTGGCCCACTTCGAACGGTGCGATCCGGATACGGCCGTGCCCGGCCTGATCTACGGGATCCAGCTGCGCGTCGGCTACCATGCGGTACTGCTGCGGCCGGACGGCATGCTGAGCTGGGGTCAGGTAATGCCCCGGCACGGCGTCCCGGCAGAGGCCTGGTGGCTGGAGTGGGAGGCGGAGTGAGCCCGGCCCGGCGTCGCAAGCGGAAACGACTGCCGTGGATGGTCCGGGCGATGGCAGCTATCCTCACGACCCGGAAGAGGAAGCGGAAACGGGAACCGGGCGACGTCGCGGAGGCTGAATGAACGAGCAGCCGGAGAGCGGGGAGAACCCGGAACTGCCGGGCCTGGAAGAACTCCTGCGCGCATCCCAGGGCATCACCCCGGACATGACCGGCGCGATCAGCGCGATGGCCTCGGTTCACGCCCAGTGGCGCCAGGCGTGGGCGGACACCGGCAAGTTCACTGACGAGGAAACGTTCGAGCTGGTCCGCCTCTTGGTAGCCTCGTCTGCCGGGGGAATCCGCTCGCTCGGGTTATCCTGGCTGCCGGAGGGACGTACTAGTCACCGCCGCCCGGGAAGCTAGCCGGAAAATCGCGACCCCGGGCAGGAGCGTGAGTAGCCGGCTCGGCGCGCTCTCCCTCCGGATATCTGGCACACTGGTAAACGCAGCGGGCCGGAGGAACCGGACCCAGGGCAGGCATCACCGGAGCCCCTGCCCTCGTGCCTGACCTCACCCCGGACACCGCGGCCGAGCAGCACCGCCTGCTTGCCCAGGCTGACGCGATGGACGGCCTGCCGCAGGCTCCCGCGGGTACCCGCCAGGACCGCGGCGACCGGGCCGGCGAGGCTCGCGCCCTGCTTCAGGATCTCGCCGTGAAACGAGACGAGATCCGGCGGCTGCGCCGGGAAGCCTTCCGCTCCCATTCGCTGGGCCGCTGGGTCACCCTGGTAATGCGCGATCAGGCCGGCGGGGTCTTCTCCGGCCACCAGCTGTGGGCGCGGAACCCGCATGTCCGGTCCGGCAGCCAGCTCACGTTCGGTGAGCGGTCCGCCGACATCATGCGGAATGCGTTCGGGTCCTGGGCGTTCGTCGGCGGGTTCCTGGCGTTCATGGCCTCCTGGATGATCCTGAACTCCGTCCTGCTGGCTCACGGCGGGTTCGACAAGTACCCCTGGATCCTGCTGAACCTGGGCCTGTCGATGATGGCCGGGCTGCAGGGCGCGCTGATCCTGATCGCCGCCAAGCGGGCCGACCGGGTGCAGGCAGAGCAGGCCCTGGCGCACTACGCCGAAACCTCCAAGCTGGATGCGCTGCAGACCCAGAACAACGAGATGACCGCACGGATCGAGACGGCTACTAGCCTGCTCGCCGAAATCCACCGGCATGTCAGCGCGCTGTCCCCGGAAGCCGGCACGTTCAGCCCGGATGAGGTCCCGCCGGAGAACGGCTATGGCTGATGAAAGCCCCCCGGTCATGCTGGACTGGTCGCTGTGGTGCGGTCGGCATCTGGAGCCGTACCGGGCACGGTGGCCGGAAGGCGCGATGGTCGCGATGATGCGGCTGTTCGACGCGGCCGTGAAGATGCCCGCCGTGGCCGAGGCAGCCGGGCATAAGACGGAGAACCTGACCGGGGCGCTGCAGCGATTCGCGCCGCTGTGCTGCTTCATCAGCCGGGACGAGCTGGAAGCGATCTACGCCGAGACAGTGCTGCTGCCCCCGGGAGCCGGCCATGGCTAACCTGATCGCCATCCGGAACGCGATCGCCGCGAATATCACGAAGTACACCGGGCTGCGCGCGGACGGCCAGGCCCGTGATTCCGTTACGCCGCCCTGCGCAGTAGTGCTGCCCGGCAGCCCGTACATCACCTATGCCGTCACCATGGACGGCGCGCTGAATTTCAATTTCATCGTCCTGCTGATCATCTCCGATGCCGCCCCGGTGGAGAAAACCCAGCGAGCCCTGGACGCGCTGCTCGGCGCGGGCAAGAGCACAGACGTGACCGGATCGGTCCCGATGGCGATCGAGCAGGATAACACCCTCGGCGGGACGGTGGATTTCATCCAGTCGGTCACGGCTACGAATTACGGCCGCATCGATTACGCCGGCCAGACGTATTTCGGGGCCAGGGTTAACTGCGTCGTAGGAGGAATGTGATGGTCACCACCGCCTGGCACGTCGAGCGCGTGCGGATCGAGGAGTACCCGGTCCCGGGCAAGCCGCTCGGCCGCCATGTCTACCACGATTCCCGGAACAGGGCCTACCCGTGGCCCCGGCAGGCCGGCCGGGAACTGACCTCCCAGCTGTGGACCCGGCACACGCCGATCCTCGATCAGGGATCTATCGGGTCATGCTATCCTCCGGGTGTGAGGATACGAATGGCTGATGGCAGTGAACGGCCCATTGAAGACGTGCGGCTCGGTGAGCACGTAGCTACGGCCGAAGGGAATACTGGCCGCGTCATGCAGACAATGATCCGAGACGAGGATGGCGGTCTTATCCGCCTGATCTTGTGGGGGCACAGTCACCTGCGCATGACCCGCGAGCACCCGGTCCTGACCAAGCGCGGTTACATCCCGGTCAGCAAACTTCGCGTCGGTGATCAGGTAGCCCTCACTCGGTACTTGCCAGAGCAGTACACAACTCATGTCGTCACAGCCGGGCACATTGCTCAGCCAAGTCACCGGGTTGTCCGGGGTACCCGCTGGCAGGGGCTTCCCGGACGCCGCGGGCTAACTGCAGGCAGTCACATCATCCCGGAAAAGATCGAGCTAACTCCGGCATTCGGGCGGCTTATCGGGCTATTTCTGGCAGAGGGCAACATCGATGAAGCCAAGGTGGTCTTCTCCCTGCACCTGAATGAGAAACCCACGCTAGGTGACGAGATTGCCTCAATCATGTCGGCCTACGGTGTCCAGGCTTCCCGGCGGGACCTGCCAGAGCACCACGGTCACAAGGTCAGCGTGCACGGCACCGGATGGGCACGGCTCCTGTCATCGCTATGCGGGAACGGTGCGGGACTCAAACGCCTGCACCCTGACCTGACTTCTGGCCCGCCGGAATTTCTGGAGGCAGTCTTGTCCGGTTGGCGAGATGGGGATGGCCACCGTAAGAAGGATGCCGCTGAGCATACCGGGATCACGATCAGCCACGATCTTGCCCTGGCCATGTACGACATTGCCCAGGCTCTCGGCTACCGGCCAGTCATCCGCCATACCCCGCCAGTCGTTAACGGGTTTGCTCGGACCCGGCAGTGGCGCTGGGAAGTAGCTACATCGGGCTTGAACGCCCGGAATTACAGCACCCAGGATGATCAGCATGTCTGGCGGAAGGTTCGCGAGATCCGGCTGGAGGATTACATCGGACCGGTTTATGACCTGACCGTGGAAGGCGATCACTCCTATGTTGCCGAAGGTGTCGGCGTACACAACTGCACCGGTAACGAGGAAGCAGGCGCGCTCGGCACCGACCCGCTGTTCGCCGCCCTGCGCAGCGGCTACCCGGTGCTGGACGAAGCGCTGGCGGTCAGGATCTACTCGATGGCCGAGACCATCGACGGGGATGGCCCGTACCCGCCGAACGACAACGGATCGTCCGGGCCGTCCGCTGCCCAGGCCGCGAAGAACCTCGGCCTGATCGCCGGGTACCTGCACTGCTTCAGCCTGGCTGACGTGCTCGACGCGCTGGAGGCCGGCCCGGTCGGCATCGGCGCCAACTGGTATGACTCGATGGATTCACCGGACAGCTCGGGCCTGGTGGTCATCAGCGCGGGCGCTCAGGTCCGCGGCGGCCACGAGTTCCTGTGCCGGGGCAAGGACACCGACGCCCGGCTCCTGCACTTCGACAACAGCTGGGGCACGTCATTCGGCGTCAACGGCAGCTTCTCCATGGGCTACGCCACCCTGGAGCGGCTGCTGGCCGAGCAAGGCGACGCCACCGTCTCGCTGCCGCTGACTGCACCCGCTCCGGTACCCGTCCCTGTTCCCGTGCCAGTACCGCCGGCTCCTGTCCCCACGCCGCCGAACCCCGGCCCGGACACAGATCCCGCCGACGATGCCCTGGCCAGGACCGTCTCCAACTGGGCGCAGGGGCATCACACGGGATCGAACGAGCGCGCCGCCAGGGCCATCCAGGCGTGGCTCACGGCGAAGGGGCTTTAGGTGGAGCCCCCGCTGATCCCGCCGGAGGAGTTCGTCGCCCAGGTTAACGCGCGCAACCCGGGCCTGCCGTACCGGACCGCGCTGGATCCGCTGATGATGCTGCTCTGGCACACCGTCTCGGCCCCGCCGGAGCGCGACCAGCTGACGATCATCACGGGCTATTGATGAGCGGCTGGCCCGGGTCCCGCTGCTGTGGACCGCGGCCGGGCTGATGCTTGGTAACGAGGCTGTTCAGGACAAGTACGACTACGAAGGCGCAACAGCCTGAATTACCCAGGTTTCGCCCCGGACGAGCATTCCGATCGTCGTCTTTCCCATGCAGAACTCCCGTGCCAGGCTGGCCTGAGACTCCCCGGCAGCATTCCGTGCCCGGATCTGCTCAACAAGTTTCCAGGTCAGCTTGGCACGGCCGTTCTGCTCGCCGGCGGGTTCCGTGCCGTCCCGCCAGCGGTCCTCCTGGTTGCGTTTTGGCGTCCCGTAGTAGAGATTGTCCGGGCTGCAGTCGGTCTGCCCTGCTGGACCATGGCAGACCTGGTGTCCTGGCGGGCGTTTCCCGATCCAGGTCTGGGCAACCAGGGTGCCGACATAACAGTTGGTACTCTCTCCGTTGACACTGAGGAGAACCATCAGGCGCTCATATTCGCCGCTTGGATAGGCTTTGCGGATACCCCCGCGCGTACCGGGCCGGGGAAGGCTGCGGATACGTCCGTGACTAGAGGCGTCGTAGAAACCTTCAAGGCCAGGAATCGCCCGCCACTGCTCGGGCTCGCTAAGATAGCTCACAGCGCAGGTCCAATCTGCGTCAGGTGGCCCGGTCGCTGCCCTGGACGGCACGGCCGGGCTGATACCTGGATGTTACCCGCGGCTGCGGCCTTCTGGAGCCAGCCTCTCTCGTTTCACGGAGGGAGGTGATGCTAAGTGCGTGTTCTGATTTGTCACCCAGGACCCGATTTTTCCGTAGCAGATGTTTATGCGGGCTGGACCGAAGGCCTGAAAGAAATGGGTTGTGAAGTGGCCGGATACAATCTTTTACCCAACGACAGGCTCATTTTCTACTCGCTGGCCCTGATCGACAGCGGGGAAGAGGATGAAACCGGGCACCCGATCGTGCGCCAGGCGATGACTCAGGAGCAGGCTTTTGCTGCTGCTATGCAGGGATTGAGTCATGCCTGTTATACTTTCTGGCCCGATGCCATCTTGTTTATCAGCGGGTTCTTTCTCAATGCCGCTACTTACGAGCTACTGCGCAGCCGTAAGCACAAGCTAGTCATCCTGAATACAGAATCGCCTTATTTACCAGGACAACGAGCAGCTGACCCGCGGGCAGCTCGCGCACCTGAACCTGCTGAATGACCCCACGAACCTGGAATCGTTCAGGAAAGTGACCCCGGCTGAGTACATGCCGCACGCCTACCGGCCTTCCGTGCATTATCCCCGGCGGGGACCGCGCAACCCGGAACTGGTCAGCGACCTGTGCTTCATCGGCACCGCATTCCGGAGCCGGGTGGAGTTTTTCGAGAAGATGGACCTGGCCGGGCTTGACGTGCTGATCGGCGGAGCCGACTGGGGCTCGGTCGACCCGGGCAGCCCGCTGGCGCCGTTCATCGGGTCCGGGGTCGGCAACCCCGATTGCGTCGACAACACCGAGGCGGCCAGGCTGTACCGGCACGCGAAAGCCGGCCTCAACTTCTACCGGCGGGAAACCGCCGAGGCCGAGAACTGGGACGGCACCGCCTGGGCGATGGGGCCGCGGGAGATCGAGCTGGCCGCCACGGAGCTATTCTTCCTCCGGGATCCCCGGCCCGAGGGCGACGAGGTGCTGTCTATGCTGCCCACGTTCACCGGTCCGGAAGACGCGAGCGGGAAGCTGCGCTGGTGGCTAGCGCACGACCGCGAACGGGAGAAACGAGCTGCCCAGGCCCGCGCTGCGATCGCGGACCGGACGTTCACCGCGAACGCCCGCCGCCTGCTCCAGCTGCTTGACAGGATCTGAGGGTTATCTCTCCGGGGGCAGCCCGAGCATGGCGTTCAGGCCCTCATCCGCTATCGTGCCGCTGATATCGATACTGAGCGGCGGGATGCTGCTCAGCAGCCTGATCGCCCCGGCTGCCCTCCGGATATGTTCCGTGAATTCCCGGGTGTCCTGCACGACGACGCAGCTCGCGTCCGCGGCGGCCTGGTACAGGTTTCCCCAGACATCCTGCGGCGGGGAAGGCCGGGCGATCGGGTCCAGGACGATCCGCAGCCTGATCATGTGATCACCTCCAGGCCAGGTTACCCAGGCTGTCGTCGGTCTTGCCGCCGGGGCCGTGTCTCGCTCTCCGGCCGCTGCCCGGCCCGCGGAACGCCCGCAGGACGAGGCTCCCTACCGTCACTGTCGTGATCCGGCCGTACTTCGAAAGCGTTACCACCCGATAGCCTTTGCTGTTCAGCTGCGGCGCGAGCAGGCCGCCGGCCGTGGCCGCCCTCGGCAGCGAGTACACCTGACCGCAGCAGCTCACCTCGTAGAAGCCGGCGTACCGGGGTACCGGCAGCCACTGCTCCCTGCCTGCGCACATGAGGCCCGTACCGTGCTGCATCGTAATGAGCGTTGCCGCTCCAGCACGGGCCGGGCCTCGACTTTCCCAGGATACAGGATTGGGATCCGGGAGTTCATGAACTAGGCAACTTAAACTGATGCCGACGTTGCCGAGGCCCGTAGCTGCCCACCAGGCGTACGGATGTGGAGCCGGCTCCCTACTGTTCCTTAGAGGGAGCACAGTTGTCCCGCATTCACGGACGTAACGGAGTGGCGTACGTTTCTGTAGACGGCATTGGTGGCGCAAACCCTGTTGCGAGCCCCATGGCGTTCCTGAGTGACTGGAGCATCAACTTCACCGTCGCGAAAGTTGATGTTACCGCCATGCTCGACTCGAACCTCATTTACGTTGCGGGACTCCCGGACGCATCGGGAGACTTCACGGGGTTCTACGACACCGCGACTGCTCAGACGTACGTCGCGGCTACAGACGGCCTTCCGCGAAACTTCTATCTCTACCCGTCCAACCTGGCCGCTCAGATGTCACCAGTGCCCCAATATTTCTTTGGTACTGTCCTGCCCGATTATTCACTCGCAGGTGGTGTCGCCGCAGCCGTATCACTCAAGAGCACTTGGAACGCGGCCAGCCGGATCCAGCGGTACCCGGTTTACGGCCTGCCGGGCACCTGACAAGTCCCGGGGCGCGGAACGTGGGAAGCCGCGCCCCGGTTCCCCGTTTCTGGCATGGCCCGCTGCGCACGGGAGCTGCCCCCGTCTCGTGAGAGGAGGCAGCCATGCCCGAGGAAGCAGGGCTGGACATCGATTTCGACGCCGAGCTGGCCAGGATCCAGGGCACGGGCGCCGGGGTACCGCAGCCGCCGCCCGCCGCCGAGGTGGAGGTCACCGAGGGCACGATCGTCACCTCGGACCGCACCGTGGAATTCATGGGCGAGCGGTTCCGTATCAGCGACAGGATCGGCCTGATGCCGATGCTCAAGTTCTCCGCGCACGCGGACATGAGCACGTCCGACCCGGGTGCCCTGGCCGCCATGTACTCGATGCTGAAGGACTGCATCTATCCCGGCCAGCCCGGCTGCGGGAACTGCAAGGCCTGCAAGGCGGACGACGAGCGCGCGTGCAAGGACTCCGACCCGGGCGACTGGCGCAGGTTCGAGCAGCACGCCATCGACGCCAAGGCTGACGCCGACGACCTGCTGGACGTCATCACCAGGGCGATCGAGCTGATCTCGGGCCGCCCTACCGAGCCGCCCTCACCCTCCTCGGCTGGTCGGCGCAGCACGCGGGACGCCTCGATGGCACGCTCCTCCGCTCGTCGGGCCAGGGGATCGAGGCGCTGACCGTCCGGCAGTGCTGCAACGTCGCCTACTCGATCCTGACCGAGGGCCGCAGCGACCAGGAGCTGGAGGAGCTGGACTTCGAGATCGGCATGGCCGAGAGCCCGGAGGCCGAGGCGATGCGGGCGCTGCGCGAGCACCAGGAGGCGATGGGCATGAAGTTCGCGGACCCGGATGCCCCGGTCATGGCACCGCTGGGCAGCCAGGACGAGGAGTTCCGGTAGTGGATGACTTCGGCCGCCATCTCGGGTGCCTGCTGTACGGGCTCCTGGGCCTGGCCGCGGGCGGCATCCTCGTCGCGGTCGTGCTCGCGTGCCTGATCCTGGCGGGCGTGCTGTTATGGCCGGCGATATCGCGTGGGACGATGCCGCGCTGTATGACCTGCTGCACTCCCCGGTCGGGCCGGTCGGGGAGCTGATCGCCGAGCTGAGCGAGCGCGGCGCGGCCGTGGCCCGCGCGGTGGTCCCGATCCGCCGCAGCCGGGCCGGGCATAACAGCACCGCTAAGCCGCCCGGGTTCACCAAGGCCGGCATCCGCGTGCACGGCCCGGTTACCGGCAGCCGCGGCGGCCTGTACGGGGGCGTGAATGCGCCTTTCGACCCGGGCGCCTTCCTGGAATACCCGGCTGAGCAGATGTCGAGAACCTACCCGTTCCTCACGACCGGCATGAATTCGCTGGAGTTGTTATGGCCGGCCGCAAACTCGGCGACGTGTTCTTCGTGGTCAGCCCGGAGACTAAGTACTTCCGGGCGGAAACCGACGCCGGGATCAAGCGCGCTATCGCCGGGATGAAAGTGACCGTACCGGTCGGCGCGGACGCCAGGAGCGCGATCGCCACGATTGACGGCCTGCAGGCCAAGATGAAGGCCGTCGCCGCCAGGCTGTCCGACCTGCGGATCGGCGCCGACGATAAGGCAGCCGAAGCCGTGATCGTCCGGCTGCAGGCCAAGCTGGCCGCGCTGGCCAAGGCTGTCTCTGCTATCACGATGACCGCGGACACCACCAAGCTGGACGCCTCTATCGCCAGGGAGAAGGCAAAGCTGGAAGCGCTGCGCCTGGCTGCCAGTGACCTGAAGATGGACGCCGACAGCACGGCCGCCGTCGCGAAGATCGCCGCCCTGGAAGCACAGGCGTTCCACCTCGGCAAGAGCCTGGATAAGCTGACCGCCGATGTCGATATCGACCGTGCGCTTACCAAGATCTACGCGATCGAGGCCGAGCTGAAAGTGCTCCGGTCCCGTGCTGAAGTCATCCGGCTGGACGCGGACTCCAAGGCCATCACCGCCGCGATCACCGCGACCGAGGCCTCGATCGCGGACCTGTCCCACAAAGCAGCGGACATCAAGCTGGGCGCCAGCATCGACACCGGCAAGCTGCTGACCGCCGAAGCCGGGCTGCTCGGCATCGAGGCGGCCGTAGAGAAACTAACCCCTGTCGCGGTCAAGGGCGATGCCGCGCTCGGCGCGCTCGGCGCCGCCCTCACCGGAACCGGTACCGGCTGGGGATTCCTGACCCGGAACATCGCGCTGTTCGGCGGCATATTCAACCGGGTACTGCCGATGGTCGCCACGTCCGTCGCGGTCTGGCACGTGCTGGCCGACGCGGTTATCGAAGTCGCCGCGGTCTGGATCCCGGCGGGCCTGGCCGTGGGCGCCTTCGCCATCGCGGCCTCTGACGCGGCGACGGAAATCCAGCGGCGGATGACCGCCGTGCACACCGTGATGGACGCTACCGGCCAGTCCGTCCCGCCGCTGACCCGGGCCATGGAGAACCTGCATAACGCGGTACGGCCCCAGGTCTACCAGCTTTTCGGTGACGCCCTGACCGTCATGAACTCCCGGACGGGGACATTCGCGCAGGTAGCCAAGCAGACCGGCACGGTGATCGACCAGCTCGCCGCCCGGATGGTGTACGCCGTCACGGCCGGCAACAAGCTGGGCACCAGCACTACCCAGCTCAGCGGTTTCTGGAAGACCGCCATCACCGACGCGTCCAAGCTGGGCGATTCCATCGGCAACCTGTTCGGGATCTTCGGCAATCTTTTCCGGGCCATTCCCGGGTTCGCCGCCGGGCTGCTCACCATCGGGGACGACTTCACCAAGATCCTGGAGACAGCTTCGGCCGCCGCCATCCCGGTACTCAAGTGGGTGCTGCTGCTGCACGGCTACATCCTCTACACCGGGCTCGCGGTCACCGGGACGCTGGCGTTCATCGGCGCCGTCGCCAACCTGGCCAAGCAATTCGTCACCTTCGCCGCCGGGTCCGTGCTGGCCGGAGTAGGCGCGCTGAAGGCCTTCGGGTCGACCCTGGTCAGCATCGGGCTGGCCCTGGCCGGCTACGTGGAATCGATCATCGTCGCGGACGGGGCCTCGGCCAGTTTCGCCGCGGCGCTGGCCCCGCTGGCCGCCAACCCGATGATCTGGGTGGCGGCTGCCGCCGTGGCCCTGGGCGGCCTGGTGTACTGGCTGGTCACGAGCAAGGACGCCGCGCAGCAGTTCAACGCCTCCATGCAGCAGACGATCCAGAACGCGCCGCTGTCCAACGTGGTAACCGTGATCCAGCAGGCCCAGGCGTCTACCGCCGCCCAGCTGGCCGCCGCTAACGTCAGACTCGCCAAGACCACGAAGGCGAACAGCGTGGAGCAGCTGGCCGCCGCGAGGGCCGGCGGGAACGCGAACAGGGCCTACCAGCAGGCGCAGCTGTCCGCTTTCCAGTACCAGCAGGGCCTGCAGCAGGTAAACGCCCAGGCCGCCCTGGTGAATGGCCGGGTCGGCGCGCTGTCCAAGACCTACGGCGGCAACACCGCCGCGCTCGGCATCCTCAATGCCGCCGGGATCACCACCACCCAGATCACCGACACGAACGCCGTGCACTGGGCGCAGGCGCTCATCCAGGTCAACTCCACGATTGCCGCATACCAGGCGATGGGCATCCAGGCCGGGGTTCTCGGTAACGACCTGGACGTGCTCGGCCGGACCGTCACCGACCAGTACGCCGCCGTGCAGAAGCTGAACCAGGCCTGGGGCAGTTTCATCAGCGACGTCACCGGGACCCAGGGCAGTTTTGACACGGTGGCGCAGGGCTTCTCTACCCTGGACGACCATTCCGGGAACCTGATCCTGCGCCTGGGCAAACTGCGAGTGAGTTACAAGGATTCCCAGGCGGCCATCGACTCGCTGACCCCGGCCGGCGTCGCGCTCAACCAGGCGTTCGGGGATCAGGTCGTCAACATCGACAAGCTGTTCTCCTCCTGGCGTACCGCGGGCGTGGCCGGCAACCTGTTCAACCAGGGTGTCGCCGCTGCCATCGCGCCGATGGAGAAATACGCGGTCGGAAGCCAGGAAGCCACCGCGCAGCTGATCGCGCTGGCCCAGGAAGCCGGATACCAGGGACCTGTCTCCCTGCAGGCGATGAACAAGTACCTGGGCATCTCGAACAAGATGCTGGGCGACACTGCCGGGGCCACCCAGAAGGTCAAGGACGTCACCAACCAGGCCACAGTCCAGGAAGCCCTGCTTACCGGGGCGATGCAGAGTCAGGGCGCTGTCATCGCCAACCAGCTGATCGGGGATATCAACAGCGCGATCCTGGCCTACGACGGGGTGGCTAAGGCCGCCGCCGGGTACGGCACGGCGATCGCCCAGTACGGCAAGGGATCCAGCCAGGCGAACACCGCCCAGAGAACGCTGACCGACTCCATCATCAAGGCCGGCCTCGCCTCCAACAGCACGGCCGGGCAGATCGAGGCCACCCTGGCCAAGGTGCTCGGCATCTCCATGCCAGCGGCGATCGCGATATTCAACGCGGGCCTGCTCGGCAGCACTCAGGTTTCCGGCAACGTTACCCAGGCGATCGTCGGCGATTTCCAGCGGCAGCAGAAAGCCGCGGACACGGCCGGCGCTGGTATTAGCGCGTATACCGACGCGATCCGCGGTAACGGCGTCGATTCCGGCCAGGCTCATTCCGCGCGGGATCAGCTGATCAAGGACATGACCGACGCCGGGGTCAACGCCAGCACCGCATCCACGGACGTGGCCCACTACACCGCCGCGGTCCTCGCCAACGGCATCGATTCCAGCCAGGCGGCGTCAGCTCGCGCGCAGCTGATCAGCGACATCCTCGGCGCCAGCAACAACGCCAAGACAGGACAGGCAGACCTGGCGACTTACAACCAGATGATCAGGACCAACCAGCAGAACACCGACGCAGGCAAGTCCGCGCGGAACAAGCTGATCCAGGACCTGGTGAATGCCGGCTTGTCCGCTAAGGACGCTACCGCTCTTGTCCAGGGCCTGCAAACGAATATCGACAAGATGCACGGCACGACCGTCACGATCATCGCGACGGCCAACGGTACCGGGGAGATCGCGATCACCGGATCCGGCTGGGCGCTCGGGTCCGGCAATATCCGGTTCCACGCCGCGCAAGGCCTGTACGTCAATCAGGGTACCGGGCCGACCGCCGACGACGTGCTGATCCGGGCATCTAAGGGCGAGCTGATCGTGCCCGCGAACATAGTCAGTTCCGGTGCGGTGGATAACCTGCGCGGCAGGATCCCTGGATTCGCCGGCGGCGGCTTCGTCGGCCTGGGATCCATGCTCGCCGGCGTTCCGGGGACGGCGGGCCAGATCGCCGGGGCGGACGCGGGCCGGGCGGTGGCGGCCGGCATCACCGAGGCGATGGCCGCGGCGAAGGCAGCGGTAGAAAAAGCTGCCGCTGCCGCGAGCGGCGCGGGCGGCATCGTCAAGTTCGCCGAGTCGTTCATCGGCAAGATCCCGTACGTGTGGGGCGGAACCTCTCTCGGCCCGGCCGGAGCAGACTGCTCAGGGTTCACGCAAGCCGTCTACGGCCATTTCGGTATCAGGGCACCCCGTACTAGCGAGGCCCAGGGCGCATGGGTCAAGGTAGGTGCCCCGACGCCAGGTGGCCTGGCCTTTTATCACAGCTCGCCGGGCGGCCCCGATCCTGGTCATGTTGCTATTGTGGCTAATGCTAGCAGTGTGGTCTCCCAGGGCGGCGGGATCGGCCCGCAGATGATGGCCCTCACCGGGCTGCCGCTGCTGTTCACCGGCACGCCGCCGGGCGGGTTCCCGGGCGGATCCGGCGGGACTGCCCCGGCAGGGGTTACCGGGCTGTATTCCCTTACGCAGCTGGAAGCGCTGTGGGACGCGGCGGGGGGCAACCCGCGGGCCGCGAACAATATGGGCAGGATCGCCCTCGCGGAAAGCGGCGGTAACCCGCGGGCGTTCAACGCGTCCGGTGCATCCGGGCTGTGGCAGATCCTCGGGCAGGTTGTCGCCGGCAACATATTCGACCCGTTCATCAATGCAGAGAACGCCGTCTCGAAATACAACTCGTCGGGGTACCTGCCGTGGGTGTCGGATCCGGTGGCCAGCGCTCTGATCGCCTCGGGCCTGACCTACGCGGCTGGCGGCATCGCCGGGCAGCGGGCGCCTTTCTCCCGGCATGCCCCCGCTGGTCCCGGGATTCCGGGAATGGCGGGCGGCGGTACCACGAGCGCACTGCGCGCAAGGCTGGCCGCCGAGCAAGCCGGGGAACGCGCCAAGTACTCCGGGCTGGGGCACGCGTTCGCGACCGGGCCGGCGAAGTACCGCACCAGGTCGGTCATGAATGAACTGGCCACCCTGGCCAGGCGGCAGACTGCCGAGCAGGCCGCGTACGCATCCCTGTCCGGGGCCGGGCTCACTACCAGTGCCCTGCACCATCTCGGTGCGGAGGCGCGGGCTGAGCTGCGCACAGCGGGAGATAAGGCGCTGTCCAAGGCGCCGGGCGGCCACCCGGGGTTCGCAGCGGACCTGCGGAAGTACCTCAGCCAGCTGTCCGCGACGGCGAGCGGCACCGTGGCCGGCGGCGGTACAGCCGGCGCGCTGCCCGCGACGGCGGCCGGCATCGCGGCGCTGCGGAAGTCCCTGGCCGCCGCGCAGAAAGGCGAGCGGGCCAAGTACTTCGGGCTAGGGCATTCCTTCGCCATCGGCCCGGCAAAGTACCGCACCAAGTCCGTCCTGGGCGAACTGGGTACCCTGGCCGAACGGCAGGCGGCTGAGACGGCCGCGTACGCGGCCCTGGCCGGATCCGGGCTCACCAGGGCCAGCCTGTCGCATCTCGGCGCGGAAGCGCGGGCCGAGATGCGCACCGCAGCCGACAAGGGCCTGTCCAAGATGCCGGGCGGGCACCCGCTGTGGGCGCGTGACCTGGGCCGGTTCCTGGCCGCCCTGAGCACTTTGTCCGGCACGCCGGTACCGGCACCGGGCGGCGGCGGGGGCGGGACGGCGCATCCGCCCAACCCGCCGTGGAACCCGGGCAACCTCGGCCCGTCGCATTCCGTGCCCGGCGGGGTGCTCACGTTCGACAAGGGCGGCCTGTGGCCATCCGGCACCCTGGGCTGGAACGGGTCGGGCCGCACGGAAACGGTCCTGCCCGGCGGCGGCGGGGACATGCACCTGCACCTGACCGTGAACGGGCCGGTCGGCAGCCAGGCCGAGCTGGAAGACTGGTACGTCCGCACCGCGAACAAGATGGCCCGGACGGGCAGGCTGAGCCAGGCGGTCAAGCGGGCGCAGGGTCACTAGCCGATGGCCACGTTTCCCGGCAAGCCCCCCAACCCCCTCGGCGTCAAGGTCGAGCTGAGCCTGAACTCAGTCTGGACCGACATCACCGTCTACGTGATGCTCCGGGATCTCATCACGATCTCGAACATGGGCCGCGCTGACGAATCGGCCAGCATCACCGCGTCCCAGCTCACCCTCACCCTGAGAAACGACGGCCGGTTCACGCCCAAAAACGCGAGCGGCGCCTATTACCCGTATATCGTCCGCAACACCCAGATCCGCGTGTCGGTCAACGCGACCAGCCTGACAGGGGTGGCCTACAGCCAGTACCGGTATTCCGGGGAGATCGCCTCCTGGCCGCCCAGCTTCGACATCAGCCAGCGGGACACCTTCGTGCAGGTCACCGCATCCGGGATCTGGCGGCGCATCTCGGCGAATCAGGCGAATATCGGCAGCGCCTACGCGCGGTACGTCAGCCTGCAGACCGGCACGCTGGTCCCGGCCGCGTACTGGGCCATGGAAGACGGCACCAACACCACCGGGTTCGTGCTGTCCGAGGGCACCGGGACCAACTTCATAGCGACCGGCACGCCGTCTTACGCCGCCGACAACACCAGCTTCGCCGGGTCCAACGCGATCCCCCAGCTCAACACCGCCCGGCTGGCCGGGAATGTCTCCTCGGGTGCTACGCCGACGAACAACGTGGTCCAGTTCGCGCTGAGCGTCCCGGCCGCCGGGGACAGCACGGGCATCACTTACGCGGCCGGATCCGAGCTGTGCAAGATCCTGTCCGGCGGCACCATCGGCCGGATCGATATCTCGCTGATCGCCAACCAGCTTCATATCGCCGGGTACCTGACCTCAGCCGGCGGCACTGCCCAGTTCTCCGGCACCGTCACGACCAAGGTCAACGGGGTCCCGGTGCTGGTGAGCGTGGAGATCACCCCGAGCGGCGGCAGCATCAACTGGGCGCTGCGGATCATCAAGCCGGGCGCCGGGTCGGTGCTGGACCAGGTGACCGGCACCCGCGCCGCCAGCTCGATCGCGGCGGTCACCCAGGTCCAGCTCAACGGCCAGGGCCGGCTGACCGACACCGCCTGCGGTCAGCTCGGCGTGTTCTACGCGGTGCCCACCCTGGTTTCCTCTGCTTTCGCGATCGGCGGGAACGCCGGGGAAGGCGCCGTGACCCGGTTCAGCCGGCTGTGCGCCGAGTCGAACATTCCCGCCACGGTCATCGGATCCGGCGGCGCCGCGATGGGGCCGCAGGCCGATGGCACGATGGCCAGCGTCCTGCAGAGCATCGAGGACGCGGACGGCGGGCTGCTGTACGAGACAAGAGACACCTTCGGCCTCGGCTACCGGACGCTGGCCTCGATGCAGAACCAGTCCGCCGCGGTGTCGTTCGCCTTCACCGCCGGCGTGCTCGGAGCCCCGCTGGTCCCGACGTACGATGACCAGCTCGTCGTCAACCAGTGGATGGTCACCAACTGGGACGGCTACGCGGCGCTGGCTCAGCTCACCTCCGGGGCCATCTCCGTCCTGCCGCCGCCGAACGGGGTGGGCAGCGGGTACTCCAGGTCCAAGACGATCAACGCGAGCACGCACGCCCAGGTCAACGCCATCGCCCAGCAGCTCCTGTTCGAGGGCACCGTCGATGACCTGCGCTTCCCGGTCGTCACGTTCAACTTCCAGCGTGCCCAGGCAGCCCCGTTCTTCGCCTCGGTTCCCGGCCTGCGGATCGGGGACTACCTGTCCGTCTCGTCCCTGCCCGGCTACCTCGGCGGCGGCACCGCCAAACAGCTCATCTGGGGCTATACCGAGCGGATGGGCGGCGAGATACCCGGCTGGACCATCGACTACAACACGATCAACGAAGCCCCGTTCGAGACCGCGTTCTCCCCCGGCGTGTTCTCAGTCACCCAGGTCCCGGCCGGAGCCGTTGCCGCCGGCAGTTCCGTGGGCAGCTCGGTGTCCGGGGCTCAGCTCGGGGCCGGGTCCGTGCCCGCCACCGCCCTGTCCAACACGATCACCGCGCGCACGATCGGGGGCACGCTCCAGATCATCGGCCCGGCCACGCCATATGACTGGACGTTCGCCGTTTCCGGGACCCCGGCGGACGTCAATTACTTCATCTGCACCCAGGATCAGTCGCTTCCCATCGCGGTCGGGGATACGTTCACCAACTCCGGCGGCCTCGGCGGCCCGTTCACGATCACCTCGGTCGATTCGCCGGCCGGCGGCAACGTCACCGTGCATTTCACCCCGGCCGCCAGCTCGGTCATGAGCACGGGCACGCTGACCGGCGGGAAGAACGGCGACCAGTGGATCAACTCCTCCGGCGGCAACCAGCTCAGCCAGTGGGCGGCGGGCGCGTGGACGCCGATCACCTGGGACGGCACGGCCGTGATCAACGCGGGCACGATCACCGCGACCCAGATCCTCGCCGGGACGATCACCGCGACGCAGATCGCGGCCGGGATCATCATCGCCGGGGTGGTCAACGGCACCACCATCACGGGCGCGACCATCATCGCGGACGGCGCGTCGGGGGAGTTCCTGGCCTATTCCGGGTCCCCGGCGACCGGGAACCTGATCGTGTCAGTATCCGGGGCAGCGGGCACGGACGGGTTCAGCAATGCCTACGCCCAGGGCCTGGAAGTCCACCTGGGCGGCATCGTCCTGGACAACCAGTCATCCGGGCCGACCGCCGTGACCGGTGCCAGCGTCCTGTATTCCAGCACCGCGGGGCGTCCCCGGTACCTGTCGCAATCCGGGTCAGACTCGATCCTGCAGCGCTCCGGGACGAACGTATCCCAGTTCACGGTCGGGAACACCGCGACGAACACGATCATCTCCGCGCCGCTGGCCTACTTCGCCAATGAGGGCAACCAGAACAGCGAGTTCGAGATCCAGATCGACGGGACCGCCACCGGGGGGACATCCGGCCAGAACCTGAACTTCGCCCTGTTCTCGGACGGAGTGCAGATAGGCGGCGCGTTCACTGTCGGCAGCGGGATCATCGGTGCCGGCATCACCGCGGGCAAGGGATTCGGGTACACGATCCGGTTCCGGCTGACCGTTCTCACGACCGGAGCCGGGGGGACGGCCAACACCGCGTCCGATGGCGTTTTCTACATAACCGCCACCAACTTCGGCAACAACACGGCCTCGATCGGCAACCAGACCCCGGTGGGAGCGGTCGGCCCCGGCAAGGCGTTCGACACGACCAGCGCGCACACGCTCCAGGCGTACGCCAGCTGGGGGGCCACCAGTACCGGCCAGGCGCTGACCACCTACACCACCAGGCTGACCCGCAGGAACTAACCGCATGCCAGGAGAATATGGTGACCACGAACCTGCCCGCGCTGGGCACTACCACGCACGTATCCAGCGTCACCTACGCGTGCACGTTCGCGCCGACCACCGCGGGCGGCGGGACGGTGATGTTCTCGGTCCCGCAGCCGGTGCAGTTCCTGTTTACGTTCGACACCGGCCGTACCCAGCCCGACCCGGCCGTCGACCTGTTCAACGTGGTGACGGATTCCTCCTGGTTCGACCAGACCACGGAGGAGGCGAACATCAGGGCCGCGCTCAACACGATCTGCACGACGATCGGCACGCTGCTCGGCGTCACCCAGGCCGCCATCCAGGCCACGGTCACGGTCCGGCGGACATGGCGGATCGCGGCGAACCAGGCGGGCACCGCCGCGCCCGTGCAGATTCCCGCGTCCCCGGTCGCCTACACCGAGATCATGGCCTACCCGTAGCACCCTGCCGCTCCGGGCACAATAGAACCAGGCGTACCCGCGGCCGTCCTGGAGCCGGGATCACTGTCCCAGTCTCAGGGGAGCGGGCGATGGCTGACGGCGAGGACGAGCGCGCGTACGGCGGCGGTCCCGGGCGCACTCCCGGCGGCGGCTGGGTGCCCGTCCCCGACCCGACCACGCTCACCACCGAGGCAGTCGAGCGGGCCACCGGGGTATTCCGGCGAGAGCTGCAGGCGCTCCGCGAGACCCTGGAAACCCGGCTGGACGCCGCCGACGCCGACCGCACCCGGATCTGGGAACGGCTCCGGGACCTGCCGGCCCTGTACGAGGTCGCCGCCTCTCATCTCCGGGATGAGATGATCCAGCGGGACGAGCACACCCGCGAGGTCATCACCCAGCGACTCAACGACCTGGACGCCGCCGCCTCCGTTGCCGCCGGGCACATCGAGAAGATCCCCGTCGACCTGACCGGGGACTTCCGCAAGGCCCTGCACGCCGAACGAGAGTACCTGACCAGCCAGCTGGATATCGTCCGCGCGATCATGACCGAGAAATTCACCGCGGTCGACGGCCGGTTCGGGGAGTCCAAGGTAGCCGTGGATGCGGCGTTCTCCGCGGCGAAGGAAGCGGTAGCCGAGCAGAACAGGAGCAATGACCGGGCCATCACCATCGCCCAGTCCGGGACGAAAGAACAGCTCACCGCGCTGAGCAGCGTGACCGATGCCGGCCTGGGCGCGCTGACAGACAAGATCACCGACGCGCGGGACCGGCTGACCGCGATCGAGAACCTGACCCGGGGCATTAAGGAGGCCGGCGGGGAGGGCCGCGAGAGCCGCACAGAGCAGAAGCTGGGCACCGCCCAGGTCCTGCAGACGGCGGCCCTGATCATCGTGGGCCTCGGCGTCGTCATCTCGGTTATCGCCCTGATACTCCATAAGTGAGCACGGTCAGGTCCAGGTGTCACGCATAGTTACCAGTATCGCCGGCCAGCTCAGCGTATGATCATGACCGGGTGACAACCTGGCAACCGGGAGGGATGCTGATGGCTAAGCTGCCTGTCACGCTCCACCCGGTGACCAACCCGACCGGTTACATGGCCACGGCCAGCGCGGTCTACGCCGCCGCGGTCATGATCTACAACGCCCTTCACCATCACGGCGTCATCGACGTCCCGGTGATCATCGCGGCCGTCACCCTGGCCAGCTCGCTGCTGACTCACCAGGTCGTCACCCCGGTAGCCCTGCCGAGAGACGGCAACGGCAACCCGCTGGTACCCGCTCCCGCTGCCCCGGCTCTCCCAGCCGGCAGCGGGAGCGCCGCGGGCGTAGCCGGGGCGGCACCGAGCGCGCAGCCATGACCATGACCCGGCAGGAGTTCGAGGCTTACTGGGCCGTCAATTCCGGGCTCACTGTCTCTGCCGTCCGGGAACTGGGATTCCATGCCGAGTCCTGTGATTGCGGCGATAGCACGTGCCTGGGTTGGGTGATGACCCACTATCAGGAATCCGCACGGAGGATAACGTGAACACGCCCGTCAGCACCCTGCAGCCCGGAATTTTCGGGGTTAGTCACGGATCCGGGCTGGGCGGCATGGTCATCCGGGACGCCACCGGCAGCTGGGCCGGGCACGCCTTCCTGTACCTGGGCAACGGCATGATGGTGGAAGGCGCCCCGCCCGAGGCCCGGATCGTGCCGGCGGGTAAGTACGATGACGCGATCTGGGCCTGGCGGATGTGGGATGAGCTGAAGACAGCCCGCGGCTGGACGGATGACGCCGGGACAGCAGCCCAGCTGGCTGTCGTCGCCCGCGGTCACGGCCTGGTCGGAACCGGGTACGACTGGCCTGCTTACATCGGCTTCGCCGCCGAGGTCGCGCACCTGCGTAATGGCGTTCAGCTTGACCCGGCGTTCTCCCACGACAGTTACCGGGTGTGCAGCGCGCTGGTCGCGGACGCGGAGGAGTTCGGCGGCGTGCCGCTCAATTTCGTGCCCGAGGACGGTCCCGGGCTGATCGCCAGTCCCGGCACCCGGGTGGCCATGCCAGTCAATCTCGTTGCCCCGGGCATGCTGCTCGGAATAGCACAGCGTAATGACTGGTGCTGAACTGGGCGTAATCCCTGACGGCCCGGGGCGGTCATGCTACGTTCGGAAAGCATGACCACTGCTAACGGAACCGATCCGGTCACCGGCCCGCTGAAAATCCTTCTCGGCAGCACTGATTCAGAGCTGTCTACCAGGGATATTGCCCGGCAGCTGCACGTCAGCCAGACGACCATCGTCCGGCGGCTAGAGCAGGCCCGGCAGATCTGGGACCGCACCCGGCGGCGAGATTTCTGGCGAGACGTGATGTATGCCCTGCTCACGGTATCCGCGGTCATCGCCGCGGTGTCGCTGGCCGTGATAGCGGCGACTCAGCCCTGACTCAGGAGCGCATTTTCCGCGGTTCATCCCGGCCGTAAATAGGTTCAGCGCCGTTATTGCCCGGCGAGACCGGCGCGTGCCAGGCTTCCCGGCGTCGCCACTGCCGGGAGATCACATGCGCCATTGCGCCGCGGGCCGTCACGCACGGTACCGCACACCCACGTCATTCCCGTCCTCGCTGATCGCCGCCATGGCCGCGCTCGCGATGGTCCTCGCGATCGGGAGCGCAACCGGTACCTTCGCCTCGGCGGGTGCCCGGCCGCTCGCCGCGCTTGCCGTCCGGGCACCGGAGACCAGCAGTGGCGTGAGCGCGGCCATGGCCAGGACCCGTATCACCCAGATGACGATGGCGGCCAGGATAGTCGCCGGGGCCGCCACTGCCGCGCAGGCCGCCGCGCGTACGTACACGGTCCGGGCCGGCGACACCCTGTCCGGCATCGCGGTGCGGCTGTGCGGCCCGGCTAACGACTGGACGGGCATCTACGCTGCCAGCAGGGCCGTGATCGGCGCGGACCCGAACCTGATTACCGCCGGGCAGCGGCTTACCGTCCGGTGCACCGATCCGCCCGCCCTGCTGCGCCTGGGCCGCAATCCCGCCCGGCATGCCGTTTCCGGGACTGCCGTCATCCGGGCCGGCCGTTACGGCCATCCGTACTACTGCGGCGACGGCGACGGCGACGGGTGGGACAGGCCCTGCCGCGGCACCGCGCCCGCTGTCACGGTCCGGCCCGCCGGGATCATCTCCTACAGCGGCACCTATTCTTACGCCGGCCTGGAAGCACTCTGGGAGTCAGCCGGCGGCCCGGACTGGGCAGCACCGCATGCCGCGGAAATCGCCGACTGCGAATCCGGCGGCCGGGTTAACGCGTATAACCCGAGCGGCGCGACCGGTCTCTGGCAGATCCTCGGCTCCGTCGTTGCCGGAAGCCTGTATAACCCGTACGTCAACGCGCTCAACGCAGTCGCGAAATTCCGGGCTAGCGGTGACACCTTCGCGCAGTGGGTGTGCCAGTGAGTGCTGAGACGATGCCTGCTGGCACGACATCCGCACAGCGGGTGATCCCCCGCGTCGTGACCGTTCTCCTGCTGATCATCGCAGGACTCGCGGTCATCCCGTCGCTTGCGGTGCCGGCACAGGCGAGCACCCGGTACGTCGGGGCGCGCATCCTGGACCAGGCCGAGACCCGGCTCAATGACCCGTACAGCTACGGCTCGGCCGGTCCCTACTACTTCGACTGCAGCGGGCTGGTGGACTGGTCAGCCGTCTCCGTCGGGGAGCGGAACTGGCCCCGCGACACGTACGGCATCGCCGCCCAGATCGGGTACCGGTTCGTGCTCACCTCGCACCCGGTCCGCGGTGACCTGGCGCTGTGGGGCACCGTACGGGCGCCGTACCACGTGGAGATCGTGACGGCGTGGAGCGGATGGACATTCGGCGCTGAAACGTCAACATGGGCCGGCCGGGTGACATGGCATTCCAGCGCGTGGTTCCCGCCGTCGTTCTACCTGCACATCCTCTGGTGAGCCGCGGAGTGCGGTCTGGCCCCCCGCTTACGGGCCGCGCTCCGCATCCAGTCGCGCGGTAGGCTGGCCGGGACACTATACAGAGTCCGGACCTGCCTAGCGCGGCAATGACAATGACGGAAGCCCCGTACCTCGGCCGGGTACGGGGCTTTCGCCGTGCGCGGCTAGCCGACCAGGGTGATCAGGTCGGCGGCGATTTCCTCCGGGTCGGTCACCGAGTCGAACGAGACCACCTTGACGTGGCTCTTGCCGAACTTGTCCTGGGCCTGGTTCTTCCTCGCGCCCTCCTGGTAGGCCGCCACGGTGGCGTCGTGCCTCTGCCCGTGCCCGACGATCGCGACCGCGAACACGCACTTGGCGGTGGCCTTCTCCAGGACTGGCTCGAACTCCATCCAGTCGTCGGCCTCGCCGTCCGTGAGCACGACGACCTCCATGACGGGCTGCTCGTCGGGGTCCCGGTCGCCGAACTCCTCGTCGTAGTCGGCGAGCGCCGCCTTCCAGGCCGGCATGATGTACGTCCGGCCGCCCCAGGCGATGGAGCTGAGCCGGCGCTCCAGGTTCGCGGAGTTCAGGTCGCCGATCTCCACATGGGTGTTGGCGAACCCGTGCGTCATCAGGCCGCCGCGCTCGTCGCTGCCCTCCGCCTGCTCGGCCGCCGCCTCGGAGTCCTCGGTCTCCAGGGAGCGCACGAGGATGCCGAGCGCGCCGATGACGATGGCCCGGCGGCTGCCCGGGTCCGGGAAATCGTGTCCGGCGTCGCTGGCGGCCGGCCAGTCCATGGACGTGGACAGGTCAAGCAGGAGAACGGGCTCCCTCTTGCGGTTAGCCGAGACGGCCGGGCCGATCTCGCTGCGCGGGGTGCGGGCGGGACCGCCGGTCTCGGTACGCGGTGCAGTCATGATTCGTATCCTTTCCCCGGAGGACCGTCCTCCGGCACGTGCCAGCGTGGCCGTCCTGATCCGCGCTGGCACGTGCCGGGCTACGGTACCGCGGTGCGAGGCCCGTGCCAGTTCCGGCCAGGCACGGGCCTCGCGTCGTCATCCTGGCTGGTGCCCGTGCCGCCAGGCGGGGTGCCCGGGAACATCGAGCCCGGATTCGTACGCCTGTGCTGCCTGCTTCAGGTGGCCGGTGACACCCTCGGCAGCGCTAGGGACCGCATCGTATGCGCCGCCGAGCTGGATAGCGTACAGCGCCGCCTGACGGGCAGCTGAGACCACCACGTCGTCGTGCTCCCACCGGGTGAGCACGACATTCCGGTCATCGACGGCGATGAGGTATGTCCAGTCCGTCCCATGAGCCACGGACCACCCGCCAGGATCATCCATCCAGTTCAGGGTGGTCATCAGTCCGTCCCCGCCCGCACCCAGATCCGGCCTTCCGTGTCCGGGATGATGACCAGGCCACCGGACGGGATTAGCTCGATGGTGATGCCGTCCGCGTCGTTAGCCGAGGGGGTGACCTCGAACTTGCCCTGAAGGATCACGGTGCTGTCCTCCGGCAGCGCGATCTCGATGTCATCGGCCGACAGCCGGACATTAGTTTTCGTTTCCGCGTGCGTGCTGGCAGCCAGATCGAGCTGATCTCGCAATCTCCTGTTCCCCTCCGTCAGGTAGCGGTTATGCCGCTCCAGGCTGGCGATGTAATCCTTGACCCAGGCCTGGGAGATCTTCGCTATCCGCTCGGGCGTGACCATTGACTACGCCCCGGCCTTCACCAGCGGATGCTGGGCGTCGGCGAACGACTGGACCTGCTGCTGGCTATTGCCGGCGGTCACCCTGAGCACCCTGAACGTGACGGCATCACCGGCCTTCGCCAGGACGATGGCCGGCCCGGCCGCGCTAGTGCCCGTGTAGACCCTGGTGTAGTCCGGCTTCCCGCCCGCACCGCACAGGGTGAGATAGTAGACGGTGTTGCCGCCGGAGGTGTCCGGGTCCTTCTCGCACAGTTTCCCGGTGACGATCACCTCGGCGGCCCCGGCTCCGGGTGCGTTGCCGTTGGCGTTTGCCTGGCCGGCCAGCTGGGTGAACAGGTTAGCCAGCGCCTGCGCCCGGGTGCTGCCGAAGACGGCGTTGGCCGCGGTCGCGGAGTAGGCGGGCACGAACCCGACCCCGGAGAAGGTGGGGTTGTCCGCCGGCGCCTCGCCGTTCCCGCACGGGTCACCGTTATCACCTTCCTGCTGGGTACTCGCATCGGCTTGCGCGCCGTTGTTCTTGGATGATTCGTAGCTGGCCATCCAGACCAGCGTGCCGTCGATGACGTGCAGGCTCATGTGCTCCGGGACCAGGTGGTTGGACCGGACGTTGCCTGCCCCGGTGCCCTGGGCGTTGCAGAAGGCCGACGCGACCGAGGTCTCGATACCCATCGGGCCGGCCGGGCGGTAGATCTGCATGGCCCCGGTGGCGGAGTTCATCTCCACGATCCGGTAGACGGACGTCTCGGAGTTGAACGAGGTGAGCAGCATCCGCCAGGACGGGTTCTCGTTCCCGGTGTAGGTCAGGACGGGATCGCCGGAGACCTGGAACCGGTTGGCGTTGGTGCTGCCGATGCCCGGCCAGCCGCCCTGCGCGTACAGGCCGTACCAGTTCGCGATCTGCGCGGCCATGGCCTGGCTGTAAACCCGGTCCACCCAGGGCGCGTGCGCCGACAGCAGGTTGCTGCCGTGGCCCGGCAGGTCGTACCGGGCGATCACCCCGGTGTGCGCGTTGATCAGCAGCACGCCGACCGGCGCCATGAAGGTCTCGCCGAGCTGCGGCCGGAGCAGGGTGACCGTGAAGTACGGGTCGCCGGTCCCGTCCTGGATTTCCAGGGTCGGGTCGTCCAGGAGATACCCGGCGTAGCCGTGGTCACGCGCGTAGCGCAGCGGCTCGGAGCCCTGCCCGCCGGCCAGGCTGACGATCATGGAGTACTGGCCGTCATAGCGCTCTACCGGTTCCGCATTCGGGTCCTCGGCCGAGATCATGATGTACCCGGGAACGATCCCGTGCAGCCGCTGCTTGTTGCCCGCGCCGTCGAACTCCAGCTGGAAGACGTACCACATCTTCCCGTCCACCCGCTGCAGGGTGGCCGGGCCGGGGTTCGTGTAGGTGGCGAAATTGCGGGTCGCCGCGATTCCCGAGGACATCGCCTGAGATGCCCGGGTCGCCGCCTCATCCGGGGTGACGGTCACCAGGTCGGCGGTAGAGCTGGCCGGCAGGGCATCGCCCGGTTCCTGGGTGACGGACACGATGCCGGACGCGGCCTTGTGCGCGTCATGCGGGCCGTTGACCCCGGCGACCCAGCCGGACCCGGAGGCGAGCACGGCCGCGAGCATGACGAACGGCGCCACGGACAGGCCGCCGGCAGCGCCATCGGCGATGGCCGCGATGACCAGGGCGAGCACCAGGTCAGCGAAAATCAGGGGCAGCACCCCGAAAAGGGTCGCGGTCGGCAGGGCGAACCCGACGACCGGCCAGGTGACGATGAACCCGGTGATGATCAGGTTCCCGAAGAAATTGACGGCTGCTGCGGTGCCGCCGTCGCCTTTCGACCTGGCGAGCGAGGACACAGCGGTGATGATGCCGAGGACGAGCCCGGCGATCAGCCCCGCGACGATTGCTGGCATGAGCGTGTCTCCTGTTCGTGGGTTCTAGAACGGCTTGCGCACGGCGATCGCGTGCGGTCCGGGCATGGACTGGACGGTGGCATCGCGGAGGACGCGGAGTACCACCTGGGGATTGCCGGAAAGGACGAACGGCTGGCCGACGCTGACGGTCCAGGTAGTCCCGTCGCTGTCGGTCACGTCCGCCTGGCCGCCGCTGACGGTGGCGGTAACGCTGCCCGTGGTGTCAGCCGCCCAGCCGGGATCTCCGGCCGGGATCGCCCAGGGCGCCGGGTAGTACAGGCCGTCCTGAAGCAGCACGAGCTGCGCCTGGCTGGTCCCGGCTGACGGGCTCGCCGCGGCCGGGACGTTCCAGTCGGCCCGGAACTGCTGCAGGCCGGTCAGCGGTCCCTGGGCCGGCTGCTGCGCCGGGTTCACCGGAGCCCCGGCCGCGGGCGGGCTGCCCTGACTGGAACCTGCTATCGCATGCCAGATGAGCACGCTGGCGCACAGGCTGACCGCGATGACCGCGAGCGTGATGACGACCTGCACCGCATGGCGGGCCAGCCAGGTACCGGATGACGGATCCCGGCTAACTGAACTCTTCTCTAGCTGCCACCACTCACGGCCGTCCTGGAACCCGCCGATCACCGCGTCCAGCTCGGCGCGCTGGCTGTCCGTCAGCGGCGGGTTCGCCTCCCGGTACCCGATCAGCCAGAACCGCGCCCTGGCTTCCAGGTCCGCCGTGGCTCCCGGATGCGGGCCGCGGAACTGGGCGAGCAGCTGGCTCAGGGTCCTGCTGTCACTGTCCGGCAGGGCGACGGCCAGCCCGGCCGCCGTCCCGGTCTGATCCTGCTGCCACATCTCCACGCGGCGCAGGAAATCCAGCGCGGGGGTAGGTGATGCGCTCACCGGTTCCTCCGGTCATCTAGGTACGACAGGTCCACGTCATCGAGCCCGCCGGCACTCGCGGCGATGTCGTCGTGCAGCTTGGGCACCTCAGCTTCCAGGCTGGCTATCTCGGCTAGCAGGATCCCGATCTGGCCCTGGCGGAGATCATGGCCGTCCCAGTTCGGATGCTGGGTGACGGTGCGGCGCAGCGCGGTCAGCTGTTCCTGGTCGCTGGCCAGCAGCGCTTCCTTGCGGGCGATGGCCAGGCGCAGCGACAAGATGCGCTGCAGCCGGATCTCGGTACCCGCGACCGGGTGCGGCTCGCGCGGTGGCGGCGAAACCGGTTCTCTCTTGCGGAACATGAACGATTTCCCCCTAGTGCGGCCGAGCCGGGCCGGCCAGGTTCAGCCAGGCGCCCGCACCGGCCGCGGCCATGACCAGGAACCCGATGACGAGCAGCCCGCGGACCAGCCACGGGTTACGGGACGGCAGCCCGGCCAGGGTGACGTGATCAAGCAGCCAGTGCGTGCGGAACCGGTGCGCGGGAGTGCCGATCACCTTGTCGCCGCGCAGTGCGTTCAGGCCCTGGGTGCTACGGACCTTGGCGGCCGAGCGCTCGGCGAAGAACCACTGGATGTCATCGGCGATCCGCTGGACTACCTTCGTGGCCGCAAGGCCGCCGGCGATGCCCATGGCCACCGTGATCCAGGTCCCGGCGGCCACCCACCCGTTCGCCTCAGACGCCAGCACGCCGAACCGGGCGGGCACCTCCAGGCCGTGCTGCTGCAACCAGGCGACTTTCCAGGCCAGCACGCCGATCACGGCGATGGGAATCAGCGCAACGCCGATCGCCAGCGGGACGCGAGTCAGGTACGCCTTCAGGCCCGGGTTGTCGTCAGCCGGGTATTTCGGCTTGGCGAACAACAGCCGGACGATGATGGTGGCGATCACGGCGATACCGACGTCGCGGATGTCATGCCGCCAGGCCACCCACCAGGCCGGAGCCGCCTGGCTGGCCCAGTGGTACCCGAGCAGGTTGGAGGCATGCACCGGCAGCCGGTCCCACGGGTCTTTCAGGTACAGGACCGTCCACAGCCCCTGGCCGTAGCCGACCGCGTACCGGACCTGGAAGGCGGCGAAATAGCCGAAGCTGACCGCCCATTTGATCAGGTGCGCGATGACCACACTCCAGAGAACGGATTCCAGGCCCAGCCAGGACAGCAGGCGGATCTTCGGGATGTCCAGCCGGGTTTCCTGCTGGGTGACAGGGATGGCGGTCATGAGATGATCTCCTGTTCCGTGTTATCCGCATGCTGCTCAGCTTCGCGCAGGGCAGCGATGACAGGACCGGATACGAAGCTGACGATCGCGGACCATTCCTGCGGGTCCATGTCCTTGATCAGCTTGTGAATGACAACTGATTCCGGCGAATCCACGGCCTTGCGGAACGCGGTGTGGAAACCCTCGCCGATCATGGACCGGATGTCCTCTTCGGTCACCCCGTGCAAGCCGCCGATCGCATGCAGCTGCTCGCGCAGGACCAGGATCTCGCTGATCAGGGCCAGGGTGCCAGCCGGGGAGGATAGCCCGTTCTCCGCGTGACGCCGGGCGCGGGCCAGGTCCTTGTCACTCATCCCGCCCGTCAGCGGCAGCGGTCCCGGCGGGGTGTCGGGGATGCTCGCGCCCAGTTCCCACAATGCCGCGTGCGCGGCCCGGACACGCCGGCGTCCGTCGTACCCGATAGGCCCGGACGCGTTCTCGTAGACGTCCTTGATTTCGGTTATGGCGGCCAGGAACTGCTGCCGCTGGGTCGGCTTCCCGTTCATGCCGGGCTCCCGGCCGTCGCACTCGGGCTTGCATTAGCCGCCAGGGCCGCGGTGTAAGCCGCCTGGGCGCACGGCTGCCAGCCGGACTGGCGGAGCGCGGCCACGCTGCCCAGCTTCTGGTAGGCGGCGGCCAGGCACTTGCCCAGGCTGATCTCGATCGCGTGCCGGGCGTGCGCGTCCTGGACGGCCGGGATCTTGCCCTCGGCGCAGGACCTGGCCGTGGTCACCGGGTGCGGCTGCGCCATGGCCTGCTGGGTGAAGCACGGGCTGAAGATTTTCTCAGCCTGCCGCATGTCCGCCGATGCGGTGGGGTTGGCCATGGCCGAGCTGGCCCGCGCGGCGGCGGAACTGGCGTTACCGCCGGCCTGCCCGCTGTGCGAGGAGCCGCAGGCGGTCATCACCGCCAGGATTACCGCTGCGATAACGGCCGCCGTCAGCCTCGCGAGGATCTTCGTGCTCATCATGATCTCCTGTCTGATTCCGTGGTCTGGGATCTTAGGTGCCGGGTACCAGTACATGCGCGGGATTACCCTGGCCCGGCCGGCCGCGTGCCGCTAAGCTGTCAGCCGCTCTTTTCCCTGTCCTCGTATTTAGCGGCGTTCTTCCTGTCCTGGTCAACGCGGGCCTGCTGGGCCGTGTCCTTCCGGATCTGCTGCCGGGCCAGTTCCTTCGCCCTGTTCTTCACGGGTTCCCTCCTCTCAGGGATCGCTGCACACCTGCGTAAAGTGCGGTTTCCCGGCCATGGACGGAGCCAGGTGGCAGGTCGGCTGCGGGCTCATCGCCAGCCAGGTAATCAGGCCGGTCAGCACCCCGATGGCGAAAATGAGCAGCAGGCCGGCCCAGTCCCGGATGAACCTCATGCCAGCGGGTTCCGTGCTTCCGTCCGCCGGAGCGTGACAGACTTCGGGCTGGTGTAATCGAGAAGCCACCGGAACAACCCCTCGAACGGATTAATGATATTGAGTGATACCCGGACGGTCTCGCCTTCCATCTGGACGCCCTCCCCGATCTCCTCGTTGAGGAAACCCCACTCGCTCTCCGCCTGCTCGCGGCAGAACTTGTAGAATTCCGCGGCCTCGCCCAGGCCGCCCTCGTACATTCCCGCGTCGATGGTGTCCTGGACGGAATCGAATTCCGCGGTCATCAGCCACCGCTCCTCCAATAGCCTGCTCATGCCGGGTCCTCCGCGGCTTGCGCTTTCAGGTGCTGGACGGCCATCCCGGCGATGAGCCCGTCAAGCCAGACCGCGGCGAGCTGAACTTCCCGGCGCTGAGTCCCCGGATTCCGGGCCATGCGCCTTACGGCGACGAGTGCCCGCTGGCCGGCCATGTAAGCAGCAGAATCCGGGTCCAGGTACCGGGCGATCATGTCCGTGACGGGCTGCCCGGATTCCGCCTGGGCGTCCTGGCGGATCAGCACCTGGGACAGCAGCCAGAAATCCGGGTGGTCCGGCCGTCCCGGGAACTCGCTCACGACAGCGCCGCCGTCAGCCGCCCGAGCGGGCTGTCTGGCGCGATTTCCGCCGGCATGCCCAGCGCGGCCCTGGCCCAGGGCTGGTTCAGGACCTCGATCAGCGGGGCCAGGTCCTCGCGGACGCCAGCCGGGATCTCGCCGGCATCCAGGACGGGTTCGCCGGCATCCAGTGCGGGTTCGCCGTCAGCGAGCGCATCGATCGTACCGAGGGCAATCCGCGCGTGCTCGTACTTGATGACGCTGGCCGTGAACCCGTCCCTGGGCACGTCGCCGGCTTCGAGGGCCGCCTGGTGCTCAGTGATGGCTTCCTGGATCAGCTTGAGGGACCGCTTCGCCGCGGTGAGATTCCGCGTTCGCCGGGTCCTGGCGGGATTTGCCGTCATGATCGTGTTTCTCCTATCGGGGCAGCGAAGACAGGGTTCCGGTTACTGCCGGGCACCAGTCCTCGTGCAGCTTATTTTCCGGCTGGGCACAGCCAGCGCAAATGCGGTCGCGCACCAGGCTTCCGTAGCCGGGCCGGGCCGGGATTTCCAGGGCGCCGCCGAGAATGGCCAGCCCGACCGGGACGACCGCGGCCACGGGCTCGCCGTCATCCGTCAGCCAGGTGATCCGGTCCTGGTTCCTGGCCAGGCCGATAGCCTCGCGCAAGGCCTGCTCGTTGTCGCCGAGACCGTACAGGCTGATGTCCAGCTCATTCATGACGGCCCCTCCGTCCGGGCTGAGGGCAGCGGGAGGTCATGGCTGGGTGCGTCGTAGCACACATCGGTCTGGCCGCAGACCTCGCAGGGACCCGCGCTCCGGGTCATGGTTTCCGGCCAGCCGTTCTTCCTCTGGCACTCCGGGCAGTAGAACATCGTGTTTCTCCTATCGGCTGAGCCGGTGCAGGGTGCGGTCTTTCGACGGCTGCTTGAGCGGCAGCCAGGACGGCCCGCGGATGTGCCCCCGGACCGGGGTGATGCGGATCGTCTGCCCGTTGGCCAGGCACACCGCGCAGATGTCGTGGTCATCGTCATCGGCGTAACCGGTACGGCCGGCCGGGACTGCCTCGTGCCGCCGGCGCCTGCCCTCGCCGTCCTCGTCGGTGTAGGGATCGATATGCCGGTGAAAATCTGCCACCCACCACTTGCAGGTCCGGCTGACGTCGCGGTGGCCGGGCAGCTCGTCGCTGATATAGGTGATCCGGCGCAGGGTGATAACGTGCACCTGGCTGCCGTGCTTGAGCGACTTCTGCGCCCGGCGCGCGGTGTGCGGGCTGGCCGCCGGAGTGCTCCGCGTCGCGGTCAGCTCCATCACCAGGTATGCCCACAGGATGTGGATAAGCGCGATCATGGCCTCGCCCTGCGCCTCGAACCCGGAGTTAACGGTGAACCGGCGGTCGAACGGGATCACCGAGATGTGCTGCGGGACGAGCTGCCCGGTCAGGCTGGCCGCCCGGTCCGCGCGCCGGGGATCATCCCAGCGGCCGAACGCCACATCGTCGCTGATCAGGGTCCACAGGATGACCCGGGCAGCATCGACGGAGGTCATCCGGCCATCCGGACCCGGATAGGCGACGGTGACTTTCTCCCAGGACAGCGCGCGGAACGGCATGAAGTACCCGGACGATTCCAGCATCACCCAGGGCCGGTCCAGCCAGGCGAACCCGGCGTGACCAGGCAGCTCGCCGGCGTCCAGGTAAGCGATGCCGAGCCCGATCCGGTCGAACACCTCCCGCATCCTGGCCACCATCGGGGCGGTCACCTGGTAGGTCCGCGCCTCGCGCAGGCTGTGCGCGATGATCCCGGCGAACTGGGCGCCCTCATCCGGCCCGGCCGGGACCTGGCTCAGGTCGGCCGGCCAGAACATCAGGGCCGACCGGTCCGGGTCATCCCACTGAGCCTGGGAATCGCGGATCAGGTACCCGAGGTAGTCGGCCAGGTCACCGCTGCCTGAGGCGTAGTGCCGGGCCAGCCAGGCGTGCATGTCGAGTACCTGGTCCGCGGTCCAGCTCGTCCGCACCGGGATGGCCTGCGCCTGCGCGGCGTCGCGGATCAGATGGCGGGGGTCGGAATTGGCGATCAGCTGCCGGGCACGCTCGTGGCTGGCTTTCAGCGCTTCCTCACGGCGGTGCGCGGCAGTCAGCGCCCTGGCGATTTCCGGGGCCAGCCGGTTCAGTTCTTCCCTGCCAACGCCGGCGGCCAGCCGCGCGGTCAGGCCGGGGGAAGCCGCCTCCAGCACCCGGGCAAACCGGGCCGATTCCTCGCTGACGCCCTCCACCGTGACCTCGGAATAGCCCTTGTGCTCCTGCACCGTGACCTCATCAGGCAGCGGGACACCGGGAACGAGGCCGGCCCGGCCCCTGCGGAGAGCCGCCACGATATCGTCCTCATCCGCCCTGGCGGTGGCTCCGGCATGCCGGGCGGCCAGCTCCGGCGCGCCTGTCCCGGCTACGGCAGTCCGGGATTCGCCGAGCGTGCGCGGCAGGCCCAGGTCGATGTTCGCCCCGCGCAGGAGCGCATCGCTCTCCGCAGGGGTCTGCGGCCCGGTAGGCAGGCGGGTCCCGCCCCCGCGCTCGCCGAAAGCCTGGTTCGCGCCACTGGCGTACCTCGCGGGCAGCGGCTGGTCAGGGCGCCGGAACGCCGCGGGGATCTCCGGCAGGCGCCCTTTCCCGGTTTCCTCCGGGTCGCCGTGGACTATATGCCCGCTGGGTCCCGGCTTGATGATCCGCGGATGCAGCTCGTCTTGCTCGCGGTACCCGACCGTGATTTCCCCGGCATCGAAATGCTCCTCGAAAGACAGCTGGTCCAGCTCGCCGGACGTGATGACCTGGCTCTCGCCAGACAGCCGGAGGTTCTGCCAGACTCTCGCCCCGGCCGCCACCGGGGTACCGTCCTCCATCACCATGGGCCTGTTCAAGGTACCCAGCAGTGCCCCGGCGCCATCCGGCCTGCCCTCCTCCGTCGTGATGATCACGTCGATCTCCGCGTCAAGGTCCTTCCCGCGCAGCGACGGATGCAGGTTCTCCTCAGCCAGGGCGTTGCCCTTCAGCTCAGAGAGCGAGCCGAACCCGCCCTGGGCCAGGGCCGCCTGGCTGCCCGGGGATTTTTTCCCTTGCCGGCGATCCCGGCGCTTCCGGCCCTTGCTCACAGCTTCCTCCTCTCCTGGGCATCATCTGTGCTCACCGGCAAGCCGCGCTTCTCCCGGACCAGTACCCCCGGGCCGGCGCGGAATCGTACGCATCGCGGATCATGGCTAAGACCGCCCCCGGGATTCCGGGTACAGCGACTCTGGCGGCGCGAACGGGTCCCGCTCATGCGGGTGGCCGTCATGCGCCGTCTCGCCGGCCGCGTGCTCGTGCTTATGCGCGTGCAGGAGACGGCGCCCGTCCGGTCCCGTGTGATAGTGATACTGATCGTGCGAGACCAGCGGGTTGCCGTCCCGCTCCCGGGCGATCTCGTCACACCGGTCGGCCTGGGCATCCAGGATCTCGGCGGCCTGCTGCCGGCCGCTGTTGTGCACCCAGCCGCGAGCGCGACCGGCCCCGGCACGGAACACGCTGGCCAGGTCCGCCCAGTCTCGCGCGTCCGTCGGCATGGCCTCAGCCCTCCGGATTCTCCGCGGCCGGCATCTCTCCCCGCTCCAGCACGGCGAGGTCCGCGGGATCCGCGTAGTAGTCGTAGTCCAGCAGCTCGCCCAGCACCGCGGCGAAGGCGGTCTCGCGCAGCTGCATCAGGTGCTCCTCCTGCGGGCTGGCCCCGGAATTAACGATCCCGGCGGTGGCGAACGGCAGCGGCATGGCCGCGCTGACGGCAAGGTACGCGTGCCGGACGCTCCTGGTCAGCTCGCCCAGGTCCTGGATCTCGCGGGCCATGGTCTCTCCTTCTCAATCGCTCAGAACAGCGGGTCTTTCAGCTGGCCGTTCTCATCCAGCAGGTCATCGCACAGCTTGTCAGCCAGCTCGCGGCGGGTCATTGTCACGATCCTGCCGCCTATGCTGACTTCGATCTCTTCATCCCACCGCGGGCTGCTCCACAACGGAGAATCCCCGGCGAACCAGTCCTGCGGCCTCGCTGCCATCAGGCCTTCCTTTCCTGCCGGTGGTCCGGCCCGCCGTCCCGGCTGGATCCCGGGACGGCGGGCTGGCGCTGGTGACGGCTCAGCGGGCCAGCCGGGCGGCGTGGGCCATCACGTCCAGCGCCCTGGCGTCCAGCTCGGCCGCGCGGTCGGCACTGTCCAGGGTCTGGCTGACGGAGGTGACGGCGTTGGCCACCCCGCCGGAGGTGTACGAGCCGCCGCGCAGGAAATGCGCCAGGATGTCAGCCGCCTCGCCCTGGGTGAACCCGGCTGCCTTGGACACGTCCCTGATAACCTCCTCGGGCTTGCCCACCGGGGCGCCGGCCAGCGCCTCGATCTCGGTCACCTTGCCGAAGAACCACTCGGGGGTGAGGAACTGCTGCACGGCGTCGGCGGCCTGGCTGGTGATCAGCTCCAGTTCCTTCTCCATGGTCTCCGCGGACCAGGCGATGATGCCCTCATCCTTGAGCGAGCCGAGGTGCACCGCGCGGTCAGCCGAGGCGGTGAGGGTAAGCCGGTTGCCGCAGATCTGCACGACGATCTCCGGCGCGATCGAGCGGGCGCCCTCGCCGACGTCGGAGTTGGTGACCTTCAGGCCGGCGAACACGACCGGCTCCTGGCCGGCCGGGTAGTCCTTGCCCTCGCGCTTAGCCGCGGCCAGCGCCCGCTGCAGGGCCTCGCCTCCGGCACCGAAGTGGCCGGCTTGCAGCTTCATGCCGGGGCGGTCGCCGTGGCCGGCCCGTCTGACGCCGCCGGGGCCGTCGAACGGGGACCGGTAGCCGTCTAGCAGTTTCGGGGCGTAGGCGGCGATCTCGGGCACTGAGAACCGGACGTGCATCCGGCGGTCGGTCAGGTCGGACACGTCGGGAACGGCATTGACCCCGGCCTTGCGGAGCCCGTCCATGACCGCGAGCAGGACGTCCAGGTTATCGATGATCTTGTACCGGGGGGATAGCACGGCGCGCAGCACGCCGTCCGTTACCTCATCGCCCTTGAGCAGCCGGAGCAGGATCGCCCCGTCGAACGGCGGGTAGTTCCGGTCCTCGCCGTCGATGGTCTCGCTGCCGCCGTGCAGGAAGCCGCTGACGTTGGCGTCCCACAGGTCGGTGCGGGCCGGGTCCAGGCGGCGGAGTTTCTTGAGGTAGCCCCCGTCGATGCCGAGCAGCCCGGCCAGGCCCTCGTCACCGACCGCGGTAGGCCGGTAGACGCCCGCGGCCGAGGTGACGCCTTCCTCGCCGACCCACTGGGTGGACTCGCCCGCGGCGACGGTGATGTTCCCGCCGTAGGCATCGATCATGCCGTGGCGGACCACGACGTCCAGGCGCCGGGCGCGTTGCTCCTGCAGGATGGCGAGGATGTCGGGCAGTCCGGCGTTCCTGGCCTCGGTGACGATCGCTGGCATGTGGTTCCCTCCGGTAGCGGACTGATCTCGTGTCTGTGGCTGTCCTATTCAGTATACATCTACAATAGCGTCCCTGTCAAAACGAGCTGTGCAGCTAGTTTCTGGCAAGGCAGTAAAGAACCCGGCCCAGGTCAGCGGGGATGCAACAGGAAAACTAACCTGGGCCGGGCTGGTTCAGCGCCGGTAACGCAGCGTCGTGCATGACTTGTAGTGCTCGTGCAAGTCCGGGACCTGGCGGTGGCAGTACCCGCACGTGGTTTCCGGCGGGGTGTACTGCGGGCTCGGCGGGTACTTCGCCAGCATCAGCGGCAGCGTCTCGCAGACCTCCGCGCCCGGGTACATCTGCTCCAGCCGGTCGCCGATCACCGCCATCCAGGCCTGCGCTGCGTCCTGCGCTGCCCGGATCTCCTCTGCGGAGGGTTCCGGCGGCTCCGGCGGGGGCGGAACATACCGGGGCGCGCCGCCCAGCGACGGGGGCACCGGGGGAGCGCCGGGGAAGCTGATGACCCTCCCGGTGAAACGGGGCGCCGGGCGCCAGGGCGAGAGCGGGGCGGACAGGGGCCGCCCGAACATCGCGTCATTGCCGTCCGTACGGGGCAGGTCGGGCTCGATCACGAGCGGCAGGTGCAGCGCCACGATCTCAGCCTTCTGCGCGCGGAAGCCGAGCGGGCCGGTCAGCACCTGGCCGGAGCCCTCGATCACGCCGACGACGGGCAGCGCGCCGTCCCGGCCCAGTTCGTGCGGCTGGACCTGCCAGTACGCCCAGAATCCGCAAGCGCACGAAATTTCCGGGATCTCGTCTCCGGTGTGCACCTCGTGCCCGTACACCGGCTTGCACACGGCCAGGTTCTCGCCTGGCTGCCAGTCACCCCTGGCTCCGCACAGCAGGCGGGGATGCCAGTCCTGCTCTGCGCGGGCCGGGCTGCGATCCAGCCGCGGGGCGTCCAGCGTCCACCACCGGTAGCCGAAAACGGTCCCGGCGATGAAGTCGGCCCCGTCGAACCCGGACATGCCCCGGACGCCCGGCTTAGGCCCCGGCGGCTTCAGCGCAAACTGCGGGGGCGGCCATGGCCGGTGCCCGGACACTGTAACGGCACCTCCCCGGGAATACCCGGCCCCGCTCACCACGGTCGTGCCTGACGGCTTCTGCGGCGGCGCCCCGGTAAAGATCCAGAGCCGCATGCTGTCAGCGCGGAGTACCGGGGGAAGCTGATGACCTAGGCAGGGGCCGGGGCTGCAAGTGCAGGGTCCGGCATGACCTGCGGGCCGGGCGCTTCCACCTGGGTGTCCAGCTCGTCGGGCAGTCTCTCGCAGACGACCTTGCGGATCTGCTCTTTCTCGCCGATGTATCCCATGACGTCTCCTCCATAGCAGGACGGCCCGGCGGTACCAGGCCGCGATGACGGTAATCCAGGTGATGACGAGCAGGACCCAGAGACCGGTTAGGACCGGGGCCATATCAGCCTACGACGCCAGGAGTTCCGTGCCGGTCCCGTCGCAGCCGCCCGCAAGCCCGGGAACGGTCTCGCCCGCGAGCGCGAACCCGGCCGCGGACAGCTGATCGCGGACCTCGGCCAGCGACGCCGGGCCGAAATTCCGGATGCGCCGGAGCGATTCCGCGTCGTGGGAGATCAGCTCCCCGATCGTGCGGATGCTGCCGGCGCCAGGCCGGCTGTCCGCGGAGAGGTCGCCCCGGAGCAGGGCGTTGTGCGTGCGGACGGTCAGGTCCAGCTCCCCGATCTCGTCGTCCCCGGTCAGGTCGCAGATCGGGGCGATCTCCTCTTCGTCCGCCTCGGCCGGGCGGGCGGCGACGGCCTCGGCGATCGCGCCGCCGAGCACTTCGTCATCCGCGCCGGAGACCATCAGCTCGTACGCGTCCCTCAGCGGCCGGGAGTAGTACACGCGGCCGGACACCGGGTTCTTGTACCGGATGCCGTGCTCCCGGGCGAAAATCCGCAGGTCCCTGTTGTAATCCAGGCGGCTGCGGCGGGCGTTCTCGTTCTCGTGCGGGGGCAGCGGGGGACCGCCGGGGAGCAGGTCACGCGGCGTGCACGGGTCACCCGGGCGGCTCAGCGCCGCGCAGTAGGCGCGCACGGTGCGGGCCTTCGGCTTGCGCCCGCCTGGCTGGGCTCCCGTCTCGTTCTTGGCGATGGCGTCCCGGCTGACGGTCAGCGGGGAGCCGTCGTCGTCCGTCAGGTTCAGCGCGGTGATCGCGTCCGCGAGATCCTGGCGGGACCAGCCGCGGCTTTCCCGCCACCAGGTCAGCCGGTCAGGATCGATGGCGATGCCTGATACCGGCCGCTTCGGGGGCGCAGGCCGCTGCTCCTGCCTTTCCTGCGTCATGGCTGACATGGTATCGCTCCGTGGTTTGCGGGATAATACCCGATGATACGTCCTGATACAGGTAACACCCGGGGCGCAGGCAGTTGTTCCGGGACTCCTGGCTGGTCACCAGCGTCTGATGGCAATACATGAGGCTGCCCGTCACACGTGTGCACGCGATCAGCGAACGTGATCGTCACCGGACCGCCCGGCCAGGTCTCATCAGGCGGAAGCAGCCTGGTATCGATCACCTGGTAATACGGCCCGCACTCGTCCTCACCTACGAGAACGCGCCCGCAGCGGACGCACGTGCGATCCGGGGCAGGGCGGTACCTGCCGTCCCCGGTGAACAGCCTGCTCATATCGCGTTCCCCGTCGCCGGGTCGTAGTCCGGCTGCAGCTTGTGCTCGGCGGTCAGCAGGTGATCTTCGCCGGCCAGGTGATGCGCGTACGCCCGCTTGGTCTTGGCCGGGGGATAGTATCCGCCTTTGACCAGCGCAGTAAGGTTGTACCCCATCGCCTTCGCCCACTCAATCCGGGCCTTGTTGAACTCCTGTACCTCCCGGTTCTTGCTAGCCCGGCTAGCGGCAGGCGTATCAGGCGTGCCCATCTCACCAGGCTCGTGGCTGGCGTCCAGGAACGGGGCCATTGCCTCGCGCAGGGCCTTGGCCCAGTCCCGCGTCAGGTCTAGCTCGCGGATGTCCAGCTTGTCCGGGTCCGGGCCGATCGCGAGATAAAGGGTTTCCTCGGCCGGGACGTGCCGGTCAGGCTCCGTGGCCCGGGTCATGTCGCAGCTGCAGATGATCTGGATGAACTTCACGGGATCCTCCACCCGCCGGGCACGGGCTCGGCCCAGTCCCGGTCGCTGGCCTCGCGCAGGAACACGCGGACGAAATGCTCGGTCTCGCCCGTCGCGGCGGCAACCTTCTCCGCGGTGACGACCTCGCCGACGTGCTCGTGCAGGTACCTGGTGATGCTGATCACAGCACGCCGTCTTTCTGCTCGTAGCCGCGATTGCCCGTGTCACTGTTCCCGATGGGGATCTTACTGAGATCGAGACTGGGATCTGCACGCGTCATCAGCTCGTCCAGGAGTTCCTGCCGGTCCGTGGTCAGCGCCGTCAGCAGGCCGCGGGCGTACGCGTCCTCAGCCAGTTCCGCGATCTTCCGGTGGAGCTGCCGGACAGCCCGGTGGCTCATGAAAGGCCGGGTCTCCAGGTCCTCCAGCCGGGCTTGCAGGTCATCCGGAAGCGGCGGGCGCGGGGCGTTCATGACACGACCGTCCTCTCCTCGCAGAACCGGGACCGGCCGCTGAACTCGCGGATCTTGCGCATGTCCTCTTCCGAGGCGTACCACTCCGTGGCACCCGGATTAGTCAGCCAGCGCAAAACCGCGGATCCGTCGCTGAATACACAGGCCTCGGCCACGATCCCGGTAGGCCTGGTGACCTCTGACGGGCCGGGCACCTCACGTACCAGGCTGAGGATGCGGGCAGTCATGGCGCGATCCAGCGGATGCGCGGATGCCTGGCGTCGCCGTGATCCGCCGCTGCCTGGTTCTGGTGCGACAGGTCGTGGCTCACGTGCAGGAACTGCAGCCTGGCCGTAATGGACTGCCGGGCATCCCCGGAGTAGGGAGCCGTGTCCAGCAGGTAGAGCAGGCTGTTCCGGCAGAACCGGCAGGACCGCAGGCAGTTCCCGGTCCGGTAATCGGCCAGGGACTGCTCAGCCACGACCGCGACCAGGATGTCCAGAACTTCCGCGGGCGGAGTGCGGACTTCCGGCCGGGATGCCGGAGAGCCGAGGATGGCCACCTCTGCCAGGATCTCCTGGATGTCCGGCTCATCATCGGGCCGCAGCCGGAAATGGATGGCGACCTGTTTCGCGGTCAGGGGCTCGGCCATGTTCAGCCGGATGAAGTCCCTGATCCTGCGGCGGGTGGAGTAGTCCAGGCCATGCCTGCTCACAGCAGCGTCCCGTCGCCCAGCACCGGCTCGTCGGCGAACAGCTCGCCGGCCATCAAGACCGTGATGTAGTCGATGACGTCCAGCCGGGTGATCCGCGAGCCTTCCGGCCGGATCTCCCAGATGCTCATGTCGCGCTTGTACTGGCGGTGCCGGCCGCGCTCCATGAAGATGCCCTGCGCGCCCGTGTAGGTGGTGCGGACGGAGCCGCAGGTGCGCCCGGAGCCGTCCTCGTCGCGGGTGCAGGTCTCGGTGATCAGGAACGCGCCCTCCTGCTCCGGGGCCAGCACCGCCCGCCATCCCCGCGGCCGGCCGCGGCCCGGGATGAGAACCGGCCAGGTATGCCCGTAAGCCAGGCAGAGCAGCTGCTGCAGGGTCAGCTTGTCCAGGTAGGCGACGACGGCCGCGCCGAGCCGGGCGGTCAGCATCTTGCGGGTGGGCAGCCTGGTCTTGCGGCCCTTGCGGCGGGGCGTGCTCCCGGCCGCGGTGACCCGGGGCTCGGTGACCTTATCCGTTTCCGCGATGGCCCTGGCGATCTTATCCCTGGCGGACGTGGCTGATGCCATCAGTTTTCTCCTGGTCTCGGTCTGGGATCTTTGGTATACGCTGTCCTATGCAGTCTACAAGACGCATGAACCAAGCTATCTATTCCTGCGGGTCACAGCAAGGCTGGCCTTCCGGCACTGCGAGCACGGATTGCGGTCCGGCGCATTCGGCCGGAAAGGCCAGGTGCTCACGGTTACATCGCCACGACCGGCTTGACAGCCCCGCGGAAAGCCGGGTCGTTCTCCGCGGCCTCGGCCAGCAGCTCGCGCATCGGCCCGGACACCGCCGCGCTAGACCCGCCGCCGGCCCCGCGGTGCCGGGCCACGGTAAGCCGCCGGATCACCGCGTCGTGAGTGGGCAGCGACCAGACCGTGTACTGCGGGTACTCGGTGATCACCTCCGCCGGGATACGGCGCCGGGATTCCTCCAGCGTCATGGGCGGGCACTGCTCGCGGCCGGGCCGGGACGGCAGGACCCCGCAGTAGACCGTCTTCTCCGGCAGCTCATCCCGCGAGGTCCGGACCGGCTTGCGGACATGGGCAGCCCCGCCGGGCGCGTGCCACACCGTGCTGATGCTGGCCTGGACGAAGATGTACGTGCCGTCCGCCTTGCGGTAGAGGCTGGCGTCCATCCACCGGGCACGCTGCCGGTCTTTCGGGTCCAGCCTGGTGCTGACCGGCCCGGCGATGCGCTCTCCCTCGAACTCGTACACCACGGATTCGTCTTCGATGCGCACCTTCATGTCGTCGTTCTCCGTCTCTCCTGATCGTCGGCCTGCATCTGACAGCGTACCGGCGGCCGGGTTATCCTGGCAGGGCAGCACACGACCGACGATCAGGAGACCACGATGAACGCGCACCCCGGCGGCATGCCCGTACCCCCGCAGCAGGCGCAGGAGCCAGCCCGGCTGGCGGTGACGCCCGTGCCCGGCAGCCTGCTGGATGACCTGCTCGGCCAGGAAGACGCCGCCGAGGCCGCCGCGCGGGAAGCCGCCGACCGGCTCCGGTCGCTGCGGGACCGGATCAAGGCCGAGCTGACCCAGGCCCATCCCGGCGTCGCGAAATTCGACATCGCGGGCACCCCGCACCGGCCGGCGAAAAGCATGACCTGGGTGGATACCGTCCGCCTGGACACCCGGGCGATGAAGGAGCGGGAGCCGGAAACCTACGTCCGGTACGCTGTCTTCGGCGGGCGGTGGGAACTGCGCACGGCCCGGGGCGGACTGTGATGAGCGCCCGCCGGGGCGGCATTCCCGGTCGCCGCTGGTCTGACCCGGAACCCTGCGGCACGCCCGCGGCTTACCGGCGGCACCTCCGGCACGGCGAGAATACCTGCCGGTCCTGCCGCCAGGCCGAGCAGCGCCGCCAGGCCGGACGGCCGAGGCCGCGGCGCCGGGCGCAGGAGCTGGCCGCGTGAACCGGGAACTGATGCCCTGCGGGACGCCGGGGGCGTACCGGCGGCACCAGCGCCGCCACGAGAAGATCTGCCGGGCGTGCAAGGACTGGTACAACGCGAGCCGGCCGCGGACCCGGAAGGACGGAACCGGCCACTTGGTCCTGCTTCCCGGCGTCATCGAGCCCGCCGGGCTGTGCGACTGCCCGCTGAACGAGGCGCACTGGGCCGGCCAGGAGGCGTCATGATCCCCGGCTGGCTGGGCTGGGGAATCGCCCTGTTTGCCGCGGGCCTCACTGCCGCCTGCCTGCTCCTGCCCCCGCTCCTGCGCCGCCATCCGGTCCTGGCGTGGCCGGAGGACTGGCGGGTGGCATGGCGGCTGCGGCGGGGCCGCCGGGGAATGTCAGACCCCGGTGATAGGCATGAGTCATGACGACTCCCCAGACCATGACCGCGGCTGCTTTCATGGGCACCGTGCCGGCGATGTCCGGCGGCAATACCCCGTTCGCCGCCCGGTACGCCCGCGAGCTGCGCGACGTGATCCTCCGCCAGGCAAGCCGCCAGCCCCGGAACCTGCAAGTGCACCTCGGCCCATCCGAAATCGGGTCCGAATGCGATCGCCAGGTGGTCGGCAAGTTCGCCGGCGAGCCGCACACCAACCACGTTGGTGACCCGTGGGCCTCGATCGTGGGGACCGCAGTGCACGCCTGGCTGGCTGAGAAGTTCGGCCTGGAGAACAGCCTGAACGGGTACCTTCGCTGGATTACCGAACGGCAAGTCGCCCCGCACCCGGCTTACCCTGGGCACGCTGACCTGTATGACGGGATCGAGGAAGCCGTCGTTGACTGGAAGATCCTCGGCCCGACGTCGATGGCCAAGGTAATGTCCCCGGCTGGCCCGTCGCGGCGTTACCAGGTGCAGCTGCTGCTGTACGCGGCCGGCTACCGGAACCTGGGTGCCCCGGTAAAACGAGTAGTCCTGGCCGCGCTGCCCCGGACATCTCCCACCCTGGATTCCATGTACTGCTGGGAGCACCTGTGCTCGCCCGCGGACGACCAGCTCATCGCCGGCGTCCTGGACGAGACCGCGTTCCGCCGGGAGCTGGCTCGGCATGTCCTAGCAGGTCAGATCAATATCGGCGATGTTCCCGTTACCCCCGGTGATGAGTGCATATGGTGCCCCTTCTACCGCCCGGAATCAGCCCGGGACGGTGCCCCCGGCTGCCCCGGCCACTCGCCGAGGATAGCCGGATGACGGCACATTGCCTGTCTCATGCCGTCTCGTGCTGTCTGAAATAACACATCAGTGGTGTAATGTGGGAACCCCCGGGTGCCACTGGCGCAGGGGCGACATTTCCAGTCTCAGTTCCCAGTCCGCAGGAGGAGCACATGACTTACCCCCAGCAGGGTTACGGCCAGGGCTACGACCCGGCCCAGCCTGGCTACGGCCCGGGTCCGGGCTACGGTCAGCCAGGCCCGGGTTACGCCCAGCCGCCCGCCCAGGGCTATGCCCAGCCAGCCCAGGGCTACGGGGCACCCCCGAACCAGGGCTACGGTCCCGGTTACGGGGTGCCCCAGGGTCCGCCGCCGCCCCGCGGCACCGTCACCGGTTTCTTCAGCCAGCCGGCCGCGTCCGGCGCGTCCCTGGCAAAGTTCTTCCAGAACCCCGGGCAGCAGATCGCCGGGATCGTCGCCCGCCCCATCACCGACGCCGACATCCGCGTGCAGACCAACATGCAGTCCGGTCAGGTGCAGACCTGGCGGGACGGCAACGCCAAGTTCCACATGGTCGTCCCGCTCCTGGTGCAGCAGAGCCAGCTGTTCCCCGAGGGCAAGGCCGCCTGGTACGTCAAGGGCCAGGCGAAGGAGGAGCTGGCCAGGGCGATGGCCGAGGCCGGCGTCCCGCTCGGCGAGGACGGCCTGCCGCAGCCGCCAGAGATGGGGGCCTGGATCCAGATCACCTTCACCGGCCTGCGCCAGATCCCGGGCATGAACGCGGCCAAGCAGTTCGCCGTGGTCTACCGCCGCCCGGATGCCCGCGCGAACGGGCAGCACCCGGCCCAGGGGCAGGCCCTGCAGCAGGCAACCGCCCCGGAGATGTCTCAGCTGGCCCAGCAGCAGTTCGCCCAGGCCGGAGTCCCGCAAGGCTACCAGGACCGGGGAGCCCCGGGGAACTGGGACAGCCCGCAATACGAGTACCAGGTCCCGCCGCAAAACCAGCCAGGTCCGTCCCAGGGTCAAGGCTGGCAGCCGGCCGCTACCGGTTTCAGCGGGCAGCCGCTCGGCCAGGCTCCGCAAGATCCCGGTCAGCCGGCTTACCAGCAGCCCCCGGTCCAGGGGCAGGGAATGCAAGGTCCCGCCGCGCAGGTGGCCCAGGCTACCCAGGCCGCCACCCAGGCCGCCCAGCAGTACCAGCCGGCTTACCAGCAGCCCGCCGGCCAGGGCTGGCAGGGTCCGCCGCAGGGCGCTGACCCGGCGCAGATGTCACCCGAGCGGCAGGCACTGCTGGCCCGGCTGACCCAGCAGGGCGCGCCACCGCAGCCGCAGTAGCAGGCCCGCGCTCCGGCCGGGGTCGCGGGTCATCCCGTGCCCCGGCCGGAGCCATCTTCATACCCGCGAGTAACCCCGTGAGCCACTGCCAGCATCCGGAGTCCTGATGGCGATCACTATTCCCCCCTGTGGCTCTCACTGCGGGATCACCGGCCCCCGCGAAGGCCACTGCGATTGCGAGCTGTGCCACGACGGCATGGCGCCTATCGTCATCACCCGCGGCGACCTGCTGACTATCGTGCCGCGGCAGCCGATGTGCGGTCGCTGGTACGAGCGCGCCGGAGAGTACCGTCCCTGGATGACCGGGAGCGACCCCGGCTGCCGGTGCGGGGTATCACCGCACGCGCTGCCGTACCAGCACGGCGGGCACTGCCCGGTCCGCCAGGACTACGACCGGAAGCGGCTGGGAGACCCGGACGGCGGATGGTGCCCGTGATCTGCGAGACCTGCCCGAAATACGTCAACGTCGCCCTGTACCGCTGCCCTCACTGCGATCTGCTCTTGTGCCCGCGCTGCCGCAGGTGGTTCACTCCGCCTGCCCGGATCAGGGGCGCAGCATGATCATTCCCTGCCCGGAATGCCCGAAGGTGTTCGAGGTCAGCGACGCGGACCCGGATGCCACGCTGTCCGACCTGTGGGAACACCTGTACGAGCACGCCCCGGACCACGACCGGCGGAAGCAGCTGTTCATCAAGGCCCAGGAGCAGGCGGCATGACGGCCCTTCAGTTCACGCCCCGGAACCAGTGGCAGCCGGCCGCCCCCGCCACAGTGTTCGGCGAGCTGACCGCGGACGGCACCCAGATCGTCCTGATCGGCCAGGGCAGTGACTGGGACCTGGACCAGATCGCCGCGCGGTTGCGGATGCTGACCGCGAATCCCGTGCTGGTACGCGACGCGGACGGCCGGGATACCGACGCCATGCTCGTACCCGCCAGCTGGGCGAGCGTGGTCCAGCTCGGCTTCTCGTTCAACGGCTTCCCCGGGTTCGCCTGGCTGCCGCAACCCCGGCTGAACGAGTGGATCATCGCCGAGACGGTCCGCCGGACCTCCCCGGTGCCGCCGCTGCCGGACGATCTCTGGCCGCCGTGGCTGGAACCGCGCCCGTACCAGCTGGACGGCGCCGCGCAGATCGCGGCCGAGGGGAAATTCCTGCTCCTGGACGATCCGGGCGTCGGGAAAACTATTTCAGCGATCCTCGGCCTGCTGGGACGCCAGCACGCGGGACACGAGATCTTCCCGCTGGTCATCGTCGTCCCGTCCTGGGAGGTCGGCCGGGCCTGGGCCGATGAGATCGCCGCGTGGGCACCGGGCTGGCCGGAACCGGTCATGCACAAGGGGCCGGACCGGTTCGGCAAGATCACCCGCAAGCGCGGCCAGCCGCCCGGTGACTCGGTGTTCATCACCACCTACGCCACCCTGCGGGCCGACGCCGCCAGCATGCGCGGCCCGCTAGTCCGGCTGGCGCCCGCCGCGATGGTAGCCGATGAGTTCCACCTGGCTAAGAACCCCCGGGCTCAGCAGAGCCTCGCGCTGCAGCGAGTCGCCCGGCAGGCCGGCACGTTCGTGGCCCTGTCCGGCACGCCCATTACCTACGACACAGGTGATGTGCAACCGGTGATGGAGGCTGCCTGGCCGGATGACTGGCCGAGCAAGAAACGGATGACCTCGCGGTACTGCGCGCGAATCGAAGAGGAGTACGGCGAGCGCATCGTGGGCCTGAACCCGGCTGCCGCGCCGGAATTCTTCGCGATCATGGACCGGAACATGCGCCGGGTCGCCAAGGCCGACGTGCTGCCCTGGCTGCCGCCGAAAATCTGGTCGGTGCGCCGCCCGGACATCCCGGATGAGTGGATGAAAGCGTACCGGACTATGGAGGAGGACATGCTGGCGCAGCTGCCGGACGGCTCCGAGCTGCCGGTGATGTCCGTCCTGGTCAAGATGATGCGGCTGAGCCAGCTCGCGTCCTGCGCGGCCGACGTGGAGCGCACCGAGGAATGGGACGAGAACCTGCAGGCGGTCGTGCCGAAGTACGCGGTCACGCTGAAGCCGCCCAGCTGGAAGGCGGACTCGCTGCTGGAAGTCATGGCCGAACGGCCCGGGGCACCCGTCGTCGCGTTCACCGCGTCCCGCCAGCTGGCCATGATCACCGGGCAGGCGTGCGAGCAGGCGGGGCACCGGACCGGGTACATCACCGGGATCGGCGACGGCATCACCAGCAGAACCCGGCAGAAGGCGATCGATGACTTCCAGGCCGGCAAGCTGGACGTGATCGTGGCCACCGCCAAGGCCGGCGGCACCGGGATCACGCTCACCCGCGCGGGCACCGCAGTGTTCCTGCAGCGGAACTGGGAGCTGTCCGCCGGGGTCCAGCCGGAAGACCGGCTTCATCGCATCGGCCAGGAGCACGAGTCCGTGGAGATCATCGACATTGTGGCCGAAAACACGGTCGAAAGCAGGGTAAGGCAGCGACTCAGGGAGAAGGCGGGCATGCTGGGTGAGCTAGTACGAGACCGGCGTATCGTGACTGAACTTCTCGGGGGGATCAGGTGAGCCGGCAACCCCGGGACCCTATCCCGCACCTGGCCGCGCTCATCGACGGGCTGCACCGGGCAGCTCTGCAGAATAACCGGGACGGCACGCTGCTGATCCTGGCTGACCTGCTAACCGGGCCGTACGCGGCATTGCGCGGCGGCCTGCTGCTGGACGAGCCGGGCTGGGAGAACATGAGTACCAAAGACGCCATCCGCGAGGCGCTAAACGCGAAAGCACGACAGGACCACGATCAGGAGGACACGACATGAACCAGCACACGCATTACCACGACGACCTCGCCGCCCTGCGAGAACTGGACATCACCGACGACAGGCTGGCTACCGCGGAAACCGTCCTCACCGTCATGCGGGAGTGCTTCCGGGCGGCGAGGGAACGTCAGCGGATCCGGGTCACCGAAGACGGCCAGACGATCGCCTGGATCGTCCCGGCCCAGGAGCCTGACGGACCGGACCTGGAGATCGGCAGGGATCCGGGCGGGAACACCGATTTCGGCCAGTACATCCTGCAGGCGATCCGCGCAGCCCGGGACGGCCGGCGAACCCGGATCGTCATGCACGGCACGCCCGTCGCCACGATCAGCCCGTACCGCCCGGACGGCCCGGACCTGCTGACAGCCCTCGTCTACGGCGACGGGATAGACGACCTGAAGACGGCGGCCCTGCGCAAGGCACAGCGGCTGTACGGAGACGCGGCCCCGCTGCAGATCATCCGGATCAGCACCCTGCGCACCTCATCTGGCAGCCAGGGAAAGTTCACGGCGGACATCACCGTCTGGTGCCGCCAGCTGCCCGCGGGGTGGGATGTCCCGTGAACGGGACCGATACCATCATCGAGCTGACCAGGCGCGGGTACGGGAGCCTCATCGCCGCCGACGCGATACGCCAGGCCGCCGCGAGCGAGAACGGGACCTTCTCGCTGGACCGGCACCGGGTGTCCGTGGACGCGAACGGGAACTGGGCGATCACGCCGCTGCCATGGCCCGAGGGCGCGGCGCGGCTGCCGTCACAGGCAATCTGGCGCAGCAGCCATGGCGCGACAGCCCTCATCCCGCCGCCTCACGTCCATGATGATGACGGCACGGCAGAGGGCTGCCCCGGCTGCTTCACCGATCCCGCCGGGCTGGCCGACGTCCTGCACGTCATCGAGGCGGTCGACGCGTACCTGGATGACGCCGGCCCGCAGTGGGCGAAGGATTGCCCGGAGGCGAATATGCAGCGCCGGATCGGCAAGGCCCAGCTGGAAGCGGCTGAGGCCATGGAGGAACTGAGCCTGCTTACCGGGGAGAACCCGCGCAAGGGCCGGCACCCCGAGGCCCGGGAGCGGATGCTGGGCGAGCTGGGCGATACCGCGTGCGCCGCGCTGCTCGGCATCCAGTCGGTCACCAAGGACACAGGCGCCACCTGGACGGTCTTCCTGGAGGCCCTGGAGAAGGCCTGGAGCCGGGTGCCGCCGGAGGCCCGGCTGTGAGCGGCTGGCAGGTGCAAGCCCGGCTGCCGGACGGCGCGATCACGATGTTCGGCGTCTACGCGGACACCGGGCACGCCGCCACTGTCAAGGCCCTGCAGCAGCTGGCCGCCTTCCCGCAGCCCTGGCACGCCGCGGAGATTACCGTAACTGCCGCCAGGTCACCGGACCGGAGCCCGTCATGACCAGGCTGACGGCCGTGCTGGCTGATCCCTCGCTGCCGCACCAGGTCGTGCTCGGGACCTTCAGCGGGGCGATCACGGTGAGCTGCAACTGCCTGGCCCCGCGGAAGGGACCGCAAGCTGGCCGGGGCTGTCCGCGGGGGATCATCGAATCCAGGGCCGGGGCCTTCCCGGCGGCTGAGGCGATCGCCGCCTGGCGAGCCTGGCACGCAGAGCGGAGGATCGGGCTATGACCACCTCATGGAATATCGAGCCGGCCACGTACGATCATGCGCCCGGATGCCGCTGCCCGTCGTGCACGGCCACGCGGACCCGGCTGGTGCCCGTCCTGCGGGCCTGCACCCGGGATAACGGCAATTCCTGGCAGACGATGACCTGGCAGGCCATGCCCGGCGTCAGCGGTCCGGCTGGCTGCGAGGGCTGTCACGCACCACCCTCGGATGACCCGCGTGCCCATGCTGGCGATTGCCCCCGCCGCGCGGCACCGGAGAAAGCCGCTAGCGCGGTCAGCAAGCCGGAGCCGGATCCGGTGCGGGAGATCCTGGCCGTGATCGGCGAGCCGCTGGGCCTGGATGACGCATCATTGCCGTCGTACGCCAGCGCGCCCTCCGGGACCTGCGGATCCTGTCATCGCGGGCCGCTGTCCCGGGGTAACCGGTGCACCTACTGCGCGGCGCTGGACGGCTTGCAGGCAGCTTCCGCCAGCCGGCGCCTGTCCGGGGCCGTCCCGCCGCGCGATCACGCGGAACGCGACTGCGATTATCCCCGCACGGCCGGGCTGCGCCTGCTGACCGCCTGCGCGGCGGTCGCCGCCGTCCTGGCCGTGGTCCTGGCGATCCTGCAGAAGGTGCCGCTGCCATGACCGGATCCGGCAAGCTGCCCCGGGTTCCCACCGGGAACAGCGACACGGGAATGGCGGGCTACCGGCTGCGCGAGGTGCGGCGGCCGGAGCCCGTCGCGTTCGCCCTCGGCATCGACCCCGGCCCTATCCCGGGTATCGTGCTGCTGCACCTGGCCGGCGGCGGCAAGCTGGGCAAAACCGCGGAGATCTTCCAGTGCAACGCGGCGACGGCGCCGTGGCTGCTGCGCCAGCTGCTCGGGAAGGACGGCATCGCCGGCGGCCGGGCCAGATGCGGCATGGAGGCGTTCGCTCCCGGCCGAGGTCCCGGCGCCCGGATGCAGACGGGCAAGGTCACCCGGGATCAGGTGGAGGAGCTGGCCGGGATCTGCGCGGAGCATGACGTGCCCGTCTCGGCCCGGAACGCGGGCATGGTGAAGCCGTGGGCCGAGGGAAACGACTGGAAGCGACTGCGGGCCTGCGGGCTGTACGACCTGACTGCCGGGAGCACCCACGCGAGATCTGCCGCCGCGCAGGCGCTGTACTGCGCTGTCTGGGACTGCGGTTACCCGGATCCGGTTTCCCGTCAGGGAGGTTCCGGGTCATGACGGCCGGCGAGGAGGCACGCGATGCCGCGCGCGAGAAGCCCGGGTAGGCGGGCCGGGACCTGCAGCCACTGCCAATGGCGATCGATCACATTCCCGGCAGGTCCCGGCCGCCAGACAGACCGGGGTACCTTTCTCCCCCCGCGAGTGAACGTGTCGGGCGCTTACACGATACCCCGCGGGCTCGCCGGCTACTCCTGCCAGACCCAGGGGGACAGATGAACAGCACGGAAATCAGCGGCACGTCATGCCCGCAGTGCGATGACGGCAACTGGAACGACCTTGGCTGCATGACGTGCGGCCTGGAATTCTTCCCGCCGTCCGAGGCGTACCAGGCTGCGGTACCGGTAAGCCTGCGCATAAAACGACTTCGCGCAAGCTGGGCTCCGGCTCCGCGCCTGACCCCGGCTGAAGACTGTTTCTGGGGGGCTTGTCTCGCCCGGGGTTACCCGTGGACTGACGATGTACTGCCGCAGGCTCGCATCGGTGCCTACCGGGCGGATTTCCTGCTAGCCGGAGCCAGGATCGTTATCGAGATCGATGGCTTCAGCAATCACGCGAAAACCGCTGACATCACGCGCGACCGGCAGCGGCAGCGCTGGCTGCAAGGTCAGGGCTATCAGGTCATCCGGTTCAGTAACACCGAAATCCAGCAGGCCCCGGAACGATGCGCGGCTGAAACTGACGCGCTGATTCGCGGGATGCTGTCATGAACGCCCAGGTCCGGCAGGACGCGCCGGTCTACGCGTCGGCCTGCGCGGATTACTACCTGGCCGGGTGGACGTGCGTGATCCCGGTGCCGCCGGAAGCCAAGTTCCCTCCGCCCGGCGGGTTCACCGGGGCTGGCGGCCGGGACACCACCCCAGAGGACATCGCCGGCTGGGCGGAGCAGCTGCCCGGTTACTCGATCGCGCTACGGATGCCGGACGGCGTGATCGGCATCGACGTCGATGAGTACGCCAAGGGCGAGACCGTCAAGCATGGCGCCGCGACCGTAACCGGGGCCGAGGGGGAATGGGGCGCGCTGCCGCCGACATGCTCATCGACTGCCCGCGGCCAGGATCAGCCGAGCCGCATCCTGTTCTACCGGGTGCCGGCCGGCCGGTACGCCAGCCAGCTCGGCCCGGATGTCGAGATCATCCAGCGGCATCACCGCTACGCCGTGGTCGCGCCGTCGCCGCACTCCGCTACCGGGACGCCGTATCAGTGGTACGGCCCGGACGGTTCCCCCCTGGGCGGGAAAGTCCCGGGACCGGGAGAACTGGCCGCTCTGCCGGAAGCGTGGATCCAGGGCCTGGCCGAGGGCGCCGCGGCAGCCAGCCCGATGGCAGCCAGTATCGGCGAGGCCGGGCAGCTGCTGGCCTGGCTGGAGGCTGAGACCGGGCAGGTGTGCACCGACATGGCGCACGCGACGGCGGCGATCCTGGCCGAGACCACGGCCGCGCACCCCGGCTCCCGGCATGACCTGATGACCAGGGGCATCTACGAGCTGGTCCAGCTGACCGCCGAGGGCCACGGCGGTTACGGCACGGTCATCGCCCAGCTGCGCGGGCTATGGGGCGAGCTGACCGCCGGGGAAGACCGGGACGCCGAGTTCGGCGACATGATCACCACCGCGGCGCGCAAGGCCGTCACTGCCCACGGCCCGGTCCCGCAGGCAGCCGATCCGTGCCGGGTGTTCGGCCGCGGGCTGCCCCGGTTCGCCGCGCCCGCACCGGACGTGCCGCCGGGTGCGGGCCTAGATGATGACGAGCTGCCGCCGCCCGAGGCGCCGAGGTTCTGGTCGCCGTGGGGAGAAGACGGGATCGGCGTGCTGCCATTCGACCCGCCCGCCGGGCTGGACGGGATGCTGGCCCGCGACGTGCTGGGCCGTACCTGGCCGGTACTGCGGTACGCCCCGGACGCGGGCGCGTGGATCAGGCGCGGCCCGGACAAGTGGGACGTGATCAAGGGCGACTTGTCCAAATGGGCTGTCGACCTGGTGAGCGTGCTCATGCCGCCCGGTGACCCGGACGCCGCCCAGGGCAGCCCGGAACGGCTTCAGGCTGACCGGCGCAAGCGGTTCATGTCGAACTCCCCGGCCAACGCGATCGCCGGGAAGATGAACGCGCAGGTCGCCGCCGGGCAGCACCCGTCCGCAGTGGAACTGGCCGCGCTGGACACTGACCGGGAGATCCTGTGGGCCGGGGGCATGCCGTTCGACCTGCGGAACTCCGACGAGGCTCCGGCGATCTCGCGGTGGACCGACCCGGGCACCCCGCACCTGCACAGCGCGGGCGTGGTCCCGGAGCTGCGCCCCGTGCCGCGATGGGACGCGTTCCTGGCCGCGGTCTGGCCGGACGAGGACGTGCGGGCCTGGGCACTGCGCATCCTGTCGATCTCGTTCACCGGCTACCCGGACAAGGCGCTGCCCATCCTGCTCGGCGACACCGACCGCGGTAAGACCTCGCTGATCATGCTGCTGATGTCCGTGCTGGGCAGTTACGCCCACGTGGCCGATGCCCGGCTGCTCGCCCCGGCTGACAAGTCACACGCCTCGATCGTGTACGCGCTGCGGGGCCGGCGGCTGTCGTTCATCGATGAGGCACCGCGCACCGGTCAGCTGGCTACTGAACGGCTGAAGCAGATCACGGGCGGCGCGGACCTGACCGGCAACCGGATGGGCGAGAACCCCATCACGTTCCCCACCACTCACACGCTGATCCTGACCGCCAACCCCGAGCACGAGCCGGTGCTGACCGACGCGGCCATTCGCCGCCGGGTCCGGCTGATCCCGTGCAACGGCGATCCCGCCGCGGTCATCGCGGCCAGGGCGGCGATCGGCGCGGAGCACGGTGCCGCGTGGCGGGCCGAGGCACCCGGCGTGCTGGCCCGGATGATGGCCGAGACAGCCCGCTGGCTGGCTGACCCGCACAGCTCCGGCAACGAGTCCGCGCCGGAAGCAGCGGCCCTGGCGGCGAGTGAGATCATGGCGAGCCAGGACCTCACGCTGCAGTGGCTGCGCGAGGAATGCGAGGATTTCGAGCGCGGCACCAGGAGCCGTGATCTCTACCTGGCGTTCACGGAGAGTTGCCGGCGGATGGCGGTGAACCCGGCTACGATGCCGTCCGAAACACGGTGGGGACGGAGGCTGACCGAACTCGGCTACCCCCCATATAAGCGGACGGACGCCAACTACCGGACCCTCCGGATCAAGCCCCCGCAGGTTTTCATGCCCGGACCAGCGGCACTGAGCGGTCAGAGCGGCGGTTCCGCCCGGCCGCATGGAGGGTCTGAGCCTGAAAATGGAGGGTTCATGGAGGGTTCGGGGTCAGGGCCTCAACCCTCCATGAACGGAAACACAGCAGGTCAAACCCTCCATGAAACCATCCATATGGAGGGTATGGAGGGTCAGTCAACGTATATAGCACACACACACGCGCGCACACGCGCGCACACGCAGGGGGGTAAAGACCAAACCCTCCATACCCTCCAACCTTCCATACCGCCCCCGGCGGACCCCCCCGCAGCGGAAAACCCCGGTTCGTCACCGGGCGTGACATCACCGGATGCCGCCAGGGCGGGCAAGCCCCGCAAGGCAGCCAGGCCCAGGGCCGTGAAGGTGCGGCCGGACCCGGTGCTGGAAGGCCCGGTGTACCAGCTGCCGGTCATCGTGGCGCGGAATCCGGACGGCGGCGAGCCGCTGGTGCTGTCGTGCTCGCCGGACGACGCGAGGGCGGCGGCAGAGGGCGCGCTGGCCGGCATGCACGTGGACTGCGAGACCTCGGGGTACCCGCCTGGTCACGCGGATTTCGCGTTGCGTACCGTCCAGCTGGGTGATGAGCAGATGGCGGCGGTACTGGACCCGGCTGATCCGGAACAGGCGGCGGCAGTCACGGATCTGGTGGCGCGGGCGCGGGTACTGCACGCGCATTCGGCGGCGGCTGACCTGGTGCCGCTCGCCGCAGCCGGGCTCGGCGACGCCGAGGCGATGTGGGCGAAGATGACCGATTCGGTGCTGATCGCCAAGCTGGCCGATCCGTCGCTGGCCGGGTCGGATGAGAACGAGCTGAAAAAGCTGGCCCGCGATCTGCTGGGAGGCTATGCGGTCAGCCCTCCTGCGGAGAAGGCCCGCAGCGCCCTGTTCAAGTCCGGTGGCTGGCTGACCGATACCACGGCGCTGACCCCGCCGGAGAAATCCGGATGGGGCCAGGTCAAGTCCGGTTGCGAGGTCATGGCCCGGTACGCCGGGTCCGACGTGCTGGACCTGGCCGCGGTGCTGCGCGTGCTGCCGGAGCCCGACCAGGCCGTGCTGGCGCGCGAGCGCGAGTTCCAGCGGATGTGCGCCCGGGTGAGCCATGCCGGGTTCCGGCTGGACCCGGTGCACATCCGGGCCAAGATCGCCGAGTACACCGCAGCCCGCGAAGCTGCCCGCGAGCTGGTGGCCGGCCTGTGCCCGGATATCACCAACCCGTCCTCCACCAAGGACGTCCCGGCCGCCCTGCTGGGCATGGGCATCCCGCTCGGCCGCACGAAGGACGGCAACCCGAGCGCCGCCAAGGCCGTGCTGGAGCCGCTGGCGGCCGACGAGAGCTATGAGCATCACGAATTGCTGCGCGGCATCCTGGACTACCGGCATGACGTGACCACGCTCGGGCTGCTGCTGGAGCCCCTGGGAAGGCTGTGCGAGCACGGCGACGGCCGGATGCGCCCGGTGGTCTACACGATCAACGCCGACACCGGCCGGACCAGCTGCGTCCGTCCCAACGGGCAGCAGTTCTCCCGGCAGGGCGGCATCCGCGCGTGCGTCATCGCGGATGAGGGCATGGCCGGAGTCTCGGCTGACTTCTCTGGCGTGGAGATCCGGGTCGGCGCCGCGCTGTCCGGTGACAGGGACCTGCTCGCCGCGGAGCTGTCCACGTACTGCCTGGCGTGCGCGTCCGATCCGTGTGCCTGCGGGCAGGGCCAGACCGGGCTGCACTGGATGGCCGCGCGGATGGCGTTCGGCGCGGGCGCCACCAAGGAAGACCGTTACAACTCCAAGCGGATCATCTTCTCCAAGATGTTCGGCGGCGGCCCGAAGTCCGGTGCGGCCCAGGTGGGCGTGCCGGTGGAGGCGGCGTACGCGGTGCACAGCGCGTTCGAGCAGATCGCGCCTGCGTTCACCGAGTGGGATAAGCAGATGCGCGCCTACGCGGAGGCCGGCAACCGCGGTTTCCGGGCATATTCCGGCCGGGTCATCTGGCTGCCGCGCGGGCGCAGTCACGCGGCCGGCAATTACGCGATCCAGGGCTCGGCCCGGGAGCTGCTGGTGGACGGGTGCCTGCGCTGGCACCGGACCCGCTGGGGCCATCTGCCGCTGCTGCCGATCCATGACGAGATCCTGGTATGGGTTCCGGCTGAGGAGGCGCTGGAGGCCCGGGAGACGCTGAAGGCGTGCATGGCCGGCGAGCTGTACGGCGTGCCGATCGAGGCCAAGGCCGACGAGCCGTTCCTGGCCTGGCCGGATTCTTCGTGACAAGTGAATAGGAGGAACGAGATGACGGAGGAGACGATCCTGGTCCTGGCCGGGGTGACCCGCGAGCAGCTCGGCCGGCAGGTCCGCCGGGAATGGGAGGCGTGGGCGCGGGAGCAGCCCGACGTGGCGGATCACCCGGCCTGGACGCGCCCCTGGCATGCCCTGGACGAGCGTGACCGGGAGGCGGACCGCCGGATCGGCGTGGCGTTGTTCCGCGCGGGCTGGCTGGCCGGGCACAGCCTGCACGGCGGGCTGCCGTCTTCCGGTCGACCGGAACGTTCATGACCGCCGGCTGGGTCCCGGTCACCAGTTCCGCGTTCGCGCGGATGAGCCAGGCCCGGCGGAATGAGTCCCTGGCCTGCGCGATAGCCGAGCTGGCGGTCATCCAGGCCGCGGTGAAGACGGCGGGGCCGGGGCCGGGCGCCCTGCTGTACGCCATGCTCAGCGTGACCCGGTACGGCTGCGTCCGGGTTGACGGCGACGGGCGGCTGGCAGTCTGGGCGGGTGACCCGCGGTGACCGGCACGCAGTGGGTGCCCGAGCTGGCGGACGACTGCGCCTGCCGGTGGACGTCGCCGTCCGGGCAGCCCGGCTGGATCCTGGAGAAGCGCCACGACGGGTGCAGGTCCGCCGTGCACGGGAAGGGACCGTGACCCGCAGTGCGGTGATCAGCGGCGACCGGGTGTACCGGTACGTGCTGACCCGCCGCTGGTCCGCCGCCCCGGCCATGCCGTGGATGTGCCTGAACCCGTCGACCGCCGACGCGGATACCGACGATCCGTCGATCCGGCGGATGTGCGGGTTCGCCCGGCGCGAGGGCTGCGGAGGGATCTGCGTGCTCAACCTGTACGCCATGCGCTCCCCGGATCCGGGTGCGCTCCGGGACGGCGCCAGCCTGGACCCGGTAGGCCCGGATAATGACCGGTGGATCGCCGGCCTGCGGATCGAGTTCGCCGTCCGTGCGGTTGTCCCGGTCACGGTTGCCTGGGGCGCGAACCCGCTGGCGGCGGCCCGGGTTCCGCGGGTCATGGAACTGCTGGCCGGGCTGCCGGCGGTGTGCCTGGGCACGACCAGATCAGGTGCGCCCCGGCACCCGCTGTACGTCCGCGCCGATGCTCCGCTCGTGCCGTGGGTGATGTCGTGACGGGCGAGCGGCATCAGGAACGGGAACTCCGGGATGAGCCCTGCGGGTGCCAGCTCATCTGGTCTCGCGGGCGGTGGCACCCGGTCGTGACCTGCCGGGAGCACTGGCGCGGAGAGCCGGATGGCATCTGCTGGACCGGGAGTGATTCCCCGTGATTATCCTGTTGCTCGCTGGCATGCGGTAAACTGGTAACCGTGACGAGGGTACAGGTTCCGGGGGCTTACCGCATCCTGATCGGGCTGAAGGTGAGCCAGGACATGGCCGCGCGGATCGACACTGTGCGCGGGGATGTCACCCGGGCAGACTGGCTGCGGGCGGCAGCGGATACCGCGCTGGCCGCGCAGCGTGCTGGAGAGGACTGGGAGCGCCGGGCGCGCGACGCCGAGGATCGCCTGGCCCTCGTAGCCAAGGCGCTGGCGTGATATGCCTGGTCTTCTGCCTGCGGGTATGCGCTGTACGGCTTACTGGTTTGCACGAGCCCGGGGGTTGCCTCAGGACCTGGACTACCTGAAGGCGCTTGGCTTGACGGCGTACCGGATGGCTCGCTGGGAGGGCCTGGAGGAGTGGAGAGTTCCTGAAGGTCCCTATTTTTGCTGCATGTGGCCGGAGCGGATCTGGGATGCCGCCGCGAACGGCGTGGTGCGGGGGTACTCCGGTAATCTTTACGGCGCGAGCGGCGGGGCCTGACCGTGAGCAGGCGCGGTGGCCCGGGAGGGCTCACGTCGGCGTGGCGGCTGCGGGAATGTCCCGCCTGCCAGGGTCCGCGGCCGGATCCGGTGATCGCGTATGGCGATGACTGGTACGGGAGGAATCCGTACGGCTGAGGCGGGTCCGGACGTTCCGATCGATCGGAAGTCCGGCCGTGCTGGGCTATCCTGCCGGTAAGAGCCCGCGGCCGGCGCCCCGGAGCCGGGGTCCCCCTCCCTACCCCCGGGGGAGGCCTGGCAGTGCCCGGGAATCTTCCTGCCATTTCCCGCGCCGGCCGCGGCTCGGATGTGCTGGGTTAGGCTGAGCCTGTAAGCCTGCGGCCGTGTGCATGCGGAGCCAGGATCCTGACGTCACGAGGGAGCCCGGATATGCCGCTGCGGGACGCGGGCGCGCCGCCCGGTTACGTGATCGGGTACGACGCCATCCGGGTGAACGCCGCCAGCCTGCCGAAGGGCGCGCAGGCGTACGCGGGGTACTCCACCGGTTCCGGCGTCGTGCCGTGGCCGGATTCGCTGTTCGCCTCCTACGCCACTGCGCTCGGCCCGTGCCTGCGCATCGACCAGGACCCGGCCGCCTCGGATCCCACCGCGGACTACCTGGACGTGGAGCGCGGCGCGGCCACGGTCGCCGACTGCCCCGGCTGGGCCAGGCAGGCGATGGCTGACATCAGGGCGGTCCGGCGCAGGGGCCAGCGCTCCCCCGCCATCTACGCGTCCGCCTCGGCCGTCACCTCCGTGGTCAACGCGCTCCTCGCCGGCGGCATCCCCTCCGGGGTCGGCCTGATCATCGCCGACTGGAACCTCACCGAGGTGACGGCGATCGCCGGCGTGCTGGCCGCGGCCGGGCCGTTCCCGGTGGTCGGCATCCAGTTCGCCGATCCCGGGCCGTACGACGTCAACATCTTCAGCCGGGCGTGGCTGGCCGGCCAGGCCGGGGGCGCGCCCGCGCCTGCCCCGGTTCCCGTCCCCGTCCCGGCCGCGGTGATCACGCTCTCGCTCACGCTGCCCGTCCTGGTCCTGGACGCCGCGGGCGAGGACGTGAAGTCGGCCCAGGGCCTGCTGAACGCCCGCGGCTACCCGGTGACCGTCGATGGGACGTACGGCCCGGCCACCAGGGCGGCGGTCACCGCGTTCCAGCATGCTGCCGGGCTGGCCGCGGACGGGATTACCGGGCACGACACCTGGCTGGGGCTGCACAAGCGCTGAGGTGGCTGTCTCATCCGGTATTGTTGACATATGCCGAGAAGTGACTGCGGGGCCTGTAAGCGCTGGTTCAGCGGCGTGTCCGCGTTTGATCTTCACCAGGCTCTCGGTCCGGATGGCCTGGTGTGCCGGGATCCGGCAGTGCGAGGTCTCGAACTCGGGAATGACGGAATCTGGCGCTGGCCACGCCGTGGGGATGGCCCGGAAGCGCGGCGGGGCGATCACAGGGCTGTTTTCAGGGATGTCCTGGTGTGATGGGCTAGGGTCAGGGTTCCGGGTCCTTAGAATCGCGTATGGGCACGCCGCACCCGAGGGGCCACCGCTGGGAGGCTTTCGCCCGCGCGGTCATCTCGCATTACGGCGGCTTGTGCCACATCTGCGGGCACGGGGGAGCCCGGCAGCCGGACCACGTGATCAGCATCGCCGACCGGCCGGACCTGGCCTGGAAACTGGAGAACTGCCGGCCGGCCCACGGTGCGCCCGGGAACCCGTGCCCGGTCTGCACCGCGGAGTGCGGTCGGCGGGTGTTCTGTAATCAATTGCGCGGCGCCATGTCAGTGGGCAGGGCTCAGCGGATCATCGCGGAGTGGCGCGAGGCGAACCGCGGTGCCCGGCCGCCGGGCCGGCCAGAACCGGACACGGCGGCCGGGCGGCCGTGGTGATCACCTGCTCCGCGAGGATCGTTCGCAGTCGCGGCAGAGATAGTCCCCGGCCGGGATCTCGTCTCCGCAATCGGCGCAGTAGTCAACCGCGTTTTCCAGCATGTCCTGTGACTGGTTGGCCTGGGGCGTGCGCGTTCTCCTGATGATTCCCACGATGGGCTGCACCTCCCTCCAGTTGAAGGCGGCCTGCTCGTCCGGTGGCCCGCCAGGTCCTGCCTGGGCTGCCATGCGTCCTCCTAGGAGTCTTGCCCGGGTAACTCCCCCGGGTTCACGGTTTCGTGCCGTTCGTGCGGGGAATCCGGGCACCGGACTGCTGCGTCGTACCCGTCTCGGGCCTCGGTTAGCCCGCGCACTATCACGTCCACCTGGTTGGCGGCCACGGTTACCGGCTGCCCGCACCACTGGCAGGTGCTCGCGCCGGGTTCGGTGACAGGCTCGCCGCGTTTGCGCCGGGCAGCGGTCATCCCGGTTTCGAGGCTGACGATGACGGGCATGGCCGCCACTGCCAGCTCCCGGGCCGTGTTCTCGCCGAGCCCCCGCGCGGCCAGCGCGCTCTTGAGGTTCGCGACGTCGGTGGCGATGTTCTCGATCTCGCTGATAGTCAGTGCCATGGTCAGTTTCCTGTCTCGATCAGGCTCGCCTGATCCGGGCGTTATCCCGGTGAAGTGCGCGCTGCTGCGAGCCCGGCCGGCTACCGCCGCCTTGATCTGGCTCTCGATCTCGCGTAGCGGCGTGTCCAGCCGCTCGATGCCCAGCGCGGCGCAGGCCGCCCGGCGGGCCTCTAGCACGGAAGCCGGCAGCTCCTTCCGGATTACGCTTAGCATGGCGTTCTGGTTCGCCTCGTGCAGCAGGGTGGCCAGCGCGGTGATCAGGGCCGGGTCCGGCTCGGCCAGGGCTACGGTTTTGATCCAGTCCCTGGCGAGCGCCAGGACCGCTGTTCGCGCCTCTGCCGTAGTCCGTACGGCCGGGTCTGCCGGGCCGCCTTCGGCGAAGGCTTCCATGATGTCGCCGGCCAGGGCTCGGCGGCGGCGGTGACCAGACCGGAATCCCCCCCGGGCTCGCGGTACCCGAGGAACCGGAGCATTCGCCCGGCCACGGTGTCGCTAGCGTAGATGATGACGCTGCCGCCCAGTCCGGGCTCGGCGCTGATCCCGGCGGCCAGGAAGCGGGTGGCCAGGCCCCGCGCGGTCTCCATCCAGGCTGCGGTCCCGGTCTTTCACGGGTTTCCCTCCAGGAGGGTCAGGTCAGATTCGGGCCAGCTCACCGGCTGGGCGGCGCAGTCAGCCAGCACTACCCAGCGCCCGGGGGCGGCGGCGGCCTTGCGGATGATGATGCCCTTGACCCCGAGCGGGCCGATGAGCACCTGGTCCCCGGTTTTCATACCGGGCTGTCACCCAGCAGGTCAGCAGCTTCGGACCGCCATTCGTCCATCTGGTCATCGGCCGGGTTATCCGGCGTGACTGTGCCAGCGCCCTTGCAGTTCTCGCAGTCCGGTGCGCTGGCCATCAGGTCATGGGTAGCCTTGCCGGTGCCCTCGCAGGATTCGCAATCCGTTTCCCCGGGCTCGGGCAGGTCCGGGACCACGGCGTTGCGGATCTCGTCAGCCCAGTCGCGCAGGCGCTCGGCGGCGTCCTTGAGATCCTGGGACTGCCCGGTCTCGTGCTGGAATCCCTCCTCCACGTTCTGGCCGGCCTCGTCCTTCTCGTCCGCGATCTCCTCGACCAGCCCGGCCGCGTCGGACAGCGCGTTCTCCACGTCCTCGGTGCAGGTGGCCGAGGAGATGTCCTCGCGGTAGACGTGCTCGATCTCGGCCAGCCGAGCCCACAGCGCGCTGGTCAGTTCCCAGGGCTGCCAGCCGGGGCAGCTCGCGCAGCGGACCCGGCGCTGCCCGCCGTACGGGCCGGACTTGGGCTGGACCCACTTGTACGGGTCACCGGGGTGTTCCGTGTTGCGCGGCCGGATGACTGCCTGGCAGCGCTCGCAGGTCTCCGGATCCAGCGGCTGGTTTTTATCAGCTGCGGTGATGGTCATGGTGACCGGCTGGCCGGTCTTGGTGGTCCGGGCAATCGGGGTGACTAGCGGCTCGCCGGTCGTCTCGTCCAGGACCGGTACGCGGGCGTAACGCGGCTGGGCGTGCCCGATGTGGTGAATTCTCGGCATCGTGATCTCCGGATCTTTGCTCTCAGGTTGTGCTGCAGGGCGGGCTATTCAGCTCGGCGGCCAGGATCTCGGCGTCACCCTCGTCCATCTCGTCCTGGCCGCCGTCCAGCTCCTCCCAGCGGAGCAGGTACCGGTCCCATACGCCGTGCCGGCCGTTCCGCTCGCGGATCTCGAACCGGGCGGTGCCGGTCATCGTGCTTCCTGCTTATCCAGGCCCAGCCGGAGCCGGTACACGTGCTCGATGTGGGCGACGTCGGCCCGGTAGCGGCGCGTCTCGGTCTCGATCCGGTCCAGGTGATCGTTCATCGCGTTCTGGAGCAGGACGTGACGTTCCTTCTCGGCCGCCTCGGCGGGGGTCAGGGGCAGGGCGTCATTCATGGCAGTCTCCGTTTTCAGGCCCCGTTGCAGGGCGGGTCATTCAGGCTCAGGCCGGGCCAGGACACCTGCTCGCGGACCCGGCGTCTCCGTCCGGCCAGTCCGGTGATCCCGGCGGCGGGCTCGGGCGGCGGCGGCGGGACGGCCGGGAGCAGTTCCGCGCCCGAGCGGAAGGTCTCCCGGCCATCGGCGTACTCCCGGACCGTCCTGGTCACGCGCCCGTCCGTCCGGGTGATCACCTGGGTGAAACCGCCGGCGGACAGCTGGACGGCGCGCTGGAGGGCGCCGTGCTTCCCGCACAGGCCGTCCAGGGTGGCCGGGAAGTACTCCGGCTCGCCCTGGCCGGGAGTGACCGCGTAGAAGCTACCCAGCCGGGTGACGGATGCGGTCATGACCAGCAGCCTCCTCGCGGGTTTCCGGCCGGATTTCAGCTGGCGGGTCGCAGGCCTTGCTCAGCTCCCGGTGGATCGTGACGAACTCGGAGTGCAGGGATCTCAGCGCCGGGTTCAGGTCGGCCCACAGGCCGAGCTGGCGGACCAGGTATTCCAGCCTGGACAGGGGCGGGCGGGTTCGCTGCAGCTCATTCGCATGACCGTAGCTGGTCATGTCAGTCCACCTCCGGGTTGGCGATTCCGTATACGTCCACCTGGTTGTCGCTGGTTGTGCCCGTTTCCGCCGGGCGGGCGCAGTCCTGGTTATGCCTGGCGGCCCGGATGCCGTTAGCCAGCGCGGTCTCGGAGGAGCCCCACATGTACCTGGATGCGTGCTCGCGCTTGTCCGGGCCGGTCAGGATGTAGCGCCACGTCTGCCGTCCGTCCGGGGCCTGCTGCGTGTCCAGCTCGTACCCGCGTGGCAGGCCGGGGATGGCGGGCCGTTCCTGGCCGTCCAGCAGGATCGCCAGCGCGGTCAGGACGTGCGCGATCGCCGACTGCGCCAGCCCGTGGTAAGCCGCCTCGCCGGGTGCGCGGGAGCGCAGGGTGCGCAGGTCAGCCTGCGCCTGCGTGATGTGCTGGGCGATGGTCACGGTCTCGGTCATTGGTCAGTTCTCCTTGCTTGTGCCCGCGCGGCCGGTCATCGGTTATCTTCCGCCGCGCAGGGTCCGGCGCTCATCTTCGCGGATTTCCCGCTCCCGGACCTTCTCGCGGACTTTGCGGTAGACGTTGTTGAGCGCCATGGTGGTCAGCCCCCACCCGCCGACCAGCAGCCACGTCGGCAGCGAGTTGTCCGGGGCCAGTGCCGCGCCGGCGAGAACCAGCCCGATCCCGGCCAGGATCAGGAGGCTCGTCCAGCCGGTGAGTTTTCCGTTGTCGTTCATGTCAGTGCTCCTCGTCATTATCGTCTTCTGGTTCGGCGTAGCCCTGGTCCCGCAGGTACGCCAGCACCTCGTCCCAGTTCTGGGTCAGGGCGCGGAGCTGCGCTTTCTCCCGTTCTTCGCGATCCAGCCGGGCCTGGCGCAGGGCCAGGTCCACGTGCCCCCGGATGGCCTCGTCTACCAGGGCGTCCAGCGCGGCGGGTTCGATCGCGTCCAGCTCCCAGCACCGGGCCTCGCCGGGCTCGTCCACGTCCGGGTCGTGGAACCGGTCGATGTAGTCGGCGGCCCGGCTGTCGGTGATCTTGGCCGGGCTCGGCGGCGGGTTCAGCGCGAGCACCTGGTCCATGTTCAGCGCGATCCGGTCCACCGTCACGACGGCCCGGAACATCGCCAGCCGGTCCTCGATGTCCCGGGTCATGTCCAGCCCGGACGGGTCATGGTCGCCCAGGTGGATGATCGTGCACTTGCGGCCGTCCCGGGTCCGGCGGCGCAGCCGCAGTGCGGCGTCGTGCATCGCGGACTGGGAGACGTAGCCCTTGCAGGCGAACGTGGTCACGTCCCAGCGGCTAGCCGGGCGGCTGATGACTTCGGCCAGGGCTTCCTTCTCCACCCACGCCTCGACGTACTCGGGCTGGCCGTCCCAGTGCGTGATGCCGTACTGGTCCGCGCTGGACTCCACGATGTCGCGCGGGCTGTCCCAGCCGGAGTCCCCGCCCGCCGGCCGGCGCCCGCGGTCGGTGAGGTGGCTCCAGTCGATCATCCCGGCGATCCGCCCGTTGGACACCAGGTCCCCGAGCCATTTGTAGTTCCGCTCGGTGTTCTTGGTGCCGGACACCGGGTCGGCCCGGCTGTCCGGGAAGGCATCCGTGGCGATGAAACGGTAATAAAGCTGCCTGAGTGTCAGCTGGTAACCCTGGTTCGCGTAGTCCTGGCAGATCCGCTCGGCCTCGGTGACGACATCACGGGCAGCGGCGGTGAACGTGCGCGGTTCGTACAGGACTTTGCTCATGTGTTTCTCCTGGTATCAGCCGGGGCCTGGTCGGGCAGCGTATCCACGTAGGCTGCCTTGGTGCGCCAGCATCGCCCGCAGGTGCCGCATTCCACCAGCGAGTAATCGCTGTACGTCCAGTGGTAGCCGTTGAAGGCCGAGAAGTTGCATTTGCGGTTCACGACTGTCCAGGCGGCCCGGTGCTCGCGCATGCAGGTCACCGTGCGCTCGCGCTCCCGGGCGGACTGGCCGTACTGCGTCGGGAACGAGGCTGCCGGGATGAAGTGCGTCACGGGGCATCGTCTCCGTACCGGAGCCACCGGGCTATCTCGGCCGGGCTGCGCTGGGACATGCCCGCTGCATCGCAGGTGATCCCCAGTGTGCGGATCAGTTCAGCCAGCCGGCGGGTCATGGCGGTCAGTTCCGGGGCCGGGTCCCGGCTCGTGGGCGCAGGCGGCGCGAACCGGGCCAGGATGCCGGCCTTCGACGGGCCGGCGCCCGGTCCCTGGCGGATCTGGTCGCGCAGTGCGCGCAGTGCGGCCTGGGCCTGGATGATCCGCGTCACGATGTGATCCGGGCTGTTCAGGCCTTCCAGGATCATGCCGAGGGCCGTGTAGACGTCCGGCTGGTTCCGGTAGTCCAGTTCGGCGCGCAGGTTTGCGCTGGATGCGTTGACGACGGTGATGTCCGGGCTTACCGGGCTCTGCATGCCATCTGACCGGATTTCCCGGCTGATCACGTCTGGTTCCGGCCGGCCGGAAGTTCCGGGCTGGCCGGACAGTACCGCCGCGTCCAGGGCCTGGAGCCGGGTCAGGTCCCCGGCAGGGACGATCGCGGCGACGGTCCGGCCGCCGGATACGACTGCGGTGCGCTGGTCCTGATCGGAAGCCAGGTCCAGTGCACCCTCCAGTTCCTCCAGGCGGATCTCGCTGTCGCTGATATCGGCGTTCAGGGTACGGATGCGGTCAGTCACCGGGTGTCTCCTCATCGATGTCGTTCTGGCTTGCGCCGTAGCGCGGGTACGGATCCTGGCCGCCTAGGTCATTCACCTGGTGTCCCATGACCGCGTAGCTGATCGTCAGCCGGAGCAGCCAGTCTGCGGCAGGTTCGCCCGGCTCGCGGACTGCCCAGGCAGGCAGCTGGCCCGGGGCAGGTTCGCCGCAGGCCCGGACGGCCCGGTACGCTGGCTCCGCCCTGATCGCGGTGGTCACGGTGTCCTCCTGGGGCGGCAGCTGGCGCTGCTGCGGTACCCGGCAGGATCCCGGGCCGGACGGCGGGCGGCGGCGGGTCCTGGTGCTGGTTCTGGTGCCGGGGCGGGTGCGGCCGGCTCTGGCGCCGGGGCAGCCAGCGCGGCCGGCACCTGGCCGTCGCCGAACTGGGCGAGGACCCGCTTCCGGGACACGAGGCCCGCGGTTACCGCGACTGCTGCCCGGTCCGCGTGGATGAGCAGCGGCGGGTCCCGGTCCAGGCAGACCATCTCGGTCCAGGCCGGGTGATCCCGGTCGCAGCCGGTCCCGGCCCCGGCCTCGCAGACCGGGCAGGACGGCGAGAGCAGCCCCCGGACCAGGCTGGCCCGCTGGCGCTCCCGGGCAGCGGCCTGCCAGCCGGGCGGCTGTTCCAGCCCGGTCAGCCGGGCGAGAAACCCCATGTCAGGTCTCCTGTTCCGCGGCGGCGGCCCGCGTGCACGGGCATTCGCCGTCGCATGAGATGATCGCGGCGGTCAGGGCAGCGGTGAATTCCGGCTGCATTGCCGCCAGCAGCTCGCGGACGATTGCGCAGTTACGCTCAGCCTGGCTGGCCGAGTCCGGGTAAGGGTGGCAATTCGGCCATTCGCCGAAGCAACGGGTTGAGCGCCCGTGATGCTGACAGCCGGTATCGGCGTCGCCGTCCGTGGCACGGTAACGGATTTCGTGTTCGCGTGTGCAGATTTCCCTGACCGTGCGGGGCTGGTGATCCTGGCTCATTGGCAGTGGCTCCAGGGTTATCGGGTCTTACCGTTCCGGGCGCGGGAGTTCAGGCCCGGAACAGATAATGCAGGCGATCGCCCAGATCGCCAGGACTATCGCGCCGGGCGCGGGCAGGACGCAGGCGGCGAGCAGGCTGACGGGGATCATGATGGGCGCTTTCGCACGGAGCTGAGGAACACGCTCACGCGCCGGCCGCTGGTTGAGAGCACGATGGCGTCACCGGACCGGTTCGGGTCGCCCGGGTTATCCACCGGGCTTTCGTAGGTGCCGTTGAACCAGCGCTGCTTCCCCAGTTCCTGGAACTGCACGGGCTCGCCCGGGACGAGCGGGATCAGCTGGTTCTCCAGGTCGCGGAACACGCTTTCGTCCAGTCGTCCTGATGGTCCCCAGCGTGCGCGGATCTTACCCAGGATGCGCAGTACTTCAGCGTGACTGATGCGGGTGCCTTCGGGCTTTTTCGCGATGCCAGGGCAGTTGAGGGTCAGTCCGCCGATGGGTGAGTGGAAGTGCTGGTCGTGCGGCCAGGTCATCCAGCAGTTGGGGGGTTCGCAGGCCTGCCGGTTTACTCCGGCGTTACCGGGACTTGGCATGTCAGTTCTTCCTGGCCCGGTCGTTGCGGTGCAGGATGGCGAGGGTGGCGTTCAGCATTTCGGCGGCCTGTGCCCAGTCGCCGGGGATATGCGTGATGGTGCGCGCGATCTGCTCCAGCGCCTCGCCGTCGTCCAGGTAGTCATCAGGCAGCGGCTCGAAGTCCTTCCCGAGTGTGTGGTACCGGACCGGGGTGGGCCGTGGCGAGAACTGGTCATCCATGGTCACGTCCACCCCGGACTGGGGCGGGAAGAATTCGTCGCCCGGGTGCTGCCAGGTGCCGGTGACACGCCCGGTTGTCCGGCTGTCCTGGCGGCGTACTCGTTGCCCAACGTTAAATCTCGGTTCGGTGGTCTTGTCGGTCATGATCGCGGTTCTCCCTGTTCGCAGTGCCCTGCTTGATCACCTGGTGTTCGCGAGGGCGGAGATCGCCGGGAAACGCTGCGGTCAGTCCACCCGTTCCGGTAGGCCGTGTGGACAGCCTGGGCAATTCCCTGCGCGCCCGGGTTCGCGGCGGCGGTCGCCTGCCACACCGGGTCAGAGCCCCCGGTTTCGACAATGGTGGGGATTGCGTTGCCGGGTCCGTAGTAGGCCCATGGCCCGCGCCCGTCTTCGTCCGGGCCGGCTGTGTCGTAGTGCACGCTGATGATCAGCTGGCCGTCCCGGGCGTAGGCGTACACCTGGATGCCGCCGTTGCCGTCTTCGTCGCCGGCCAGCACGATGCAGGGCAGCGCCTCGGCGTCATTGTTCCCGGTGGCCGGCTGGTACGGCAGGAACATCGCGTACTGGTTGATCTGCTTGTCGGTCAGGGTTCGGGCGGGGGCGTGCGCGTCAGTCATGATCGTGGCTCTCCTGTCTGGGATGTTCCGACTGGTCGGAAGGTCAGGGACTTGCGAGCCGGAACCGGGCCATCAGGCTGGCCGGCACGATCGCGGCTGGCGTCAGGCCTGCCTCGGTTCGGAACCAGATAATCATCCCGGACCCGATGACCTGGGCGATGTCGTAGTTCTGGCTGAATAGCCAGCTGAGCTGTTCGCCCGGCGGCAGGTCGGCCAGGCCGGGCGGCGGCAGGTCGCTGATCGCGACGGGGTGCCCGGCGGCGTAAAGCTGCCTGTTCAGTGCCGTGAACTCCTTGTTGGTCATGTCAGGCCCGGTGGCAGGCGTGGCCTTGGCCATTTCCGTGTAGCGGCGTACTGCGCGGGCCAGCGCGCGGGCCGCCGCGATCTCCTCGGCGGTCGTGCCCTCGATGGCGGCCTGGTCGAATGCGCTGAGTGCGCCGGACAGCGAGCCGGCAGCTGCGCCGTGCACGGTCCCGGTGTCGATATCACGGAAGGCCGAGGCCAGCCGTTCAGAGGCGTCCCGGAGTTCGCCTGGGTCCAGGTCGGTGTCCAGGATCAGCGCTGCCTGATCGCGCATGTGCGTCCAGGCATCGTCGCGGGTGACGTCGTTCATGATCGTTTCTCCTGATCGTCGGCCTGCACGGCGGTGACGGTGATCCGCCAGCGGAGCCGGCCCTTGGTTTCGTCCAGCACGGCGTCCCAGTCGGCGGTGATCAGGCCGGCTGCCTCCAGCGCCGTGATCTGGCTTGCGGCGCGGTAGTTGTACGTGCGTGGTCCTTCAGCGCGTACCCGGTCCAGCATCCGCTGCTGGGCTGGGGTGAGCTGGGTGGTCATGTCAGTCGTCCTTCCCGTCCCAGGCCAGCCAGTCGGTGCCCGAGGCAATTAGCCCGGACAGCTCACGGCGGCTGATGTTGTCTGCGATCGTGAGCCGGGTGGCAGGCTTTTCGTCTAGCCAGATCTGGCTCCGGCCGTCTCGCCGCTGCAGGTGGATTACGGTATCCAGGCGGAATTCCTGCGGCAGTTCGCCGTCGCTGGTGTTTACGGGCTGCCATTCCAGCTCGCGGTGGGTGCGGTGCTGGACAGCCATTGTCAGCCTTCCTCGCAGGTAATGTCCCGGCTCTCCAGGCGATGGAGCATGTTCGCCACCTGGGAGTACGCCTTGATGTTCTCGGGTCCTATCTGCAGGGCCGGGATCGCGCCCAGCAGGTCAGCCAGCTCGCGGTACCGGAGGACTACCCGGGCTTCGCGGCCGGTGCCGAGACCGGGGCCGGTGACATCGGTGAGCGTGGCGAACAACTGGAATGCGTGCTGGCCGTCAGGACGGCCGACGATTACCTGCGCCAGGGTTTTCGCGACGACCGGCTGTTTGCGGGTGCTCATGATGCTGTCTCCTGCCTATGTTCTGACTGGTCGGAAAGTCAGAGACCGGGATGTATCGGGCAGGGCAGCTCGTTCTGGCGCTCTCCCGGCTGGATGATGATCTCGCTGGGCTCCAGCGTGAGGATGTACTCAGCGAGTCCTCCGACGTGATCAGACGATGCGATGAGGCTGTCATCGCCGTAAGCGCCCGTGATGCCGTCGCCGCTGAACGCAGACCAGCCCCAGCGGGTGCGGCGGATGACCACGGCGTCCGGGGAGAAGGCGCGATCGGGTCCTGATGTCATGTCAGCTTCCCAGGTAACGGGTTTGTCGCCGAACCCGCGCGCCAGCTCGGCCTGTTGCGTTTCGGTTAGCTTCACGTGCGGGGAGTGGTGCTGGTATGGCGCTTTCATGATTGCGAGCCCTCGCGTTCGGTTTGCAGTTCAGTCAGGATGGCGGTGACCAGTTCTTCCGCTTCGGTGTCCGCCGGGGTTTCCGGCCGCTGGAGCGTGGTGACCCGGCCGGTCCGCCCGTGCTCGTCGTGCGGGTAGTGACTGTGGTTCCAGTCAGGCCGGGTCATGCTGTCCGGGGTCATGTACCGCTCGGGCAGTGCCAGGAACCACCGGCTGGCCGTGGCGGTCTGCCAGGACCAGATGAGTTCATGCGTCATGCAGATCGCCGCAGTGCGGCCGATTCCGAGCAGCCGGTGCTCCTCGTCCAGCCGGTCGTGCTGCGCCTGGCAGTTTGCGTGCCAGCGGTCCATCTCAGCCTGGCGCTCGGCGCGGGTCATGCCCTCGGTGATGACCGGCTCAGCGATCTGGCGGTTCAGTTGCGCCCGCCGGCTTTTCACGGTCATGTGCTCTCGTTACGGACTGTGGCCTGACTGTCTGCCCTGCGCCGCCTGGGCCGCGCGGAGACGGGTTCCTGGCCGAGCGCCACCCGGCGGAATAGCACCGGGTCGAAGATGTACGGCTGTCGCGAGCCTGAATCCTTGCTGTCCTGGGTGAACTCGGCGGTGAACGCGGAGATGAGCCGGTTCAGGGCCGGGTTCAGGCCGTTCGCGGATCGCTCGGCCGCCAGGATCGCGGCGACGGCGCGGAAATGCTGCTGGGTCCAGCGGCGGCTCTGTCGTGCGGGCATGTCTCAGCCCTCCTGTCCGGGGGTCTTGGTGATGCGCCTGGCCAGTTCGTCCTGGATCTTGCGGGGAGGGATGAGCCGGGGTACGCGGTGCAGCAGATCCATGGGCGGGGCGAACTCGCTGCCGGATTCACTCCGGTGCCCGAACCGCATGATGCCGGGTCGCAGATCGCAGTCGTAGCTGTCATTGTTGCGGAACTGGCCGCGCGTGATCAGGCAGACACCGCCCATCGACCAGACGTGATCACCTTCGGCGATGTCCGCCCAGGTGACCAGCTCGAATAGCTCGGGCACGGATGTCCAGGCCGGGCTGTCCCCGCGCGCCTCCAGCTCAGCCCGGCCCGCGTCAGTCAGCCGGTACGCGGCGCTGCCCGGCACGGGCTCGATCAGCCCGGCGTCTGCCAGGGTCGCGACTTCGGGCATCAGGGCGGTGGCGTCCCAGATTTTCGGCCCGCTGGCGTAGCTGCGGAGCAGGTCCGTATTCTGTCGTGCGGGCATTTTCTTAGCCCTCCTGTTCCGGGGTCGTGATGGAGGCTGCCCACTCGCGCATCCGGCGCAATTCCCCGGCCGTGTCCGCGGTGTGCTCGTAGGCTTTCAGGTAGGCGGACCGGACGTCGTGCTCAGCGGACCGGGCGGCAGCCAGCTTGGCTTCCAGCTGGGTGATGCGAGCCTGGGCGGCGGGCAGTGGTTCCAGGATGGTGACGCAGCTGACGTGCGCGGATTCGCTGCCGTCGTCCAGGCAGAGGAACAGGTCCCATTCCCCGATTGGCTTACCGCAGTCGGTGCAGTCGTCCAGGCTCTCGCGGGGCTCGGTGTACGACGTCCGGGTCCATGCGATGTCCTGGAGAGGCTCGGTGCAGGTGCCGTCATCGTTCCTGGTCAGGATAATCATGAGGGTTTTTCCGATCGGTCGGAGGTTTCCGGGCGGCGGCTGTCCGTGGCGTGGCCGTCCGGGTGCGTGGTGACCGCGAAGTACCGGCCGTTGCGTAGCCAGCGCATCCGGTAGGCGGTCATTTTCCCGGTTTCGCTCACGGGGAACAGGGCAGGCCGGACGGCCAGCGACTCATCTTCGCGGTCCAGGATGAACAGCTCGATCTGGTCCCGGGTTTGCCGTATGACGGCGGCCGGGAAAGCGCAGGGCATGGTGGCCTCCTAGATTCCAGTGTATCATGCTGTATACATATCGCACAACTCCGGGCATGCCCGCTGGAGTATAATCCCAGGTCAGGAGCCGGTAGGTTGTGCCGTTACTATGTGTCGTTCGGCGGAATCCGCACGGCATCCCAGGTGGTTAGCCAGTCACGCCGGGCCTGGCCGCGCCCGTAGGCGGTCTTCACAGGATGCGTGTCCCGGCGTCCGGCCGGCATCCCGCGCCAGGCCCGGCGCTGGCTCTTGCGCCAGCACCGGGTCCGCCCGGCGGGCCGCATGTCAGGTCCCTTCCGCGTCAGGGGGCAGTACGGCCACGGCGTCCGAGAACGTCTCCATCTCGGCGTTGTCACTGTCGCGGATGACGGTGATATGGCGGTAAGCGCAACCGGGGTATGGCGGCTCGATCAGCTGGACAGTGCCTGTGTACCTGGCACCGTCCCACCAGGCTTCGACGCGGGTGCCAACGGCCAGCGGGCGCTTGTTCATGTCGGCGGGCTGCATGTCAGTACTCCGGTGGGCACGGGTGCCCGTTCAGGTAGGCCGTCCTGGCTCCCGTGTGGAATGGCGGCTCGCCGGGCGTGGACCCGTAGTAGCCCACGGTGTCGGCCATGTCCAGCCAGTAGCCCGTGATTCCCTGGGTGCGGTCCGGGTTCTCGGCCAGCCGGTTGCACGTCCAGGCCTTCCCGGTGGCCTTGAAGGTGACGATCCGGCCGTTGCGCCGGTTCAGCGCGACATCGGTCACCCAGAAGTCTCCTCCGGCCAGCCGGTCGGCGAACTGGCGGGCGTAGGCGTGGCACGGGAACTCGGCGGTGAATTCCCCGCGGCGCGCGGCGGCGACCTGCCCGGCGGTCGGTATTCCGGTGGTCATGATCGTGCTTCCTGTTCGTGAGATCTTTTGCCAGTTTTGGTAGTTACCTGGCCGGCGCGAAGGTCCATGACGATCTCCAGCAGTCTCCTGCCGATGACCGTAGATGTCGTTTTGTCCCATTCCAGCAGGCGGCTAGCTAGATACTCACTCGCGCTCTCGGTGCGCGGCGTACCATGTTCGCCATGCTGGATCTGGTACAGGGCGGAAGCGTCGGACCAGTAATGTTCGGGCATAATCGTGGTCCTTTCAGGTCATCCGGGTTTCAGGCGCATCGGTGGTTACGCCAAGGATGTCCGCGACGATCTCGCGGATGCGGTAGAGCGCGTCGTGCTCGGCATCATTGGAGTCACCGCCCAGCGCCTCGTCCGCTTCGGCTAGCGCGGTGCAGAGCGCGTCCCGGGCGTCGGTCAGCGGCTCGGTGAAGGTCTGGTAGTCCTCCGCGGGTACGCTTTCGTCGTCGGGGCTGGCGCCTGCGAATGACGCTTTGCCGCGCGGCGTGACGACCGTCAGCTCGTAGGTGAGGCCGGGCGGGTCGTCTATGCCCTCGTCTACGGTGTTGTCGCGGACGTTGAATTCCATCAACCCCTCGGCGGCGCGGCGCGCGGTGAGGTAGTCAGGTGCTCCGATGTGGAATGTGGCGACAGCCACGATGTCGAATGTATACTCAGGCATGATCGTGTGTTTCCTGTCTCAGGTGCGGTTGCCGATGGCCAGCAGCGCGCCGCGCAGCGAGTGCGTGACGGTGATGTACCGGCCCCGGCTGTCATAGGCCTCGTAGGGCTGGGCGGCCTCGTTCCCAGGCATGATCTCGGATGGCTCGCCGCCGGCGTCGGCCCGGTTGTCGGTGATGTAACCCAGCGGGTGCGTGCTGCCGGCCGTGACGGCGATCCAGTCGGCTTGCACGGGCGCGGTGCTGCCTGGTACGCGGGCCGCGAACTCGGCGCGGGGCATGGCTTCCATCAGGCCGGCTCGCATGTGCTGGTAAGTGATTGGCATGATCATGGTCCTTTCAGGTGTTCCGGTTGGCCGGAAAGCCTCAGTGCTCGTACGGGTCTTCGGCCAGCTGGGGCTTGACGTAATCGATCTCGCGGTCGGTGTCGGGGCTCCAGCCTTCCAGCAGGTCAGGGCGCGCTTCGAGCAGGAGCCTCGCGAGGATATGACCTAGCTGGGCGCGGAACATGTCGGCCAGGCCTTCGGTGTCCACGGTGTGCTCCGTGCGGGAGAACGGCTCCTCGCCGTGAACCTGCGAAGTGACATGGTGCCCGAGCAGGGGGTGAGCGGCCAGGGTCCACGGGTCGGTGTAGAGAATGCGCTGGTCCATGATCTCCAGGTACACCCGCGAGTTGCCTTTGTAGTTGTCGGCCTGCACGACCCGGATCTGGTCCAGGTCTATGGTCCGCTTCATTGGTGCCCTTTCAGATGTTCCGGTCGGTCGGAAGATCAGTACTGCGCCCAGCGGCGCACGTCCGGGCTGAAACTCTCCGGACCGCCGGCGGCCTCGATTAGCGTGATGACCAGCCGGGCCAGCGACTGGCTGCGCGAGAGGCAGCCCAGCCGCTCGCCGGGGCTGCTGAACGGGTCGGAGGAGTTGTCCATCCAGATGTCCCGGCTGGACGTGATCCGGTACAGCGCCCGGTCGCGTGCCTGCCGGGTGCCGGCGATGACCAGCCGGGCGCGGCGCTGGCGCCTGCCGGTGAATTCCAGCCGGCCCCAGTCCTCCTCGTCCGGGTGGTCGGCTGCGTCGATGTCCAGGCCATGCTCGACTTCGCCGGCCTGGAACTCAGTCAGGGTCAGGATGATCTCGCCCATGGTCAGGCTCCGTCCGCGATGAACTGCGCCCAGCCGCCGTCGTAGTGGACCTGGATGCCCGCGCGTACCGCGTCATCGGACAGCTTGGCTACGTCGATGTCCCCGGCCCACTGGCAGTCAGCAATCCAGTCCCGTGCCGCGTTCAGCAGCCCGGCCTCGCGTGCTTTCCGCTCAGCTTCCTGGTTCCAGGCCAGCCAGCCGGGAAGATTGCGCGTTACGTGTTCGTTCTCGATACGCGGTTCTACGTGCGGGTAGCCGTGATTTGCTTCCAGCCAGCACTGGATGAGCATCAGGTCGCGGAAGATGTGCCCTTCACGTGAGTTACCGGGTTCTAGAGCATTGCGGTTGTAATCGGTTTCTTCATCGCGCCAGTTGTAGGCGACGAGACGACCGATGGCTGTGACCAGCGTGCTCGTATCTAGTTCGGTGTTAGTCATGGTCGTTGCTCCTTGTCGTTTGCGGGCGGGGTCCGGGTCTGCCTGTCCGCGCCGCATTCGGCGCACGCGTAGATGTGCAGGTCCTCGAAGCCGCCGTCCGCGGTGTGGCGGGTGTCGGTGCCCAGGTAGACCCGGCGGTGCCGGCGCCGGGCCTTGGGCAGGTCGGTCCGCAGCCCGCAGCTCACGGGCACGGGCTGGGGCAGCGGGAAGATGAATTCGGGCGGCAGGACGGCACCGGGCTCGCCGAGGATGATCGCGCGGAGCCGGGCCGCGCACGTTTCGCAGACGGTGCTCGGGCCGGCTACCCCGGTCACGGTGACCAGCGCGCCGCATTCGCACTCGCGGGTCCAGGTCTGGATTGTGCCGTGGAATCCGGCCATCGGCTTCTCCTGTCAGTGATCTGGGGGCCCAGGCCGGCCCTCGCGTTCGCGGGAGCCGGCCTGGCGGGGTATCAGCCGGCCTAGATGTCGCCGTTGGTGTCGCAGTCCTGCCGGGCATAGCCGGCGTCCTGCCGGAGGACGGCGGTCCGGGCGTGCCGGGCACGGTCGCCGGCCCACAGCCTGATATCCACGCGCAGGTAGGTGTCCGCGTGCCGGGCCAGCCGGGCCATCCGCGTGAACTCCCGGCCGGACGGGTGCCGCTCGTATGCGCTGAACGCGCGGCACGTGGCCGTGTCATACCAGCCGGCGTCGTGCGCGGTCACCGCGCTGGCGTTCGCGGCTGCGGCCGGGAGGACCCCGGTTGCCAGGCCGGCTGCCCCGGTGAGGATGGCGCTGGCCGTCAGGATGCCTAGCGCGGTGCGGAACCGGCGGGCGATCGCCTGGAAGCGGTCACGGGTCATGGGTGTCTCCTGATCTCGGGTCTTGGTCCGGGTTGCCGTCTGGCCCCCGTGGCACGGCCAGGGTGCGGGGGTGCGCGCCGCTGGCCGGCCATGACGGGTCAGACGGTACGGGACACGGTGAACTCGCACCGAACCCGGTCGTACCGGATCAGCCAGGACACGCCGTCGCGCCGGGCCGTCGTGCTGGATCCCAGCGCCGCCGCGTTCATCAGCATGGTCCGGGCGCGGGCGCGGGGAACGCCGTTATCCACCAGCTGGCTGATGGCTGCGTCGCGGGTTTCGCGCATCCGCTCGCGCGTGGCCATTCCGGACGTGAAGCTGTCCAGTGCCATGAACACGCCGGCCCGGTCAGCCAGGCTGATCATGGCCAGCGCCCGGTTGTCCTGGTACCGGCCGCCGCTGTAGCTCAGCATCCCGCTCTCGCCCGCGCAGGCGGTCCAGGTGACGGTCATGCCGTTCTCGCCCTGCGCGGCGACGAACCAGGACGCCAACAGGCCGGGGCTCGCCGGCGCACCGGGCAGCACCGCGAACACGGTGTAGCCGTTGTTCCGGGTCACGCCGGGCACGGGCGGCGCCATCGTGCGCGCCGCGCGCCCGGCCTCGGCCGCCAGCTCGTCTGCGTCGCCGGCTGGGGATAGCTGGGCTCGCACGGCATCGGCCAGCGCGACGAGTGCGCTGTAATGATTCTCGGTCTCGGTGTCGGCTAGCGCGAGCGCTTTCTCAACCGGAGTCCGGTTGCCGGGCTCGCGCTCTGCGTATCGCACGGTCAGGCCGTAACCACGGGCGTAATATTGCGGGCTGTACTGGTCATCTACCTGGATCAGGCCGTCAAGGCCGGGCTCGGTGACGCGGGTCGCGGCGTAGAAGACGGCCGGCTTGCCCAGTGAGTTGGCGATGGTGTCGCCGGGGCGGACTTCGGTGCCGTCTTCGCGGTAGGCCTTCATGGCAGTCATGGGGTTCTCCTCAGATGTCCTGGCTGGCGGGCTGGGCAGGCACGGGCACGGGCAGCGCGAGCGCGTCGCCGATCCTGGCGTGCAGCCGGGTTAGTTCCTCGCGTGTCCACCAGCCGTTAGCCACGCGGGAGACGTGCACGCGGAACTCGGGGTCTGCTCCGTTGTCTTCGGCGCGCAATTCTCCAGGGGTGACCTGGGTGATCCGGAATGTCTTGTCCCGGGTGTCGTATCGCATGGGGTTCTCCTCAGATGCCCCTGGACGGGGCTGTGGTGGCCGCTGGCGGCCTGACGGGTGCCGCTGCGGGTTACGGGCATGGCTTTTCTTCTGATCGGTCGGAATTTCCGTGGACGGTGAGCGTGAATACGCTGACGTTCGGGCGGATGCCGCGATGCCGGCCGGTGATCATCAGGGCCATGCCGTCGATCGTGATGCGCTGGCCGCGTTCCGGGATGGGCTCGAACCCGTGCAGCCAGGTCAGCCGGATGTCATGCGTGCCGGGCCGGCCGATCTGCGCGGTGACGTACATGCTGCCGTAACTGGTGTGCCTGCGCCGCACGCTGGTTACCGTGCCGGTGACTTCCACGGGTCAGCCACCGCCCCAGGCCAGCCACGCTTGCGGAGCGGTGTTCTCGGTGATGCGGATGACCTTCGGGGCGGTGCGCAGATCGCGCTCGATCGCGTCCGACCTGGAGCTGTGCGCCTGGCGGACAGCGGCCTTGGCTGCACGCAGGTTAGGCGCGAGCGCGATGATCATGCCCGCGGACCAGTCTGCCAGCGCGTCTTCCCACACGTACAGCTTGAACGGCTGCGTGATCATGGTTGTCTCCTCAGATCTCCTCTTCGGCCAGGGCGCACACATCGGCGCGGTACTGGCCGTAGATGGTCCGCGCGGCATGCTCGGCCGCGTTCTGGGTGGCGTATGGCGTGGTCTCGGCCAGGTAGCCCGGGATCCGGGTCACCAGGTCTACGCCCGGATGGCCGTCCGCGCGGCGGATGCGGAACCAGCCGCGCACCAGCCGTACCTCGGCTACGGGCTGGCCGTTCTCGCCGGTAACCCGGTTGTCCAGGCCAGCCCGCGTCGTCTGGGTTGTCACGATGACGCGCTCTCGTGCTCATCTAGGGCATGCGAGGTGATCCCCGCCAGGTAGCGGTCGGCCGCCTTCTGGGATACCAGTCCGGCAGCGATTTCGCGTAGTGACGCTCCTGTCGTGTCTGGTCTTGTGTTCAGCTCGCGGCACAGCCCGCACAGGTCGCTCTCGCCGGCCAGGTGCGCCGCGATGGCGTGGATGGCGCCCGGGACGCAGCGCTCGCAGCCGGGGCAGTCCGATTCGGGGTGGATGTCCGTGCTGCTGACGGGGTGCGGCCAGCGCGCGGCGCAGCGCAGGCAGATGCGCGCCCAGGCCTGGCTAGGCTGGTGGCCGCTGACGTACAGGCCGTCCGCGCTCGTGCGGGTCCCCGCGTGCCAGCCCAGGTCGGCGTCCGGGAAGACAGCCGGCGGGCTGGCCGCGGATCTCGTGTTCTCCTCCCGCCATTCCGCGATGATCTGCTGAGTCCTGCTGACAGCGCCTGCCGGCTCGTGATTCCGGGATTTCCGGGGCTTAGTCCGACTGGTCGGAACCTCGGTCCGGTGCCCGGACCAGGGTGGCGCGATCGACGGGGAGCGTCGCGCCGGGATCAGCGGGCCAGGTCCGTCTTTGGCCATGGCCTCCTGATAGGCGTCCTCCCGCGCGGCGGCGTCCAGGGCGCAGGTGCACGCATCCAGGTCCTTGCCGCAGTCGGTGCATCCGGCGTCCCAGGGCAGCTTCACGGGCTGGCTGTCCGGGTCATTGTCGTAAGCGCATTCGCACCCGGCCACGTGGCGCGAGCAATTCGCGCACAGGACGTCATCGTAGAGTGATTTTCCCGGGCGCAGCGTGCAGTATTCGCCCCAGGTCATCTGCCGCCAGGCCTGGCTGGAAGTTGCCGGCGTGATCGCCAGGATCCTGGAGGCCTCGCCGCGGATGTGATCCGGCACATAGCACATGCAGCCCTTGTTCTCGATCTGGCCGCAGTCCTGGCACGCTCCGCACTCCAGGCAGTAGCCGGTGACCGAATCGACGGATTCTTCCGCGAAGCACACGTCGCAGTCGCCGTAGTAGTCGTCGTACCGGCTGTAGCCGGAGTATCGCTCCGGTTCGTGCGGCATGGCCGTCCCGGCGTTCTGCTCGTGGAACCGCAGGTATTTCGCCGTCATCGCGAACGTGTTGCCGAGGTAGGCGTAACCGCGTTCGGAGTGGTAGTCCCCCTGGTACCCGACGCCCCAGTTGAAGGCCTTGACGCCCAGGTGCTCCAGGTAGGCGATGTCGGAGTAGCTGCCGTGGCCCATGACCGCGCCGCTCGCCTCCACGGCCCGCCGGCTGGCCCGGTCCTCGTACTGGTACATCACGACGTCCGTGCCGCCCCGGTCGAACTCGATCACCCAGTCGTAGTCCTTGCCCGGCTTGAAGTGCTCGGCTGTTGACTGGCCGGATTCCTCGCCCACGGTGAGCAGCCAGTCGCAGGTGACGCCTAGTTCCGGCAGCAGCTTGAGGATGACGTACGCGCCCAGCCGGTCGTCCAGGGCTCCCGAGACGACGAGCGGCCCGCGCTCCGTGGCGCTGAAGCGCGGCGTGCGGCGGTCCCTGCGCACTACGGTGTCCAGGTGCGCGACCGCCAGCACGCTCGACCCGTTGTCGCGGAAGTGGTAGTAATCTTCCGGCCGATCGGAAGATCTCCAGGACGACCGCTGTTCGACGCGGACGGTCTGCATCCCGAAGGCGCGGCCGAACTTGCGCTCTGGCAGCGTGAGGATGCGCGCCAGCGTGTCCTGGTTGTACGCGCGCCGGACCTGGCGGGTGAATGAGTTCTTACCTGACATCATTTCTCTTTTCCAGCAATGCGGTGAGTGCTTCATGCAGTGCCTGGTCGCTATCGGTGATGTTGTTCTGACCGGCCGGAACTTTGCCTTGCTGGCGCTGGCGTTCCAGGGCCACGGCCAGCAGCCCGCGCACCGTGTAGCCAGCCGCGAAGCTGATCAGGGCCGTGATGAGGACGGTGGTCAGCATGAGATCAGCTCTCTTTCGAACAGGTTTGAGTGCTGGCTGATGTCCAGGTCCAGGCTCCCGTCCGTGTATTGCTCCGCGATGTCCTCGGGCGCCACGAGGTAGCCGCCGGCGTTGACGTACATCGGCTCGGCGCTGAAGCCGATTTTCCGGTAGGTCCAGCCCGCCATGTGCGCGAGGATCCGGGGCGCGGCGTAGCCGCTCAGGTCGCCGTACCCGTTGAACACCACGAAGGCGTCCGGTGTCATGGTGTCGAACGTCGGGACCAGCTTCCCGCGCTCGTCCCGTCGCAGCGGCAGCACCCAGGCCCGGCCGGACACGTTGCCGTAGCCGTCGAATGACCGCAGCCCGAGGCCGCCGTTGGTTTTCAGCGCGCAGCGGCTCTCGCCGTAGCTGCCCCACCAGCACGAGTCCTCGTGATAGAACTCCGAGGCGCCCATGTTCAGGTCCCGGGTGACCTCGATGGCGACGCTGACCTGCGTGCTGTGGTCTCGCGCGATGACGCCGACCTGCGACATGACATCTTGCGTGACCTTGATCTGGTGATCCTGGTAGGCGTGGCGGCTGAGCCGCCGGGTGAAGTTCCCGGTCCTGGTTTGCCACTGGTCGCCCAGCTTGTCCAGGTCGTAGGCCAGGTTCGTGTACTGGTGGAGGTACTCGCCGTTTTCGCGATGGCGCTGGCACAGCAGGTAATTGCGGATAGCGGCCAGGCCCTCGGCGGAAATGGTGCCGGCCGGCAGCGTGACCGTGATCCGCGTGTCGTTCGCCAGCGGCTCGCAGCCGTCGTTGCGGACCGCGAACTTCAGCTGCGGTGACGTGCAGCAGCCGTAGCCGTCATTGTGGCTGTGGTCGGATGAGTTCTCGTCGTGGTACCAGCCCTCGCACTCCTTGCAGTACGAGTAGCAGTTATCGCGGCAGCTATCGCAGATGTCTGACCCGCTCAGCGTTTCCGTCAGGTCGCCGGCCGGGTACCGCTCCTCGCAGCTGGCGCAGGTCGCCCAGTCGTCCCAGCACGATCCGCAGATGCTGACCGAGCCGTCCTGGGCTGAGGACATGTTCCCGTCCCACTCGGGCTCGTTGCAGTTGTCGCAGAACGCGAGGTTGTCGATTTCGTCAGGGTCGCGGACGATCTCCCGCAGGTGCTGCCGGAACTCTGCCTGGCGGGTGCTGGTCGACCAGGTGCTGAACGTGAACCCGGTCCACAGCTCGCTCAGGTCCAGGTCGCTGGCGGTCGCGTCCCGGTCGTAGCCCTCGCGGTTGTAGCCGTCCTTGTCGTAGCCGTAGCGGTCGTAACCGTCTGCGCCGAGGCCGTCCTCGTCGTAGCCGTCCGCGTCGTAGCCCCGGGCATTGAAGCCGTTCCGGTCGTAGCCGTCCGCGTCGTAGCCGCGCGAGTCGTAGCCATCTTCCGACTGGTCGGACAATGACGGCACCGGCTGGCCCGGGACCGGGGGGTCGTCGCTGCGGATGTTGGGGCAGCCGTCCGGCGTGTGGAAGTCGCCGGCGTTGGCGTCCAGGATGTGATAGCACCGGATAAGGCCGTCTTCGCCGTCATGTTCGACCGGGATGATGAACTGCCCGGCCAGGCCGAGGTTCGTCTGGCCGGCCCGGTGCCATACGGTGCACGGCAGCCCGTCGTGCGAGATGTGAAATTCGGTTGCCGCGAACGCCTGCTCGTAAGTGATCATGGCATGTCTCCTGGTCCTGGGTCTGTGATCGTCGGGTCTGTGGTCGTGGGTCTGGGGTCTGGTTATTCCGACTGATCGGAATGGCGAGGGCTAAGTTTTTCCGGAACCGGGCTAGGGTTGCCCTGTCTAGTTCGGCTGCTAGCTCAGCCCGGCTGCGCAGACCTGGTGTGGTCGGCCAGTGCTGCCAGCCGTAGCGTACGTACAGGCGGTTACGCCAGAAGTTCAGCCAGCTTGCGCGGGTCGGCCAGGCGGATAGGCGCCAGCGTGCACGGTACATCTGTGGCTTGCTCATGATTGGTCCTCCCATGGGTGGTTACGGGCCGGGTAATTCCGGTCGGTCGGAAAATCAGGCCGGCTAGTCGGTGTGCATGGGCGCCTGGTCGCGGCGTTGCCGCCTGGTCAGCCGCGCGGGGTGCTGGTCACTGCCGAACGCGAACCTGATTTCGGCGAGGTAGGCCAGCGGGCCGAGATTGTCATAGGTCCTGGCTGCGCGGCGCGCGAGGATGATCATGCGCATGTCGCAGATCAGGAACAGCCCGGCTGAGACGGAGCCGGCCAGCATGGCGGGCATCGGCAGGAGGCTAGTTGTCCAGAGCCCGGTAAAGAGCCCGATGTACGCGGCCTGGAGCCCGGCCAGGGTTAGCCAGTCACGGACGGCCCGGTGGATCGTGCCGTGCAGGCTGGCTGGCTTGCGGGCATTCAGGCGCTTTGATGCCATGATGGATCCGGCAATCATGACGGCATATAGCAGGTAAGGGATCTGGCGGGCGAGGTTCATGATCGTTTGTCCTCTGGTCTGGGGTCTGGCTGGCTGGCCTGGTCGGTATCTCAACGAGGACGCATTCCCGGCAGGTAACCATTGAAAGCCTGTGCGTGACGGACGTCCAGAAACGCTTTCTCTTCCCGCACGCTGTCAGCTCGGTGCTTTCCTCCATGTAATGCGTCATCCCCGGTCGCAGTCGGTGACGGGCGGCAGCTGCATGTCCCGCCGGAGGTCATTAAGTGCCCCGGTGAGCGCTTGCAAGACGTTGACGTGGGGATTGTCGCTGGTCACGCGGACGGGCCGGCGTTCAACGACCAGCCCGTAATCGGTGGTGACGCTAACCGTGTACGTGGTCACGTGAACCACTTCCGGGCGATCGCCGTGCTGACGGTCGGGGCGTCGGCAGGTGCCGGATCCGGGCGCGGCCGGCGGGTGACCTGTATCTGAATTTGCTTGCTCATGATCATGTTCTCCAGTTCTGTGATCGGTGATCGTTGCCCGGGTATCTGCCACGGTGCGCGGAAGATTCCGGTTAGCGGGAACCTTCCGCGCACCATGGGTGGCTGGCCGGGGTGACCCGCCGTTATCCGCCGGCGGCAGCGTAGCGCTTGGTTCTCAGTTGCTGCATAAAGGCCAGGTCATGTGCGCGTCTCCGTTCTGAAGTCAGGTTCCGGTCGGTCGGAAGATCAGTCGTCGGCGTCGGACAGGACGTCCGTCATGCCGTGACCGCGCAGTGTCGCCGCGAAATCGCGGGCATCCTGCTTGTGCTCGAATGTGCGTATCTCCGGTTCGGGGGACGGGGAGAACCGGCTGGAGTAGATCACCGTGAACATGGCTAGTTCTGGTTCCGGCGGTTGGCCTGCGCGGCCAGCTCTGCGCGGGTAAGCGGCCCGCGATAGCCGTTACGGGCAGCATCGCGGCGGCGCGCGGCCAGGTAGCGGTGTTCCGCGTCGGCCTGGCTGATCCGGCGCATGGTGGCGAGGCGGGCAATGGCAGTTGGCGTGCTGGTCATGATCGTGTCTCCGGTTCTGTGATCGGTTATCGGTTCGGGAGGTCAGTGGCAAACGCCGGAATCGAACCGGCATCGGGCTATCATCCGCCGGCTGCCATGCCGGGCACTGCCAGGGGGCCGCGCGCCTTCAGCTGGTAAGGCGCGCGGCAGGTAATGTTCCGGTTGGTCGGAAATTGCCAGGAAGCGGACCCGTCATCCGGTACTGTGACGGGTGATCCGGCCATCCGACCACTTGACCGTGATCCAGCCATTACGGCGCGCGATAATCGTGTAGTTCATGATCAGTGCTCCCTGGTCTGAGGTCTGGTGATTGTTCCGGCTAGCGGTGGATGGCCCGGTTACCCGTGTTGCCACGGGCCGGATTGTCCCTTAGCCCGGCATTGGCGCGGTTCGAACCATGACGCCGATCGGCCCGTTATCCCTTGTGACTGCCAGCTAGTTTCAGCTGGCCGGCCTATCGCTGCCGCGCGTACGTGAGCTGTATGGCCGGGAGCCTGCCTTTCTGCCGTTCCCGTCATGGCGTCAGATTCCGGGCACCCTAGCGCGACCACACGGGAACTTCGCGCTTGCCTGGCTTGCCAGCCGTTGCCCTACGTCGCAGGGAGTCTCTAGCATGCTGGCCGTACTGGTGATCACGTGCCGCTTCGCGCGGTACATCCGGACAGACTGTCGCGTGATCCTGGCTAGGTTCCGGTCGGCCGGAAGGTCTCAGACAATCGCCATGGTGGGTACGGTGGACCAGCCCTGGATGACCTGGGTAACGGTCCGCCAGCGTGCCTGGCCTTCGCGTCGCTGTTCCATGCGGGTAATGCGCTTGCGCGTACCGTGACCTTCCATAGTCACGCGGACGGTCCAGCGTATGCCGGTTTCGTGCTGAGTTACGGTATGGGTCCACACTTGGATAGTCATGGTCATATCCCCGATTCCGATCGGTCGGAAGGTTGACGGTCACTGTTCGGTGGTCTGGTGGCCGGAATCGTCCGACCGGTCGGAAGTTGGCACGCGGTTAGGGTGAGCGGTGACGCGTCACGCACGCCGGCCTGTTTCGGTGATGCGGCCAGGATCGGCCGGCATGACGGTGGCGGCGCGATGTGTCCGGATAGCGGCAGGTTTGACGAACGTCCGCATGTCCGCTAGCCCGTCGCTGGGCGCGTATGCGGTATCCCGCCACCAGTCCGGAAACGGTGCGCTGTCAGAAAGTCCGGCGAGGTCACATGCCGCACCGGGCCGGCGGCTACGGCGTGCGCGGCTACGGCGCGGCCGGACGGGTTCCGGGGTGACTTCTACCGTTACTGTCTCCCACTCCCCGGCCAGCGGATTCCAGTGCTGGCATGTCTCGGTCATGATCATGTGCGCATGTCTCCTATTGGGCCGGCGCGCCCTTACTCAGCAGGGCGCGCCGGCGGGTGACGTTCTGGCTGGCCGGGCGGGAAATCAGGCAGTCACGCGGGTACGGCTACGGCGCGGTGACGGCATGGGGGTGATGCCGGCCTTCTTGCATAGGGGGCAGTCCGTGCGAGGTTCGGAAGTGGCGTGTGACGGGACACCCTTAACGGCGTGGAGGGTAGCGGGCTTGGCGGCGCGGTCTGCCTTGATTTTCGCGACCTTGGCGCGTGCTTTGGCTAGCTCGCCTTCAAGGCGCATAACCTCGGCTTCAGCTAGCGCTAGCTCATCCGCTGGCTCACCGGTCTCGTCGCTGGCTTCGTCGCTGGCTTCGTCGCTGGTCTCGTCGCCAGCCGGCGCGCGGCGCGACTTGACCTCTGCCCTAGCGTCGGCGACCGACCACGTACGTGACGCGATTAGCTCATTGCGGTCATCTTCCCGGCTGAACACCTGATGGACGGTCCATGAATTGGAGTCCGACCGGTCGGAAGGTGCGTACGCGCCGGCCACGAAACGAAGATCCAGCACGGTGCGGTAGGCGACATTGATGTCATCGGAGAATTTCTGGACAGTCTTCTTGCCGTATGTGGTTTCGACAGTCAGTGCTGCGTCTCCGATTATCCAGTTGGCTTTGCCCTGACTGGCAGCAGCAGACTTTCCGGCGCGAACGGCAGCGTTGTACTTGACCATGCTGACTTTCTTGGGAGCGGTCTTGGGCGCGGTCTTGGGCGCGGTCTTGGGCGCGGTCTTGGGAGCGGTCTTGACAGACATGATGTCTCCTTCTGGTGATGATTCTGGTTTGGCTGGGTCGGGTTAGTGCGGAAGATGGCAAGCGGACCGGTCGTGGGCCTGGCCGGCTAGGTGCAAGGCGTTCGCGGTGTTCTGGTGCGTGGCGTGCCAGTAAGCGGTGAGGTAGGCGTAGATTCCGGAGATTGCGCGGTTGTCCATGGTCTGGTTACCTCACTTCGATGTTGCTGCCACGGCATTCCGGGCAGTGGATCCACGCGCCGGCCACGATTGACTGAGCCTTGCACTGTGATTCATGGCAGGTAATGACAGACTGGATAACCGTCATGGTGGCTCCTTCTGGTAGACCGGTTTGGCCGTTCGGCCACGGCCGGCCATGGTGCGCGGTATGCGGGTAAGTGACCAGCCAGGCAAGCACTGAAGTTGTCCCGGTCACGGAATCGTCATGATGCGCGCCATGGCCCGCCATGGTGGAACGAACATGAATATCAGTTGCCGCATCCGGTAGTTGCTAGATACCGGCCGGCATGCGAGCTAGGTTCGCGATGCGTTGCTAGCTCTAAGGCAGACTCACCTTAAAAGTTGCCACGTGGTTCGGATCGTAGGGTCGGCCGACCGTGAATCGCTGTAACGAAACCTGCTGTCGGATCTTGGCAGTCTGTGAACCGTGCTCGCCTACCCGCCTACGTGGCGTGTCCTCAATTCTGGAGTTATCCGGCCAACTCGGAGGTCCCGTCACCTGGGAGCGGTTGGCTCGGTACTGATATTTGATTGAGCCCTAACAGTCGCACACTGTCCTATGGAGTAGCAAGTGACAATCCTCCGACCGATCGGTAAATGATCTTGAAAGCATGGTCAACATGCCTGTGACCTGCGATAATAGAATAAATGTGATCTCCGTCACATTAGGGCTACATGGTGTGCTACATAAGGTATTCGACGTGTCACCTCATGACTGAGGGCATGGCCGGGGCGCGGTCGGCGCGGTGCTGGCCATGGATCACGGCAGGATAGGCGTCACTTGCGCTTAGGCAAGTATTGTTACCGGGCGGTAATCATGCTGTGACCTGCAATGTTCTACTGGTTCGAACGTTAGGTTAGCTAAAGGCTAGTTATTTCGAATTTTCCAAGATCCTTTACGGGGCAGAGTTTGTCCTGACAAACGACCTGGCAAAACGTCGCGCGGGGTTGACTGGAGTGCCCGGAACATGCCCTCTCACCAGCCATGATGCCCGCAGGGACGATTTAAGCGTGCCGGCGCATAGCGGTATGGGTCATTCGAACAAACCCGGGAGATTTGATTTGAGGGCTCCCGTTCGAACACCCGTCACGTACTTGTTAGAACGGCTAATCGTTAAAGGCCAGCACACAGGGTGATGTCCGTTATGTCTGGTTTGGCTGGCTGTTCCGCTGGCCGCGAACGGTTGTTCGCTAGGCGCACATGCCGGCCTGGTGGCTCGGCCTGGTGGCTCGGCCTGGTGGCTCGGCCTGGTGGCTCGGCCTGGTGGCTCGGCCTGGTGGCTCGGCCTGGTGGCTCGGCCTGG